AAGTAAAACAGCTAAGTGGGGGGGGTAGACATAAAAAAACTTAAACAAGAAATCTTACAGGCTGATAATCCTGTAGGTTGTTTAAGATTACAAGTTGTAAATACTAATCCAGCAGAATACTTAGGTTTTGGAGAATGGGTACTTTGGGGGAAAGGGAAAGTACCAGTTGGTGTAGATACAGATGATACAGATTTTAATACTGTAGAAAAAGAAATAGGGAGTAAAACAGTAAACATTAAGCACTCTCATGAATATGGAATTTCAATTCCGTATTATTATGGAATGGCTGGTGGAGAACGTGTTACATCAGGAGTTGGTGTATATGATTATGAAAAAAACAAATATGCAGGTTTCGTGCAAGGAACTGAAGATGAAAAAGTTGATACAAGAATAAATAATTCAGCCCAATCATCTGTAAAAACTGTAAATGCTGACATTGCAAAATCAACAGGTAAAACAAGTTCAGCAGGTTCAACAAATATTAATGTTATTCAGCCATCAATAACATGTTATATGTTTAAAAGAGTAAAATAAAAAAAATATTTTTTACAAAAAGTATTGACTTTTGTTATAAAATAGTGTATAATATATTTAAAGTTAAGAAAGCCTCATACAGCAAAATTTATTAGGTTAAAATTTATATTATAGTAATAATACAAATGAGTTGGTTCAAATCCGACAGTATAATTTATTGAGGCTTGTATTTGCCACATACAGCAAACTAAGATTTAAATAAAAAGAAAAATTTGGGATTTTTAAAAATGTTTATTTGTATTTTAATGTGGCTAGTTACATAATGCCCCTTACAGCAATAAATTATTTAGGAAGAAACTTTTAATTTCTGTAACCTTTTATATGGGGCTAGTTACATAAGAAAGCCGCTAACAGCATTAAGCAGTAAATTGTTAATTTATGTAGCTTTAAATGCGGCTTGACACTTAGGGTGGTAGCTCAACTGGTAGAGCAATAGCATTTTATTTTTTTTATGTGTCTAGCTAAGGACACAGACAGCAAACCATTTAAATAAGCAAAACAAATAATTAGGCAGCTATATGTTAGAGGTTCGAGCCCTCTCCACCCTACCATATTTATTAAAAGTGTCGCTATTTTATTATAGAAAGGAAGATTAAAATGAATTTATTAGAAGGAATGTTACAAAAATCCACAATTACAAATACTAAGGGAGGAGAATATTATGCTTCTACTTATGATGCTAACTTAGATTTATTTAGCGGCATAAACAGATATACTGATACAGAAAAAGCTGTATTACAATTTAGATTAGCTTTTTCAGAAGATAAAATATTAGCTACTGCTAATTTATTGTATTTCTTAGATATTAGAAAAGGCAAAGGAGAAAGAAAGATATTTAAAACTTTATTTTCTGAATTATGTAATATTGACACACAAATGGCTACCATTGTTTTATATCAAATTGGTAACTTAGGAAGATGGGATTATGTATTAGAAGCTTTGGAAAGTCCAATCCAAGAAAACGTTTTAACTCTTATTAAATCACAACTAGCTCAAGATGAAAATACAGAACATCCTTCACTACTAGCAAAATGGCTTCCAAGTTTAAGAACTCATAACAAGACAAACTCTAAAGCAATTATTTTAGCAAACAAATTAAATATATCAGAAAAAGAATATAGAAAACTATTATCTAAGATTAGAAATAAGTTAAATTTAGTAGAACACAATTTAACTAACAAAGATTATGATAATATTGATTTTTCTAAAGTTCCTGCTAAAGCTATGCTAAAATATAGAAAAGCATTTGAAAATCATTGTGGGGAAAGATATCAAGAATATCTTAAATCTGCAAATAAAGGTGAGGTAAAAATTAACACTAATGGTCTATTTTGTTATGAGATTATAGAAAAGATAAGAAATAAATCCATCAGTAGAGAATTAGCTAATGCTATGTGGGAACAGCAAAAAGATATATTAAAAGGGAATACAGATAATATGTTGGTTATTGCAGATACATCAAATAGCATGACATGGGAAAAACACGTATATGAAACTTCTATTGGATTAGCTCTATATATTGCTGAAAGAAATCATGGTTTCTTCAAAAATTATTTTATGAGATTTGATACGAACCCAGCTCTTGAAAAAGTATCAGGGCTAGATATTACTGACAAAGTAAGAGCAATCAGAGATTATTATGGATGTACAAATATAGATAAAGTATTTAAATTAATTTTAGATACAGCTGAAGAAAACCATATAAATCAAAAAGACATGCCTAGTCATTTAATTATTGTGTCTGACATGGAATTTGATAGAGGTTGCTACTCACAAGAGGGAACTAATTTTATAGGCTGGAAAAGAGCATTTGAAAATAAAGGATACCAACTTCCAAAAATTATTTTCTGGAATGTTGCAACTTCAGGATTTCCAGTAACAAAATATGATAATGATGTATGCATGATAAATGGTTTTTCTACAAGTATCTTTGAGAATATATTAGACTTAAAAGATTTTACTCCTCAAGGAGCAATGATAAAATCATTACAACCATATATTGAAATTATAGAAAAAAATATAAAAGGAGAATAATATGGATAGAGATAAAATAATGGCTAGGCTACAAGAACATTATGATTTTTTGGTAAACAAAGGACATGAAGTGGTAGGTGTGTTTCTACAAGGAAGTCAAAATTATGGATTAGATTTATATACTTCTGAATATGTTTCTGATATTGACAGCAAAGCTATTATTTTACCTTCATTTGACGACTTTGTATATAATAGAAAAGCTTTTAGCCATACTTATATACTAGACAATGAAGAACATATAGACACAAAAGATGTCAGAGTTATGTGTGAAATGTGGATAAAAGAAAATATAAGTTATATAGAATTACTTTATACTAATTTTTCAATAATCAATCCTGAATATTATGATATAGTCAATGCTTTATTAAAATATAAAGATAAAATTGTTGACATAAATAGAAATCAGTTTTTAAGATGTATTATGGGAATGGCAACAGAAAAAAGAAAAGCCTTAACACATCCTTATCCCACAATAATAGAAAAAATTAACAAATTCGGATATGACCCAAAACAACTACATCATTTAGCTAGATTAAAAGAATTTATACAAAGATATGTATCTGGAGAACCTATTGAAGAATGTTACAAAACAAAAGGAATATTTATTAAATCTAAAATTAGGAAAGGATAAAAATGGTATATTACTACCATTATCAGAAGCCGAGATATTAGCTGATGAACTTAATAATGAAATTAAGACGATAAAAGATAATAACTGTACAGATAAAGATATGATAAATGATTTTGGAATTGCACTTATTCACGAAACACAATATGAACTTTTAAAGAAAAAATTTAAAAAAGATTTAAAAAACACTTGACTTTTGTTATAAAATAGTATATAATATATTTAATCTAATATATAATATTTTTTTCTTAGATAGAGAATACTTTATAGACTTTTTTCTAGTATCTCTCTATCTACATATGTGCCAATAGCTCAGCTGGTAGAGCACCTGACTTTTAATCAGGGGGTCGGAGGTTCAACTCCTCTTTGGCACACCAATAAGGGAGATTAGTTCAGATGGATAGAACACAGACCTTCTAAGTCTGGGGTCACAAGTTCAAGTCTTGTATCTCCCACCACAAATCCGAAAACGTAAACGCCTGAACCGTAAAACTAAATGTCAGGTAGTTAGAGCACTGGCTCATCCAAACGTGCAGCTAGAAAAGTGAAATCTATTGTACAGATGCAGATGAGGTATTATACAGTCATAGAGAGTAGCGAGTAAAGGTTTAAGCGGTTTCCCTTTACATTTTATGGGGCTGTAGTGATAATGGCTAGCACATCTGCCTTGCACGCAGAAAATAGGGGTTCAAATCCCCTCAGTTCCACCAACAAGAAAGGAAGTATTATATGAAAGTTATTTATGAAAACCCAGGATATGATGTGGAAGGTACTTGCAAAAGATGTGGGTCAGATTTAATTATCAATACATTTGACTTAAAAAGGGGATTATTAGGGTTTTATGTTAGGTGCCCAGTATGCAATATTAAAAGTTATATTCCAGACAGTGAATTATACCGATTTGGAATAAAATCAAAAGATTAATAAGTTATATGGCTCCATAGTTTAGTGGTTATGACACCTGGTTGTCGCCCAGGAGACAGCAGTTCAATTCTGCTTGGAGCCGCCAAAAAAATCAGAGGATAGAAAGAGGCAGCTATCACGCCAGAAATGGTCTTAAAAGAGATGCAGGGAACGCCGTCCTGCCTGATTTATATGTGGTATATAATGGAACTTATAAGACGTTATAAGAGAGGTTCAAATCCTCTAATACCACTCCTATATGCTCATTTAATTCAGTTGGTTAGAATGCTTGTCTGATACGCAAGAAGTCCTTGGTTCAAATCCAAGAATGAGCACCACGCACTAAATAGGAGGTATAGCTCCTAGCGAACTCATATTAAGTTAATTAGTTTCTTAATACAAGAGTGCTAAAACTAATACTATACTAACAAGTCATTTGTTCCTTTCTCTTGTAAAAATAAAAAAGAAAGTGAACTTACATTTTCCTCTAGCTTAGTTGGTAGAGCACAAGGCTTTGAACCTTGGGGGACTTGTTCGAGGCAAGTGAGGAAAACCACAGGGTCAAGCAAATGCTCCTAAAGCAGTATAATCTGTAAAATAAGCACAAAGGTTTTAACCTCCTTACCTAGCAGAATTATCTGCTTAATGTGACGTGATGGCTGAGTTGGCTTAAAGCACTTCCCTGCTAAGGAAGAGAACACATCTAGTGTTCCGTAGGTTCAAATCCTACTCACGTCGCCAAAATTTAAAGGTGAAAACTTTAAATACAAGCCTTAATTACAACTAAAAGACTTGGAAGGAACAATAAGGGTTGTAACTTATTCTTCCTTTTATATGGGGACATTGGTTTAATGATATATAGTTATAATAAGCAAGTAGTAGAAGTTTAACTACTAAAAAAATAAACAAAAGACGAGATGATACGTAATAATTTAATAAGAATAGCATTTACCTCCTTTCCAATATATGTTCTTTATTAGAACTAAACTTGTAGAAAATTATAATTATATATCATAGATGTTCAATTCATCTAGTCCCCAATCTTATTTTAAATTATAGAAAGGAAGATTAAAATGAAAGAATATGGTTTATCTAAGAAAATTAATAGTTATGTAAATGAAGAAAAGAAAGTAGTTACAACTACTATTAAAGCAACAATAGAAGATGATTTTGGTCTATTCCCAAACTTCGCTAAGTTTGTTGGAAAAGCAAAATGTTCTCAAGAAGACGATTTTGATGTAGAATTAGGTAAAAAAATATCAAAGAATAGAGCATGGCTTAAATATGATAATGCTATATTAAAAGGTATTCGTATGGAAATAAAAGATACTGAGGAATATTTAAAAGCTCTTAAAAAAGATGAACAAAAATATATTAACTTAATTCAAAAAACCACAGACAAGATAGAAGAATTATGTGATAGCACAGAAGAGTAATTCTTCTGATATGGTGTCTATGGTGTAATGGTAGCATACCATACTGTGACTTTGTAGGTGTTGGTTCAATCCCAACTAGGCACCCCATAATATTAAATAAGGAGGAAATTTTATGATAATAAAAGTTAGAAAAGTTATAGAAGAAACTAAAACTGCATTTGATGAACATACAAAAAAATATTTTAAATATAAAGTACAATATGAGAATGGATATGTAGAAGAATTAGAAATAAATCCTATTGATGTTACAGCTTTTAGTACAAATAAAACTATAAGATTAATCGGTGTAGACAAAAATTTATATTTATTAACTTTAAAATCTTGGAAAGAAACAAAAAAAGAATTATCTAAATTAGGAATTCTTCAAAAACTAGACTTATCTAAGGCAAGTTAATCTTGCTTTTATATGACATAGTGGCAGAGTTTGGCTTAATGCACCAGTCTTGAAAACTGGCACACCGAAAGGTGTCGTAGGTTCAAATCCTACCTGTGTCGCCAGCCCTGGAACGGATATGTTAAGTAATATATTTCTAGGATATATGAAAAAACAGATGAAACTAGAACTCCTCACAATGCATGGTGATGTCCGTTGAAATGAGTAACAGGGGCAACTTTATGCTCGGATAGCTCAGTTGGTAGAGCACCAGATTGAAGCTCTGGGTGTCAATGGTTCAAGTCCATTTCCGAGCACCATATTAGAATATTTATGAAATAGTATAAACTTATATAATAGTTAATTATACTGCTTATAATATGCTCTGGTGATGGAACTGGTAGACATAGAGGACTTAAAATCCTCTGCTTGAAACATAGCGTGTGGGTTCAAGTCCCACCTAGAGCACCAAATAAATATTTTAGTGGCGGAAATGGAAGACGCATATCAGATAAATAGTGATATTTATCATGTAGGTTCAAATCCTACCTAAAATATTTATTAAAACTATTGACATCTATAGTAAAATATGATATACTATAATTAATAAAATATTTCTGGGTAGTTCAGTTGGTAGAACGCTTGGCTGTTAACCAAGAAGTCGCAGGTTCGAGACCTGCCCCAGGAGCCAATTGGTTTTCTTGATTTATACTTTTCCAATAACCAAAATAAAGTCCGTTATTATAGAAGCTGTTATCTATAAACGTAATGCCTCAATGAAGGTCAGCGTGTTTACTAATTAGTTAAAAAAAACTGAGGATGGCAATGGTTAGTGTCTTTAAGAGTTGGTTACTCGCTAATCGCCTATGGGTTGTTCGTTCAATTGGTAGGACTACAGTCTCCAAAACTGTCAATTAAGGTTCAAATCCTTAGCAACTCGCCATTTTATATTTATGGCGGTATGGACAATCGGCTACGTCATCAGGTTTTCATCCTGGAGAGCAGGGTTCAACTCCCTGTACCGCTACCAAAGGGCTAAAAATTATTTTACTAATGCCCTATTTATAAGCAAGGTACTTTTATTTTCAATAGATTATAATTGTACTTTGTATACATAAATTGGAGGTAAATATATGAAAGAAGAAAATAAGGATAAATTAAAATGTGATAATATAAAATGTGGATATAACAAAGAAGGATATTGTACTATTTTAACACAATCACAAGTTTTACATCATAGAATTACTTGTGAAGAAAGGGAATGGTAAAAATGTGGATATTTTATAGAGTTAAAGATTTCTTTAAGTATTTACCAAGAAAAATAAAATGGTTTTATCAAAGGGGCAAAAGAGGCTATTCTGATAATGATGTATGGGATTTAGATTATTGGTTTTTAAATGTAATAGTTCCTATGCTAAAACAATTGAATAAAAGTAATATTAGTTATCCAGCAAACTTAACAATGGAGGAGTGGCATAGAATACTAAATAAAATGATATTTTATTTTACTGAAGCAAACGAAGAAACTTCCTCTAAACAAAATGAGTATGATAAAGCATTCAGAGATATATTATGGAATAATGGTAAACTTGTAGACCCTGATAACATGACTAAAGAAGAAAAAATAAATTATAATAATATAAAACATAAATATTTTCAAAGAGAAAAAGAATTAGATTTATATAGAAATAAGAAAAAGCAACAAGCATTTACATTGTTTTCTAAATATTTTTGGCATTTATGGGATTAATAAACAAATATGTGCCTATAGTGTTAGTGGCTAGCATATCAGTCTTCCAAACTGAAGGGGTGGGTTCAAGTCCCATTAGGCACTCCATATTAATAAAAAGGAGGAATTATATGAAATTAACTCATCAAGATAGAATATTACAATACTTAAAAGAATATGGTAGTATTACTAGCTGGGAAGCAATTAAAGAATTCGGAGCTACAAGGTTGAGTGCAGTAATTTATAATTTAAAAAAGAAAGGTTGCAAATTTGATGAAGAATGGGTTCATACCACTAATAGATATGATGAACCTGTTTCATTTAAAAAATATATATATGTAGGAGGAAATTAATATGAAAACAAATTTAGTTGACTTAATGTCAAGAATTTCTCAGTTAGAAAGAGAATATAATGAATTGTCATTGGAGCTTAGAAGCCATTGCATGAATATAAAAGTAATTGAATTAAATGGCTCAGAACAAGTTTTAGAAGAATATCCTGATTTTATGGAAAAATTTAAAGAATATATGGAATTAAGTGACACAATTTCAAAGTTAAAAGGGATATTATATGAAAAAAATAATTCTTTAACTTTGAGCACAGGTATGACAATACAACAAGCTTTAGTTTTTATACAAAATAATAGAAATAATTTGGAATTAATTAAAACTTTAGCTAAAAAAAATCCAGTTAAATACAGAACAACGGAAACAAATAATTCTTATTTTACAGCTAAAGAATTAGCTTATGACAAAAGATATATGGAGCAAACAGAACAAGAATTAAAAACTATTATTCAACGAACTGAATTAGAAATTAGTCAATTAAATTCACAAATGTTTGAAATTGAAATATAAAAAACAAGGGGAAATATAGATGTTATTTATATATAAAGAATATCCAATTAAAATCATTTAAATGATTATCTATCAAAAAAAAGATGAAAATGTAAGTAATACAATCTAAACATTAGGTGGGAAAACAATTTACAATTTATAAATAAAAAAAAATAATTACACATAATGATTTATATATTACAATTTATAGTTTGATTAAGTCAAACACAGTACAGTCAAATATATTATTTTGAGAAATTTAAAAGAAAAATAATGAGCAGTATTTTAAGGATATTTAATAATTTATATAGAAATAAATTGTATTTCCCCTTGTTTTTGATAAAATTGGAGGAATAAAATGGCAGTATTAAAATATAAAGACCCACAAACAGGAGAATGGAAAGAAATAGATAATGGCGGTACAGACGACCAGGTTTTATTAGAGAAAATATTTCCAATAGGTTCTATATTTATGTCCTTACAAAACAATTCTCCTGCTAATTTTTTAGGCGGAACATGGGAGCCATTTGGAGAAGGAAGAACATTGATAGGTGTAAGCTCATCAGACACAGACTTTAATGCTCCCAACAAAACAGGTGGAGAAAAAACACATACACTAACAATACAAGAAATGCCTAGCCATAAACACGAGATGCAAGATAATGATAGCGGATATTATGCTGGATGGGGAACAAGAAGTGGATGGTTACAGGCTAGTGCCAACTTAGATAGTGGAGGAAGGTTTGGTACTGACTGGGAAGGTGGTAATCAGCCACATAATAATTTACCACCTTATATAACAGTATATATGTGGACTAGAACAGCATAATTATAGAAAGGAAAATTATTATATGAGAAAATTTGAATTTGTAAATCGAATGATTTCGACAGGATATGAAATGAGAGAGCCAGGTATTAATTTGCCAATTAGAAAAACAAAATATTCGGCAGGATATGATATAGAAGCAGCAGAAGATACCATCATACCTGCATATAAATCAGGAATAAAACCAACATTAGTAAAAACAGGAGTTAAAGCTTTAATGCAAGATGATGAAGTTTTATTGCTATATAATAGAAGTTCAAATCCTAAAAAGAAAAACTTAATTTTAGCTAATGGAGTAGGTGTAATAGATAAAGATTATTATGGTAACCCAGATAATGATGGAGAAATAATGTTTGCATTCTATAATATAGGGGATGAAGACATTACAATTAAAAAAGGTGAGGCAATAGGTCAAGGAATATTCCAAAAATATCTAATTACAGATAATGACAATTCAACAGGAGAAAGAATAGGTGGCTTTGGAAGTACTGACACACCTAAAGAAGCACAGGCATATACTCAAGTAACTAACAAAAGAGCTGAAGAAATAAATATTAATGAACTTCTAACTCAAATTAACAATTCAATTAATAACAATCTGGTTTTAAATAGTGTTAGTTCAATTAATTAAATAAGGAGGTAATTATAGAAATGGCAAGAAAGTTAATTTCAATACAAAGGATATTAAATATAGAACCAATAGAAAACGCAGATAAAATTGAAAAAATAACTATATTAGGATGGCATGTTGTTGCAAGTAAATCAGAAGGTCATAAAATAGGAGATTTAGTAGCATATGTCGAAATTGACACACAGTTGCCTGAAATTCCTATGTTTGAATTTTTAAAAGATAGAAAATATAGGGTTAGAACAATTAAATTAAGAGGACAAGTATCTCAAGGGCTAATAATACCATTAAAAGAATTAGAAAAATATTTTAATATAGATATATCTAACTTAAAAGAAGGAGACGATATTACTAAACTTATCGGAGCAACTAAATATGACCCTGAAGCAGAAAAAGAAAATAAATTATTAGAACAATCAATGAATAAGAATAATAACCCTATTCATAAAAAATTAATGAAATATAAATGGTATAGAAAATTATATAGCAAATTAACTATACCTAATAAAAGTGGTTTCCCAAGCTGGATAAAAAAGACAGATGAGGATAGAGTTCAAGTATTGGTAGATAAGTTTAATGAAATAATTGAAAAGAACAATACGGACACACCAATATATTTTGATAGTACGGAAAAATTAGATGGACAATCTGCAACTTATTTTATAAAAAAATATAAGAAATTTGGCATTATTAATAAATATGAATTTGGAGTATGTAGTAGAAATTTAAGGTTAAAGACCCCTACTAACTCTTCTTATTGGACTATTGCTAAAGAGTATGACATGGAAAATGTATTAAAAAATATCTTAAAACAATATAAAGCTGATAATGTAGTAATACAAGGGGAGATTTGTGGAACAGGAATTCAAGGAAATAAATATAATATAGATGGATATAAGTTTTTTGTATTTAATTTAATTATAAATGGTAATAAATATAGGACTAAAGCAGCTAGAAAAATATTAGCTCCACATAAAATTGATACTGTTCCAATCTTAGATACTGAGGTTTTATTAAAAGATAATATTGATGATATAGTAAAAGATGCTGAAGGAAAATCTGTTATTTATAAGACTGAAAGAGAAGGAAAGGTATGGAGAAGTTGCACAGGTGATATATCATTTAAGGTTATTAATCCTAAATTTTTATTAAAAAATAATGAATAGGAGGATATAATGAATAAGTTAGAAATTATAAATAATAAAAAAAGCAATGATACTGTAACAAGAACTATAAGAATAAGTAAAAAGGTATTTGACAAAATAAATTCTATTGCAGAAGAAGAAAATATAAGTTTTAATAATGTAATTAATCAAATTATTATGTATGGAATAGATAATTTAGAATAATTTTATAAAATAGCACCGAAAAACACAATAATTTGGTGCTATTTTTTATATATAGTACTGGGACACACGAGGATAGGCAAGGAAATGTTTTTATATATTAGACTATAATTTATATGCCTATTAAAATAAAATGTCTTAAAATTGATTTTAAGGAGCAAATATGGAAGAAAAAGAATGTTTACAATGTAAAAGTAAAGAAAAATTATATAAATTAGAAAATAACAAATATGTTTGTATAAATTGTTTAAATGAATTAGCTCAAGAGCAAAATAAAATAAAAATACAAATACAAAAATATTTAAAAGAAGAATATAATATTGATAAACCTTATACACAATGTAAAACTTTACAATCTATTATATATGATATTTTAATGGAAAATAATTTATTACCAGAAAACATTAAAAATGAAATTATAAATAAAGCTAAGGAGATGATGGAACTTGAGTAATATACTTATTGCATTTGACGAAAGTACAACATGTACAGGATATGCTATATTTGAAGATGAAAAACTTATTGATTATGGTGCTATTGTACAAAAAAGCAAGAATGTTATAGAAAGAATAAGTGAAATTGCTTATGGAATAGAAGATTTAATACAACGTTATAGACCAAATGATATTGCTCTTGAAAATGTTCAAATAACAATGAGTGCTCCAACAGCTAAATCTTTAATGGGATTACAATTATTAATTGAAGTATTATGTTATAGATATCAAATTAATTACCAGACATTAAGAACTGCTCATTGGAGAAAAGTATTAGGATTATCAAACAGTCCAAAAATAAAAAGGTCTGAAAAAAAACAACAAACTATCAATTATATTGAAAATAAGTATGAAATTAAAATTGATAAAGATGATATAAGTGATGCCATTGCAATAGGAACTGCTTATATCCTAGAAAAGAAAGGAGGAAAAAATGGATAGAGAACAAAAGAAAGTACTAGAAAAATGTAATAGATTAATAGAAACAGAATATTTCAATTGGATTGGAACAGTAAATCAAAAAGCGATAGAAAAAGTTCTAAATATGTTAAAAGAAAAAGATATACAAATAAACAGTAAGAATGGAGCGATAAATGCTTTACAATGTGCATTAAAAGAAAGAACAGGAGAAAGAGACAGCAAAGATAATATTATAATGAAACAAAATAAGATAATAGATTTAATGCTTGATGATTTGAATGTAAATGAATACCCAAAAGAAGAATTATATAATAGTTATAAGCATAGAGCAGATGCAATTTTAAAGGAGGAATAAAATGAGAGATAAAAACAGAATAAAACCATTTTTAAAAATATTGGAACAATGCTGGAATGAAGTACCAGATTGGAGATTTGGACAATTAATGATGAATTTTTTAGGTCAACTCCCAAGAGACCCATTCTTTTATGAAGAAGATGAAATGGAAGAAGAACTAAAAAAGTTTTTTTTTAGAAAAACATATTTAGGATAAAAAAAGAGAGAATAAATCAATATTCTCTCTAATTTTAGGCATATAAGTATATACCTCATATAATAAAAGTCCTTTAAACCCTAACGTAAAGCTTAATTTTTTGTAGCTTTTTTCTTTTTGTTTGTCGTTTTTGATGTTTTGATTTTTGTTACATCTTTATCTGAAAAAGAAACATTTTTATTGTTTTCAATTATAATATTTCCTTTTGTCTGTTTATTATTTTGAACTTCTATTACTCTATAAAAGTTATCTTCCAATATGGTATCTATGCCTCTCAATTGTAAATCCTCACAGAATAATTTATACATACCTCTACCTTGAGAGGCTTCTCCTTCGCTTATAACCTCATAAGAGCAATCTTTATACCATATTGGCTTACCTTCTAAAGAAATAGTTTTTAAAAACTTTAACTGTTTCATCTAAACAGCTCCTTTCACCTTTATTTATATGAATAAATTTAATAATATTAAACAAATTAAACATAGTAATATCTTGACTATAAATTTTAAAATATATTTTAAATTAACTTTCCACCAATTTAAATTCATATTTATTTTTATTTCCAGCCATATCTACTATAGTTATTATATTATTCCCCAAAATAGCACCAGAAGTTGAAATTGTAATATTATTAGCATCACTCCATTGAGATGGCGTTAATATTGTAGTTTTTTCATTTAGTATATAACCTCTTAATGCTATATTATCATGTAATTGAAAACTTATTTTTTTATAACCATCTATATCATTACCTATAGTAAATTGTTCGCCAGCTTTAATAGATGCTGTTGGAGGAATATCATCAAATATTACATAATTATAGGTGCTATTTGAAATATCTTCATTAGTCAAAATATTGCCTTCTTTACCATTATCATCTTTGTATCCATATATTTCAAATTGTATAATTCCCTCAGATAGATTTAGGTCTGATGTTAATGTACAGTCTGCATAGTAAGCATAACTATTTTTTTCAGGATTAGAACTTAATGGTCTATATGAAGCATTAAATTCTTTATTCCCTATTCTAACTGTAGGTTCTACACTTAACTCACCATTAAAATAAATTAAAATTCTAATTCTATCTCCTATTTTAGCATAATGACTATCTTGTATTTCCCCTGAAGGAACAATAGCTACAATACCTAGGCTAATAAGAGAAAAAGAAAATCCAGTCATTCTATAAACAATTTTATTATTTATTTTAGCTTCATATACTGTATATTTATTATAATGTATGTCATTTATTCTAGTTTGAGGTGCCATACTATCACCTCAAATCGTTATATATATATATATATATATATTAAAGAAATTATCACCATAGTATAACACTCCTTTAATATTTCATCTAAACCCTATATTAAGTCTTATTAATTATATTACTGAATTACTTTTAGATATAATACTCCTTCTTTTTCTTCAGGAGGATATTCATCCACTATAACAATTTCTCTTACTTCAGTAGATGTTACTACTTGTTTTTTTAGTTCATTACTATAGTATTGTAATCCCATTTTATCTAAATATTTTTTAGTTGCCATATTCTCACTCCTTATGTTGTTTCATACCATATATTATTTACCTTTATATATGGAGTTGCTTCTACCCAAGTTCCATTAACTTTTAAATAGGTATCACCTTCAACCCAACTTCCATTAATCTTTATCCACATTTGATTTCCACGAACTGAAATTGCTGGGATAGTTAAATAGTCGCTTGGGACATTCCAACTATTAAGAACACTTATTCTAAACTGTAATTGGTCACCATTTGTAGCATTTTGATAATATTCTAATATATTAAATGTATAATTAGTATTAGTAGTAGATAACCTATCCCAATCAGTCCATTTTTTTGTGTTATGGTCATAAATACGCCAGTCTAAATAATATCTTACAATAGAACCAGAACCACCTGAAGCCCCAGACCATGTTATTGTAATACTACCATCTTTTTTTATACTGCTATCACTTAATGTATATGAGGTTGGAGGGCTAGGATTAATAAATCCAACAACTAATTCTGGACTATTTATCCATCCAGAGGCAGTTTGAACTCCATCCCATACTCTAATTCTATATTGATATTTTACTCCTGCAAATGGTTTCTGGTTATTAACATTCATTCCACTAAGAACAATTTCTTGATATGAAGTTGCTGTTTGACTATTTGCTATTCTTAACCAATTTGTCCATCCTCCTGTAGGAGTAGAAGACCTAACTTCTACATCATATAATATCCTTCCACTACTACCTGCTGTAGCCCCTCCCCATGTAATAGTAGGAGCAGCATTAATAGAACAAGGATTTGGAGAAATATTACACCAAGTAGGAGCACCTGGTGCAATATAATCTGGTACGTCTAAATTAATTTCAGTATTCGGAATTGAAAACCTAGAATTGCCAGGTGGAACTGTCATATTAAAACCTAAAACCATATCATTCCCATACCATGGGAATGTCATAGAACAACTTCTCGTTCTTGACCATTCATTAGTCGCATACCATCTATCATAATATCCTTTTATAGTAGCACTAGCATTATTTGCATCTCTCCACATGTTAAAATTAATTTCTCCATTATAGGCAATATAATCATTACTATAACGAAAAGTACATTTAACAGTGGCATTTACAGTAACATTTACACCATTTCTTGTTGCATCTATCCAAACTTCTGCTGTACCACTAGGAGCAGTATAACTCCATGAATTATAATAACTCATCTATATATTCCTCCTAACTATTAATTTTTAAATATAAATTTCCATTCATTCCTAGTGTTGGGTTTGGTTCACTATTACCATATAATACAAATGCTTGTTGGTACCATTGGCTCCATGTTCCATTATAATAATTTCTTACCCACGTTTGAATTCCTGATGTCGAATAATTTGTAAATGTTTGTTTTACCCCAGCATGTACTTCGATAAACAGACTAAATGATTGTTGGACAGGTATATTAGTAATAGTTGCTGCATCACTATTAGATGCATTATAATATAGCCCAGCTGTCCTGTAACTATTTAGGTTGGCATTTCTAGGAATTGCAACAGGAGTATTTAATTTATTATTTAATGCATTTGTAACCGCAGTTGAAATTGGCATATCAGCTGGAGAAACATTTTCAACATTTCCTAACCCTATTTGATTTTTATCTAATAATAAATAAAAGTTATTATTATAGTATCTTAATAATACCGTTCTGCCTGCAACAAGTGTATTTGCTCTTACCGTTGTGCCATCTGCAAATAATATTGGTCTTGCAGTATCTCCATTAATAGATAAAGTAATATTATCCATATTATTAACAGTAGGAATAAATGAAATTATTCCCATATCATTTCCAAATGTATTAGTTAAAGGAACTGGCACACCTGTAATTGTAATGTTATATTGAGTGTTTGTACTATTTTCTAAAAACGTACCATTTAAAATCTGTCTTGGATTGAATGGGTACATAGGTTCATACCCTGCACTAGTAAGTACTTGCATTATAATATTTTTTGCCATATATAACCTTCCTTTCTATTTAGATAATATTGTTTGTATTACTTTATCTATAATAATATTATCTGTATATTCTTCAGCTTTTTTATTTATAAAGTCTTGAGCTAACTTTTCTGCTTCACTTTTAGTCATTTTTACATAACCACTTTTTTCTGGATTATGGTCTTGAAAGTATACTAAAGCATCATCTATGTATATTAAATATGCTTGACCAATAGTATAATCTTTATTTTTTATTATATCTTTAGCACTTATTCCATTAATGCTTGATTTTTTATCCCAAATTTCATATTTAAATCTTTCATTTTGGGTATTTACAATTTTTTCTCTATCTTCTTTAGCAACTAATTCTTTAACTTCTTCTAATGAACTAGTTACTCCTTTTTCTTGAAGATACTGTAAAATATTATTTTCGTTAACCATTTATATCTCTCCTTTTATATAAGAGAGAGTATATTTCAACTCTCTCATTCTTTTACTTCCAATCTGTTGGAATACTATTATAATCACTTAATTTTGTACAACCTTCAAATGCTTTTTCATGATTTGTCAATGTGGTAATTTTTTGTAAACTTTCAATCATAGCAGTTGCATTACCAGTTAAATTAGTATTTCCAGAGAATAAATTAGAACAATTTTCTAATGCAGGTATGATATTTTGCAAATTATCCCAACTATATTGTGGATTATAACTATCATAATTACTTGAAATATCCCTTGAGAACGTTTGTCCCATAAACATTCCCTCTATATTTTTAAGTACTTTACTCGTATAGATAAATGGAATTAATTCATATCCTTGAGCATCAGCCATTTCACATCCATTCCATAAATAAGAAGCATCTTCAATTTTTGTTTGTACTGGGAATAATAATGTTGGATTAGCTGTGTTTTCTCCAATGAACCCTACATGAGCATTTTCAAATAGGTGAGATACATTTACAAGTTCTGGATTATTAACAAATAAAACTTCATTTAAACTTAACCCACCATATGAAAATGGATTTTGAATATTCCAACATAATGAAAATGCATATGAAATATCTTGTAAATTTGGACAATGATAAAATATTCCCATAGGAATTCCATTATCTTCACTTCCTAAATTGTAACATCCATCAAAAATATGGCTCATATTTGTTATATTTGGACAATAAGTAAATAATTGATTATTCACCTTAGTTTCATCTATTACCTCTACTGGGAAATCTCCACTTTCATCTAATGTAAACACATTATGAACTCCGACTTTGGTTAAGGCAGAGCACTCATCAAACAAATAAGAAACATTTGTCAAATTATTATTATGACCAAAGATTGTAGTATAATCTCCAATATTTTTTAGGTCTAAGCTTTGACATAATTGAAACATTCCTTCTGCATTTTGTACCTTGTTTCCTATTACATTAGGAGTAATAGTTGTTAATCCAAAGCAACCAGCAAACATATAACTAGCATCAATTACATTTTGCATATCAAATGTAGGCATTACAGTCATCCCTAGACAATCAGTAAACATATCAGACATATTGGTTACACTAGAAGTATTCCATGCATTTAAGAAAGACCAGTTAGTTACTTGGTCACATCCTGAGAACATACTTGCCATATTAGTACAACTTGAAGTATTAAGATTTGGGAAATTTAATAATGCTGGACAATTAGCAAACAAATAAGACATATTAGATACATTAGATGTATCTAAACTTTCAAATCCTAAATCATTTAAAGAACTGCAATTATATAACATAGAAGACATATCAGATGGAGTAAAAGTTCCATATATATATATTCTAGTTAAATCATATTTATCTTTAAATAGGTTAGAAGCATTGCTAAGTTGTTCTAATCCTGCATTCTTAGTTTTTAGCTTCCCAGTATTCTTAGAACCAATCTCAATAACTTTGTATGTTGGATTATCTGTTAAAATTGTATTAATATTTTGCTTTAATATTGTTCCTGTGGTATCACCATCACTACCCTTTGGTATATAAACAGTTTGTCCTTCTGTTGTTGAAGTACCACTATATATTATATATTCATATTCTGGAACATTATCTGCTAAATACACTATTCCAGTATTTTTATCTACTGCATATACATCTATTACACTTCCAGAAGTAGTAGATAATAATTTTACATAGTAATATAAGGAAGTTGTTATATGTGTTTGAGTTTCAGTATTTACATTACCATATATATTTTGAACTAATTCATTGGCTACTTCTTCATTTAAATCAGAAGATGGGTCATAATCTACTATTGTCCAATATCTGTTTAGTATATCTAATTTTTCTTCTGCACTTAATCTTCCTAAAGATGTATTATGAAGCCATAATGTTTTAGTGGTGGAAGGTGTCATAGTTACTAAACTATCAGAAATATTAATTAAACTGTCATGTGTTAATAATGGGCTATCATTAACATAAAAATTCCTAGAAATTGTAGGCATTGTATTAGTAGCCCTGTCTTTAAATCCACTTAAATTAGTTAAAGCAGTACAACTTTGAAACATATTACTATTACTTACAATATTACTAAAATCCATGTTACCAACCGTAGTTAAAGCAGTACAATTTTGAAACATACTATTCATATTAGTTACATTTGCATCAAAAATATTGTTACCTATTGTTATCAATGATGTAGCTCCTTGAAAAAATCCACTTGGAATTGCTAAGCCCTTTAATGCATTATCCCCAATAGATGTAATCTTTGTTACATCAAATATATTTTCTACACTTGCATTGCTACCATTAAAACAATTATTTGGAATAATAGTAATAGGACAGTTTTGAAATGCATTATCATAATTAGTTGTATTCTGTGCGTATTGGAATAGTCCTTCTGGTATAGTTGTTAAAGATGTGCAATTAGCAAATATACTAGCATAATTAATTACTGAACCATTAGCATTACCAAATAAGTTAGATGGAACTGAAGTTATTTTATTACATCCTTGAAAAGCTAATTGATAATTAGTAACCAAAGAATTATTAGCAAATAAATTATTAGGTATAGATTGTAAATTAGAACATCCAGCAAATATACCATAAAAATTAGTTACATTTGTATTATTACTGAATAAACCTGAAGGAATACTAGCAATACCTTTACAGTTAAAAAATGTAGTACTAAAATTAGTTGCTAAATTATTTCCATCAAATAATCCTACAGGTATACTTATTATTCCACAATCATTAAATGTATCTACAAATTCTGTAATTAAATTATTATTATCAAATAGACCCAAAGGAACTGTAGTAAGCTTAGTACAATGAGCAAAAACACTATTTGCATTAGTTATAGAAAGTGATTGGTCAAATATCCCATCACAAACATTTTCTAAATTTGGACATGTATTAAACATATCTGTAATAGTAGAAAAATTTAAAATACACTTAGTTACAGACTTTAAGTCGTTTGCAATGTTACCTGTAAACTTTAACCTATCTAAAGTTCCCATTAACTTTATAGTATATTCTCCATCTTCAGCATAAGTATGAGTGGCTTGTGGGTCATTATAAGTAGTTATTTTTGTTGAAGTTAATCCATCTCCCCAATCAATCCAATAATCATAGTTTCCACCTTCAGGAGTTGGTATCGTAACCTGCTTTGAACCTGTACTATCTAATGTTGTATTAATTACCATTTCAAAATCTGATGGAATATCATCTATATTATATTGTTCATTATATCCTCTTATATCTGAATTTGCGAAATCAATTCCACCAATAGCAAATCCCCTAGTTCCTGATACTAAAGCATTTAAACTACTTCTTTTATAATTCATAGGCATATCTGTTATCCATTTATTATTGGCTATATCATATTTCTCATTTGTATCTACACTATACCAACTTGAATTTAATCCTCCAACAGCATATATCATTCCTGATTGAACAAATGAAGCGAGATAACTTCTTGGAACAGCTAAAGTATCTTTTTGAGACCAGGTATTAGAACTTATTGTATAAGCTTCATTAATACCTAAAGTATTTTTATTATTATCAATTCCTCCAATAGCATAGATTGTTAATCCATCAGTTGCTAAGGTATGACCTCGTGTTAATGTTGGTTTTGAAGTAATTTCAGTCCAAGCATTAGCAGTTGGATTATAAGAATAACTACTTGCAGTTAAAACATTATTACTTGTTTCTCCCCCAATAATATATCCCAATGTTTCTGTAGACACAGCAGATGAAATTATAGGTATAGGATAGGCTGTTTTAGTTGACCATGAATTAGTAACACTATCATAAGCTTCATTAACACTTAATATTGTACCATTTTCATCAATACCTCCAACACAATAACCATTATTTCCAATACTAAATCCTGCCGCTCTAGTTCTTACTGTTGGCATTTCTGTTTTCGTAGACCATGTTCCCAATACTGTATCAAACATTTCTACAGCATTTGTTCTTTCAAAATTAGACTTAATTCCTCCTGCTATATATATATTAGTACCAATAGAAAAAGCAGAACTAGCAAATCTTGGTGTTGGTTCAGGTTGCCTAATTCCCCATGTAGTAACGATAACTTCGTCACCTTGTGTTATTTGAAACCAAAAATCACCTATATCATATCCAGATGGTATTGCTCGCTGAATTGGTGTTTTTGCTGGTAGTTTTGGCATTGAAATTACCACCCAAGGATAATGATTTAAGTTAGGTTCATAATTAGTATTGTCTGCTACTGCATACCACATTTTATTTTGAAATATTACAACATCTCCAACTTTATAATTTTGTGTATTATCCCAATTAAACTTAAAATTTAAGTTAATTCCACCATATCCTTGAAATCCTTTAATATCATATTCCCTCCAATACTGTGTATTGGTAGGAGATGTTCCAATAGGAGGAGTAGTATTAGGATATACATAATATGCTTTCTCATTATAATAAACTAAATTATGCACATTATATTGAGTATTAGCATCCCACTCTCCCATTACTTTTGTAAAATCTATCATTTTTTGATATACAGATAATAAACCTTCTAAAAAATAATCTATATCAATTTTAGGTATTAATTCTCTTCTATATGTCTCATTTAATAAAATATTTATATTATCAGCATTCATAATCTGGTTTGCTACACTAGGATTGTTTTTTAAAATATTAGTAGCACTTGAAATGTTGTTATTCTGCATAGCAGTATAATAATCCATAAATGTAGCTTGACTACTTAAATGCATATCATCCATTAATTCAATAACTCTATTAGGCATTATTATCCTCCTCTCTTATATTACTTGATACCATTGGTCTCCAATTATCTGGTCTGTTGGTTGTATTTCCGTTACAGGTATTTGTATTGCTGGTAATGCTGTTAAAATCTCTGTCCAGTATGCCGAACCATTAGCAGGTTGTTGCCCTCTATTTACTTGAGTAGATACCCACCATTTATTACCATATACTACCACATCATTTACATTATATTCCATTGTACTATCCCATACCCATGCAAAAGATAAGCCTTCTCCTGATAATCCTCTTTCTCCTCTTAATGTTAAAATTCTCCAATAATTTGTATTAGTAGGGGCAATACCTGTATCTGGCTGCTGAATACATAAATAAAGAAATGTCCCCTCTGTAGTAGTATAATCTACCATATTGTTTTTATAATATTGAGTAGTAGGACTATATACTCCTTTATAATTAAATTTATCTACTTCTGCAACCCATGTAGCTTGTTTTTCTGTTATATAATTTTTTATATCACTATTATAAAATCTTTCTAATGCTAAAATAGCATCCCTGATTTGGTTATAATCATTTGCATTAAATATTTTACCATTTAATTGAGGATTGGCATTTAAAATTGCACTAGCATTAGCAAAATCACCTGCTAATATAGAAGCTTGAATTTGAGCTACCAACTGTGCATCTGTAGCATTAGTAATATTACTTTTCAATGTTATATTATCTAATTCTCCAGGATAATTTGTAAAATCTAAATCTGGATATAAAGCTGACATTATTTATTCTCCTTTCTACGTCTTTATTATATAGTTAAATACTAATGAAGGTTGAATATTATTATGGGCTTGACCTCCCCCTGTAGGTCTAACATTAGAATACCATCTACCTTGGTTATAACCATCTAACATAATTCTATCTATCATTCCTGCATCTGAACCTCCACTAATAGCAATATTGTGAGTATGACTAGGCATCTCTGCAACTGTTAAAGTATGAGTTTCCTCCCCAACACTTTTACCTAAAGCATCAAATGCACCATTAGTATTTAAACCAACTGCAACTTTACCTCTCATATCTGGTAAATTAAAAGTAGTTGAATTGTCTCCTTCACCATAATTAGTTCCTAATATAGCAAATAAATCAGCATATGTAGTTCTATTTATTGCAGAACCATCACATAACAACCAACCTTGTGGTGCATTATTTCCACAAAATGGTAGAATACATCCTGTAGGTACTACACCATTTGCAATACCATTTTCTATATTATTCATTCTAGCAGCAGTAAATTTTGTTCCTTCATTAGAAACCACTCCTGGATAAGGAGTTAATGTTATTGTTCCATTATCATTTTGTGTCATAGTAAAAGTCATAGGAAATTCAACTTGTCTATCTTCCCATACTTGTTTTTCATACATAATAATTCTCTCCTTTCATTATTCATAATATGGAAATTGATTTTGTTGTGTAGAATAAGCTTCCCCACAAGATAAGTATTCGTTAGTATATGAAATTATTTCAGGCTCATCTTCATATACTTTAATAGCATTAATTACCATATTTGAACCCACATCTAATGGTATTTCCAAACTTTTAATTAAAAATTCTCCTATAATACCTATCTCTTCATTAGTATGTTTTATCTTAATATTAACATCATTTAACCAAGGAATTGGAACAGTTTCTAATGTAATAGCATCATTCATTCTAGCATGTAAAAATAATTCATAATTTGCTCTCTGTCTAGCTAAATCATTATTATATATACGTTCATCATCCACTATGTAATTAATTTGTCCAATTGAACTAATATTAAATGGGCTATCACTTAATGTGTCCATTCTTGTAGCCATTACCTGCTCACCCGTATCTAATAACCTTCCGTATACTATAATATTATTTTTAACATTCTCAAAATCTACATCTATATTATCATTAATAATTAAACTTTGAGTTAATTGGTCAAAATCTAATACTACAGGCTCATTAACACCATCTGGTATTTGTTGCCAATGAAACACACCATCTACATCAAAAAACATCTCCCAACCAGCATACAAGTCTCTTAATTCTACTAATAAATCATATACAGTAGAGCCCATATCTTTTTTTATATCATAAGGAACTGTATATCCTACATCCTCAATAATATATTTATTAAATCCTCCCAATTGAGTAATAGTTTGTTTTACAACATCTGCCACTTTACTTTCTGCTGGAATAACGGTAGTTACAGCTGGTAGTTGACCATTTCTTCTACCTGATAGTTTTGACATTAAGTCTAATCCTTCAAATGTTATTGTTCTAGTTGTAGAATTATATACCCCATTTGGATTATTTATTAAGAATATTCCCATATTCCACCATACTGTATCCCCATTATTTTTAGGGTTATCTACGCCTTGATATACTCTGATAAATTTATCAATCCATAATTCTCCTCCAGGAGAAATCATTGTATCTACTCTATCAACTACCAGTGTAATGCTACAGGTTCTTCTAATATCTGAAGTTGCATCAACACTAATACTTCCTGATGTTACTCTACCTTCTAAAGAATTTACAGTTTGAAAATTAAAATTTAATACCTCTACTTTTATTTTAGTATTTCTAACCTTCATCTGTATTAAATCATAATCTGTCTGTGTTGGAGTGACTGCCACCTGTAAACACCTACCTTTCTAATTATTTGCATAAATCAAATTACTATCATATAAATCTTGTCCACTATCTGGGTTCCCAATTTCAGACCAGTTAAAGTCAACTCTTGCAAACCCCATACCTATTTCTGAATAATAAGTTACTGGTAAATTATCACTTAAAGTTACCAGCCAAATATTTCCATTAAAATCCTTTAATATTTTTGCAGAAGGGGTGGCTAAAAAGTTTTTAATAGCTTGTAATCTTTCTACAGTTTGTTTTCTATCTAATTGTTCGTCAGCTGTAAATACGATTACATTTCCACCAACTGTACCTTTATCATAACTTAATTGTCCATTACTTATTACAATAGGATATTTACTGCCATAAGGTTCATAAGTAGCTGTTAAATGTACTCTTTCATTGTTACTATAACTTGCACCTTCCTTAAATTTATAACTGCTTTGACCATCTGTAATAAAGACCCCATAAAACTCAGAAGTAATACTATTCATAGAATATTCACCTTCAACATTTCCAATTATAGGTACAATAGCATATTCATAATCAGTATCATTTTGAGCAAGATAATCATATCTTACAAAATCTATATCTGTAGGATTTTCTACTGGTATATTATATAATGTATACCAATCGAAAGTACCTTTTCTTCTTCTTTTTATTTTTATACTACTAATCTGTGTTACAACATAATCAATATTACCAGCATTAATATTTCCATTAAAATCAGCATCCATTTGTGTATTTAAATCCCATGCTCCAGGATATGTTGTAATATATGGAAAATCTACATCTTTAGTAATATTAAAATGGTCATATATTCCATTCTTTAATATTACATCTTCTATATTTATCAAATTTGTAGGAACAGGTTGCCAGCAATACCTGTCCTGCAAAAAATTATATCCTAAAAATATCATATACTAGCCACCTTTCCTATGCTTTTGTTGTTACTCTTTGGCTCATGCCACCAATATTCCCTGTTAAATCAATTGCTTCTACCCTAATTGTATAGAAGGTATCTGGATTTAAATTAGTAAATGTATAACTATTAGTTGAAGATAAACCATCAACAGGAATAATTTCATCCCAACTTACCCCATTATCTTTGCTAAATCTAACTGTTCTCAAACCAGTTTCATCTATAGAATTTGCTGTCACAGGAATTTCACTTTGTGTAATATTATCAAGATTAATATCTAATGTCACTATTGGTTTAGTTGTGTCTGATGGATTATCATCTTCATTATAATCTCCTAAATCCTCAATTTTTAAATCAAATAAATTATTTTTTCTCCTTAACCATATAAATACTTTACTAGCATCATCAGGAATGTCAATATAATTACTATGAGCAAAATAAGGCATACTATTTGCATTATAACATTTTAATTGTACATAAGCATTTTGTGTTTGCTGTTCTGTATAACTATCTGTATAATCAAAGCCTATTGTTCCTAAAGCTTCATTATAAGTAAAAACATTAGAAATTGGATTAAATGTTTTTAAACTCCTTAATGATTGTGCTTGAGCATCAGTTAACGGAATTACACTTGGAGTAGAACGATAGTATTGAATTGTTACATGATTTTGAGTTATAAATGCTTTGAAATCTTCTACATCTGTAAATCGCATATCTGTAATAATTATATTTGAAGTATTGGTTAAATGTATTCCATCCTGTGTATCTATTAATGTTAATGAAGTAAAAGTTGGATAATAATCACATATTCCTTTAACTATTAATTCTGATACTGTAATTTGAAATGTATGATTTGTATTGGCTCTTTTTATCCAATTTTCAGTTCCATTTAATATTATTTGATTGTTATTTCTAACCAAGCTAGGACTTGCGAAATATGGATACCATCCAGTTACATATCCTTTTTCTATATAAATGTGATTACTTGTTATTTCCTCTTCAGTTACATCTTTCGCATCAGGATTGTTACTTTTAGTAATAGTAATTGTAACACAATCTTTATGTGTTGTAAAAGCTTCACTACCTGTTATTACTACTCCTGATTTTTCATGACCTTCTTCATCTAAAAATTTTATTAAATTTCCTTGTGCATTATAATACCACAAATAATAAGTATTATTCTCATCTTGCATTAATATATATACCGTATCTCCTAAAACAGTAGCACTTTGCGTTTCCTGATTTAAAATATTTGGTGATGTCAAAGCTACCAAATCAGCTAAATTCTCAGATGCTGGAGCCATTAGTGGAGCATCTAATGTTAAGATTGAGCTTACATCTTCATAAGGTTCATATTCGCTAACAGTATCATTAGCTTCAATTTGTATATTCCAAATTTCTAAAAAATTTGATGCATTACTGCTATCCAACTCAACTATTATTTGCAAATCATATATTTCTTCAGGTGCTGTAAATACCCCATTATTTAAATTAATTTCTTCTAATGGTTCTTGACTTTCTTTTTCTGTAGTATATAACTTAAAAGATAACAAACTTCCACTATAATTATAAGAAATAGCATAAGTATCTCCTGAATTTAAAATATTTTTACAACCTATAGCCAAGCTACTATCTTGATTAGCTAACTTAACTTGTATGTTATATCCATTTTGTATACTTGAATAAGTAACATTACTTTTCTTCAGATATAAAGGAGTTTTATAATTATAAATATTTTTACCTGTTACTGTAGGATATATATTATATAGATTAGGAGCTTGATATTCTGTAGCAATACCACCTGCTTCTAATTGTATATTACTAATATCTACATCAACATCAGCTAAAATAATTGTTTCTACAAACTTAAAATACATATCTACATTAGTAGGCAGAGGTTGCCCTTCTGAAGTCTCATCAGGGACTACAAATGTAATTGTGTTTCTCCCTGACGATAAATTAATATATTGCTCATTTTCAATAATAGCATCAGTCCATACGTTATTTGTTCCATATCCTACAGTAAAATATAAATCAGTAGTTGCATTATTTACCATATAATCAAAAGATAATGTATAAATATAATTCGGTTTAATTTTAAAATTACTGAAAGTAATTACACTATAATCTTGGTCATATTTAATATTAAAATCTTTGATATCTATCAAGTTTTTAATCTCTCCAACAGAATAAATTTTACTTGGATTTGTTGGACTAGGAAGATTACTTCCTATTTTTTGTATTGTATATCCTCTTATTGTAAGATTATTAATTTCATCTTCTTCGCTATTATCTAAGTTAATATTATGACCATATACAGTTTTATATTCTGGTAAATTTTTGATAACATCTCCTATCATCCATTTCATTTCTATTCTATTTGGTGTAGTACTAGAGTTAATATCATTTGTTAATGTAATAATGTTTTGATAAGGATTAAAATCTCTTCCCCATACTCTCATTGTAAAATCATTTTGAATTCTAAATCCTTCATTCCATTCTACCCACGCATTTGGGTCTCTTAAATCTACTTCTTTATCATCTATATAGATAGGTGGGTCTGGATTTGAATGACCATCTATTGCTACTATATTAGAAGATATTTGTATATATCCATTTTCGCAATTATTAACCAAATCACATATTGCAAATGAAGCTGGCTGTAAATATCTAACAGTAAAGTATCTCAATCCTGATGTTATAGGTGTCCCATTGATTGTTTGACCTGTCAATTCTATATAGTAAGATGTATCATTGCTCATACCAACAAAAGTATAAGTTAAAGAATTATTAGCCTCATAGTATATTAAAGGAGATTGGCTTAATATTTCTCTATTACTGTCATATAAAGTATATTGATAACTATTTAAAGCTTCACTCTCTTGTTGTAAATAAGTCCCACTAAATGCGTATGTACCATTTTCTATTGTTTCAGTTGCAGGAATATTATCAATTGTTAAAACTGGTTGACTATAACAATAAAATGGTACTGCAATACTAGATACACTTTCATTACCTCCACTATCTATAGTATAAATAACTGCATTATAATATCCACCATTACTTAAAGTACCAGCTGGAATAGTGTGCTCTAATTTCATAGTAGACTGGGTTTGATTATATACTTCTGCACCTGTTTGGTTGTTACTAATTACTAACCTATTACCAATTACTTGAGCTCCCCCAATTACAATAAAATCTATAGTATGAGATTTAGTTGCATCAAATGCTACAATTGGATTTAGTATAGGTTGTGTCAATTGTTGTATTGCCATTTAACATTCTCCTTTCTTTATATAATTAATATTCATATAATTATATAAAATATTTATATTAAGCAGTTCTTTCCCACATATAACATGTAATATATGGTTGTAAATTATTATGAGCTTGTCCACCACCTGTATTTGTGTTTGTTGAAGTTGTATTTTGTGTAGTACCACTAAAAGTATGAGTATGGTTTCCAGAATTATCTACTACTTGCACATTATCTCCACTATAACCAGTAGGTCTTACAACATCATTTACCCCTGTTGAGGAATTAACCCCAGCAGACAACTTGTTACCATTATGTGAATGATTACCTCCTGTACTAGTAGTTCCATTATATTCATGATTATGTGGATTTTGTACATGAGTATGCGAAGGCATTTCATCTACACTTAATATATGTGTTTTTTCTCCACCTGTTTTGTTAGATGCATTAAAATCTTCGTCTTCATCATCTACTCCTATTAAAGTTTTACCTTTTCCATATCGTGTCCACGTTCCACCTAAAAAATCTTGTGGAGATATATCTACTGTAGACATATAGATAGAACCAACAGGATACACTTTATCTAAAATATTACCTGATGAACCACCTGTAGTAGAAGTGTCTACCCATAACTTAACTGTTTCTTCTGTCGGTGCAACATCAGAAATCTCTACTTCTTCTATACTACTTCCTCCACCGCCAGTGGAACTAATTGTAATATCTTTACCTGACACCTGTAATGTTATATTTGCACCAGCTTTTATATTACTAACTTCTAATCTCGTATCTTCTAAATTTAATATATCATCTTGTAATGTATCTATCATATCTGCATTGCCCTGAATAGCATTTTTCAACACTCTACCCTGATTAGCAGATAAAGCATCTATTGAAGATGTAGAATTTAAATTATCAACAACTGTTGCAACAACAGCTTGACTTTGTTTCGCTTTTATGATATAATATACAGTAATATATGGTGGCAATGTAGAAATATTAGTATTTGTAGTATTATTATTAGTAGTTAATGGAGTAGACCCTGTATTTCCATGATTGTGAGGCTGAGAACCACCTACTGGCTCTACAGTAGAATACCATCTACCTTGGTCATAACCATCTAATGCTACCCTATCTATCTGACCTGCTGTTGTTCCACCAGAAATTGCTAATCCATGACCATGGTTAGGCATTTCTGCAATTGTCAATGTATGATTTGCTGTAGTATGTGTATGCCCTGGAATAGTATGATTATGAGTAATATCTTCAGATTTACTTCCGCCCACTTTACCAAGAGCATTAAAATCAGTATCATTTTTGTCTAAACCTACTGCAAATCTTGATGACATGTTAGGTATATTAAATGTAGTAGAACCATCACCAGCACCATATGTTGTGTCCAACACAGAAAACAACTCAGAGTATTCAGTTCTACTAATTTCTTGTCCATTACATATTAACCAGTTATCAGGAATAGTTTCACTATACCATTCTACTACTGAACCAATTGGCAATGTATCAGATACAGTTCCACCACCACTGCCACCAGTGGCACTTAATGTTCCATCTGACGTTATGGTTAAGTTTGCTCCTATTTTTACTAAACCTAAAGTTGTGGTTGAGGCTATTTGATTTGCAGTAATAAATACTCCATTCCCATCTCCATCATTTTCTAATTCACTGGTCTTTAATGGAACTAATATATTTACACTCTTATTTTGTATTTCTAAATCTACACCATTTCTTTTAATTAACTCAATTTTATTTACTTGGGCTTCTGCTTCTATACCATTTAATTTATTTAATAAGGGAGTAGTAAAATTATTATCAGTATGAACATAATTTTCATCATAAACTATATCTCCTGGCAATTGAGTTGTTGGTACCCTACTATTTGCTCCTAAAGTAGCAACTCCATTACTAACCCCTTTTTGAGATGTTGGTATAAAATCTAAATTAGGCAATCCATTTAAATCATCATAATTACCAGTCTTAGAAACTTTATGTAAAGAGACCGTCCCTCTCATAATCTCTTCTTTATTAACATCTAATGAAGAAGCATTATCAGTATTCAAAATTGGCTTGTTGGTAAGGTCATTATAATTTGTAGTGCCACCTTCTCCGCCACCTCCAGAACCTGGTAATGCCTCTATATATATATCTGAGAAATTATTTAAAGGAGCTTTAACCTTTACTATATCACCAATATTTAAAGTACCACTATAAGGCAACTGATATTCTTTCCCATTGATTTGTACAACATATATACCTGCATCTATCTGTTGAGTAACTTTTGCTCTATATGTTTTATCATATCTTAATGAAGCAACTTTAGGCTCCACTATATTATTAATTGCCTGAATAATATATGTTAAACCTTGTTTTGATTTAGTTGACATATTAAAACTCCTTTCTTTTATTGTCTTAAAGCAGATTGTGAAGTAGCCATTCTAGGTAAATTTTTTAATTCACTAATAAAATCTTCACTATCTTGAACATTTGGTAATTCTACTGTATTAATATATACTGTTTGGCTACTACTACTTGATACTTTATCATAATTGATACCACTACCAAACATACTAGAATTAGTTGCTACTTCTGGCAATGCATTAGATAAAGCTTGATTTATTCTACTTTGCATAGCTGAACTATATATTAATTCACTTGTTGCATCCCCTGAAGATGCTAATATACCCTGAACGGTATTATTTAAATTTGCTAATGCAGAATTATAATTATTTAACCAGTCTGTTGCTTTGCCTAAATACTCAGCACTATCTAGTCCATATTTTGCTAATTCATTTCTTAATTCTTCAAATGTTTGAATTCCTTCTCTATTAGCTTTGTCAATTAAATATTCTTGCTCATCTAAAAAGTTTTGTAATGCATCTATTCTATCTTGATAACTTTTTTCAATAGCTTCTTTTTCTTCTTCTAGTTGTTCAAGTTGGTCATCTTTTATTTGTTCATTTAAATCTTTTTGAGCATCTTCTAATTCTTCTTGAGCTTCTTTAATGGCATCTGGGTCAGCCTCCCAAACAAAACCTTGACCTTCTCTATATACTTGTAATGTTTTTTGCTGTTGAGCATTTTGAAGTTTTAACTTTGCCTCTTCTACTGCAAGAAGTTTTTCTTCCATCTCTTGTTGCTTGTCTATTTCATCATTTTGTTTTTCTAAAGCTGCAATTTGTTCTTCTAATGCTTTTAATCTTGGGTCATTCTTCATTTCATGCTCAAGGTCTTCAATTTGATATTGAACTTGGTCTAATCTACTTTGTTGGAATTCTTCCATTAAATCATTAAATTTTTCAAGTTTCTTCTCAGGTATTTCAGCCAATTGGTCATAATAATCTTTCACATCAGCCGTTAAATCTCTTATAGAACCATCCAAGTCTCTATTATCATCATTTAAATCTTGGATTTTATCTATTAAATCTTCTACATTTTTAGCAGCATCTCCAGTAAAATCTGATAAATGTTGCATGTTATTAATATATAATTCATTGTTTTGGCTATTATAATCAATAGCAAAACCTTGTTGTCTTAATTGATTAATAAAATCATTTATTTGTCCTACTTGAGCATTTTTCAAGTCATTAGTTTTATTGATTTGATTGTTAGTAGCCTCAATTAACTGATTTAAATATTTCTCCTGTTCGTTGAAGTTATCAGTATTCTTTAGTGCATCATTTAATTTATCCACACTTTCTTCAGCATTATCTAAAGCATTTTTATACCAATATAATGCATCTACTTCAGCTTTATATTCCTCCTTAGCAGATTTACTTGAAGAACCACCTGAGGACTTTTTACCTGAACCACCTGAGGACTTTTTACCTGAACCACCTGAACCACTACTTTTAAAACTACCTAAACTTATTGACTGTATAGCTGCAATCTGTGCATTTGTCCTAGATATAGCTTCGTTCATTAATCCTTGTGCCTGACTAGATGGACTATAATCTGTGGCTACTTCTTCTCCACCTTCCATTGTTTTAAATAAAGCTCCCAATTCAGCTTTACTACTACTAGCAGCAGCTCCAATTTTTAATATCTGGTCTACAGCATGGGTTGTATCTACCCCATTACTTTCACTAGAAACTAATCCTAATTTTTGAGCTGTCTCATCTAATGTGCCATTTTGGTCAGCTAAAGCTATCTGTAACAATTGTTGAGCTAAACTATCTTTGGCTGCCTGTGTAGCATTGTCTAAAGCAGCTTGACTACTCATATCAAATGCATCTTTATTTACTACTAGCTTCCCATTTACAACATCTAAATATTGTAATAAATTATTATCAGATAATTGCTGATACATTTCAGCAGTTAAATGCCCACTTTCTGTCAACATGTCTTGTGCTTCAGTTAAAATTGATAAATTATCACTATAAGAAGCTACTTTATCAATATTACTATCAATTATACCTTCATAGTTCTGTTGGGCTTCACTTGCTTTGTCTATAGCTGAAGCTATTCTATCATATGCTTCTTCAGCTGTCTCAGACATCTCAGCATACACATCTTTCCCTTCACTTAGCTGTTGCATTTGCTCGTCAGTTAAATCATAAAATTCTTGAAGCCAATCTTTATTTTCTTGAGTAATTTCACCACCATCTAATAGTATATCGTAAAATTCTTCTGCGGTTTTTGCATCTTCTTCATAATTTTCACTATTTCTTTCTAACTCTGCATTTAAGAGCTTTATCATCTCTTCTTCTGCTCTGATATTTTCTCCATTTTTTTCTTTTTCTTGTGCTTGCTTCTCATATTCGCTTCTAAGACTTTCTAGTTCTTGTTTGTAAGCACCTGTATTATCCTTTAGACCTTTTAACTTCTCATTGGCATCATCTACAAATTCAGTAAATTCATTATATTGGTCTCCAGATAAAGGAGTAAACCAAGTCTCAGTTGCTCCTCCTAAACCTGCACCACTTACTTTGTTAGTAGTCATAGAACGAGCAGCTGCTTCTCTCTGTTTTAATAGTTCATCAGTTTCTTGTTGAATTTTATCAATATTTTGTTGACGTTTATCTATCTCTTCTTGTTTATCTTGAGCTAAGTTTCTACTTGCCTGAGCATCTTCTCCACCAGCATCTGCAACTTTTAATAATGCATCTCTTTCTTCTGATAACTTTTTTATTTCATCTTCGGTTGTTTTGATTTTATCTTTTTTACTTTGTATTTCTTTATCTGCTTCTTGACTACTTTCTATAGCTGCCGCAGTAGCTTCCTTCTGTGCCTGTGTAAAATAATTTACAGCAGCTACGACACCTGTTATAGCTAAAGCAATTACAGACAATAAAGGTACCGCAGCTTGTATAGCTGTTCCAGCAGATATAACACCAGCAGAAAAAGATTTAAAAGCAGCAACAGCATTTGGCAAAGCCATTATTAAGGTAGTTAAACCATTTTTTATAATTCCTAAACCTGAAGTAAATATTTTAATTGCTTTATCAACAATTAATCCACCCTTAAATGCCATTAAAGCAGCTGTTGCTGTAGCTAATACTACAGGAAGACCTCCAATTTTATCAATGAATTCAATTAAGCTAGTAGTTGCAGATAATATATTTTTTATAAAATCACTATCAATAGTATTACGAGCAAAACTTTGCCATGCTCCTTCTAACTGTTGCATTCTTCCTTGCAGACTATTCATTCTTTTTTCATTTTCAGCAGCTGCACTACCTTCACTTTCTAAAGCAGCTTCTGTTGCACCTACAGCACTTTCAAAGTTTGTCATGATAGCTGTAAATAATGACCTTTGAGTTTTTCCTGCTACGGTTTCAGCCAATTCTTGTTTTTCTACTGAAGTTAATGTATCCCAAGCACCTGCTAAATCTTGTAAAATATCAAAAGTAGAACGTAATTCTCCTGTTTGTTTATCTATTACACCTTGCCCTCCAGTAATAGATGCTATATATTCGTCATTTTCAGCAGTTAATCTTGCTGTAATAGTTGATAATCCATTAGCAACCCTTCCAGGTTCTCTTAAAATTTCTGTACCAGCTGTTACTAATCCAAATGTTTCCTCTAAAGTGTTATTACCTGCCGCCATTGATGCTGAAGATTTACTAATAGCAGTTGATAAATCATTTACACTTACTGCATATTTATTTGAAACTTCATTTAATGCATCTACTATATGACTACTACTATCTGCTTCTAATCCAAATGCCTTCATAGCTGCAATTAAAGTACTAGCACTACCTTCAGCAGTAGCTCCTGCTTCTGATACATTTTTAAGCATAATGGCTTGTTCTCCTAAATCTAATGCATCTTGAGCTTCATATCCTGCTTGGGCGAATAAAGTAGTAGCATCAATAACATCTTTACCAGTAGCTCCTATTTGTTGTCCAACTGAAAAAGCATCATCTGCTAAACTTTGTAATCCACTTGAAGTCAAATCTGTTACTTTATCTAATTCAGTTAAACTTTCATCCAAATCAAATACTTGTTGAACCATATCACTCATTGCATCTTTTACACCATGAATAACATCACCAACAACTTGCCAACTACTGAATTTACTAACTATATCACTTAATCCTTGAGTATGACCTTTTGCATTTTTTGCTTCTTCTCCTAAACTTTGTAACGACTTTGTTAAACTATTTACTTGTTTGTTGTCAGCTTTTATGCTTATATCTTGATTTTTTACTATACTATTAATTTGTTTTTGTATATCTCTTACTGAACTTTCATCTAATTTAGCAGTTAATACTACTTCAAATTTTGTTGCCATTAAATTTCCCACCTTCCTTTCTATAATAGAATAAAAGGAAGTCTATAATTATCCAAATCTAGCATTTTTTAAACTTGGAATACTTAATCCTCTATTATTAAATTCAGTATATAACCAATTACCTAATTTTTGTTTTAATTCTTGTTCAAAATTGTCCCAAAAAGGGTTCCTAATTTTTGGATTTATAAAATCACTTTCTGGAGAAATGCCTGATACATTTAATAAATCTGGCAGTTCTTTTCTTCTATCTTTATTTTCATATATATTACCATGCAAATATGGAGAGCTATAAGTTGGTTGGGATAAAAGACCCTCATCATAAAACAAAGAAAATAAATATCCTTTTAAATCATTCTGAAGTTTAATATTCCAAGCAACATCTCTAAATTCATAAGAAGGTGTTCCTGTCCCATTTAAATAACTTTTATTAATACTAGGATGTCCAGTAACACTTTTACCTATTCCATAAGTATCAGTATTAATATGTTGTTGTAAAAGTTTTTTTGCTCTATCACTAACTGAAGTTATAACATCTTTAATAATTGATGAAAATACTTTTTCTAAATCCTCATCAGTTCTAATTGCCATTCATTATCACTTCCTATGCTTCAGACATTAGCTCTACATGAGTAGCAGGAGCCACTTGTTTACCTAAAGCTGGCATATTATTCCATACTATACTTTTACTTATAAGTTCTAATTTATCTTCAGGTAAATTTTCAATGGTTTCTGCTATATTTTTCATACTTTTCTCCATATCCTTAGTTGATGGTAGCTTGTTGCCTAAAATACCAAAACAATTTTCTAACATCCATTTATCATATTCTTTCTCTAAATATACTTGTATATCAAAAAAATTATCAATATTACTACATAACAAATCAGTAAATAAATGAGAATTTAAATCTTCTCCCTCCAAATTACTAGTATCTATATTAGTACATAAATCTAATATATCTTTTATGTATCTTAAATGTAATAATCCATACTTATCCTCAACATCATTATTATATAATATTGTAACTTTTATATCTTCTAGTATCTTTTCATAATTCTCTAAAGTTATATGTGTGTTAATTTTTACATTCTTGTCACAAAATTCTATTTCCTTAATATCAAATTTTGGTAATGTTATCTTTACTTTTCTTCCCATTACTATTCCACCTTTCATTCTAAAAAAATAAGAAGAATAACCTTAAAAGTTATTCTTCCTACTTAATATACCTTATAAAGATATAAGTTTATAAATAACCTATTAAGTTATATCTATTGAAGCACTTTCTTGTAATGTTTTTCCTTTGCTGTCAGACACCTCTACTGTTATCATTTTTATTGCTGCTTCTGCAATTTCTGCTTTATTTTTCACTTCAGTACCTGAAATTTCAAATTCAGCATTATTCACATCATCTGGTACTAATATATAAGTATATGGACTAGTTCCTCCCTCTACAGCTAAATTAGCCACAACAGTACTTTCTACCAATGGAGCTGTTAAACCTTCAACTGGTGTTATATTTAATGCTGTAATTTCTGGGTCGGCAGCACTAACAGGAATGTCAAATCCTTCAACAAATGTTTTGGATTTACTGTCAGTAACCTTTACATATATTTTATAAGTTTTTGCTTCTGTTAATGCATTACTTCCAACATTTACTTTGTTATCTACTATTACAAAACTTGCATTATCTGCTCCTGCCTCTGCGTTCTCCTCTAAAGTATATACAAATGGAGCTGTACCACCCTCAGCATTCATAGTTAAAACAGTAGCTCCACTAGCAACATTTTCATCTCCTACTTGTAATTCAGGTGTAACATCAGCTTGAATATTAGTAATCTCTGGGTCTAATACAGGAATGTCAAATCCTTCATCAAATATATTATTATAAGTATCTTTTGCTTCTATATAAATTTGATATTCCTTTGCTTCTGTTAAAGGACTACTACCCACATTTACTTTATTACCATCAATCACAAATAATCCATTATCTGCACTTTCTCCACCATTTTCTTTAAATTCAAATGTAATCGGAGCAGTTCCACCTTCTGCTGTCATAGTTAATACTGTTGCACCACTTGAAACATTGCTATTTCCAACACTTAAATTAGGAGCCAAATCTCCTCTAATTGAAGTAATTTCTGGAGAACTTACAGATAATGCTAGCGAACCATCTTTAGTTTTTCCATTTTTATCAGTAGCTGTTACTGTGATATTATAAACTTTAGGTTCTGTAATTTGAGTTTTAACTTCTACTGTTGCTTCATAAATTTTGAACAAATCATTATCGCCAACACCTGAAGCTAAACTATAACTATAAGGGGCTATTCCACCATCTACAATTATATCAGCAACTTTACTATCAACATTTACTGGTGTAGTTAAATTACCAAATGCCTGAACTGTTACACCAGTAATTTCTGGAGCTGATACACTTATAGTAGCATTAGATGTTCTTGTTTTCTGTTCACTATCAGTTACTTTTACAGATATCTTATAGTCTTTAGTTGTTAATGGATTATCTTTAACTTTAATTGTAGTGCCTTCTATCTCAAATGAAGCGTTATCTATACCCATAGCACCATCATTAAATACATAATTATATGGTTCCGTACCACCTTGTGCAGCCATATTAGCTACAACTGCTCCAACTTCTACATTTGCATTTCCTTCTAATAATCCTTCTTCAGGAGTAATAGTAAATGATGTAATTGCTGGAGCTCCTAACATATCATTATTTTTAACCCTAACAACCATTGTTTGAGCAAAATCTCCGCCAAAAAGCCCACCTAATCTAAACCATTTTAAAGCTTCTATAACTAGATATACTTTTGTTTCTACTTCTTCAATATCAGCTGTCCACTTTAAACTACTAGTCCCTAAATCAGGATATAAATAAGTATTAGTTATATCTCCATTCATAGCATCTTTGAATTCTTCTAAATTACTTAAATTATCTGGGCTTAATTCAAATTTTAACTCAGGTAATAACAACATACCTGTAATAGTTTCTCCTTCTCTATAAATATATTGAGTATAGTCAGGATTTCCCGATGGTCTTCTTCCATCTACTAATGTTTCAAATGAATTATTTAAAATAATCGCTGGAATATCTGTTTCGTCTTCTATTACTTCTGGTGCATAAACATCCCAATTTCCATATCCTAGTTCTAAATCTAATACATTTGGAACGAATATCTCTCCTGCTACAATTTCTACATTTTCAGGAACTCTAAATTTAACTTGCATATATCCTGGATTTTCTGTAACAGCTCTACATATATAATTATCTGAATTATCTCTGCTATTCATATTTTCTCCTTTCTGGATAAATTATTTCACTCCTCCAGTCCATTTTGCGAAACCTATCTTGTAATTAGATGTACCATCCACTTTATATCTAACCATTGGTCTGTTGTTAAATATACCGAAACAATCACAAGTTTCTCTTGGACTTAAATATCCAATTTTCTTAGTTAGTGATGTATCTGCATAAATATTTTCTATAGTACTACCATTCACATATTTTCTCACTGGTTCATCACTTCCTCCACTATAATCTTTATTATCTTCTACTGGTGTATTTTGTACACCTAGATATGTTCTTATTTTATTTAAAAATCTTTCCCAACCTAAATCTAATGTTCTATGTGGGCAATATTTTCCACTAAAATCTTGGTGTTTATATACTCTTTCAATACCCCAACCATATTGCTTTAATAAATAAGCTATATAACAAGCTGCTAAATCTTCAGCCTCATCAAAACGTTCTCCACCAGATTTACTATAACAAATTTCAATATTAATTTTATGAGCATTTCCGCTTCCATATCTGCCATCTCCTGCTGCATAACAACTCCTATCGAATGGTAACCCTGTTACAACTCTATAGTTATCTACTGCTGCATGAAATGAAACCTTATTATTATTTCCTAACATATAAGACACTTCTGACATAGCACTTGCATCATTTGCAGTATTATGAACTGCAATCCCATCCTTTTCTGTAACATCTGGACATTTTATAGAATATTTTGATACAGGACAAGTGACATTAGTTATTTGCATTGTCTTCACCTGCCTCGTACTCAACTTCAAATATATTTTCTTTTATGTTCTTTTGATATAATTCTTCAGAAAATTCTACTGTTTCTTCAAAAATATTATCTTCCATACAACTATCTCCTTCCATAATATTTTATTCTTTATCTGTTGTTTCTTCCTTTGACTTGGCATCTAATGCTACCTTTATACTATCAAATATTGATTGAATAAAATAATTTATTGTTGTTTCATTAAGGAACACCTTTGCTGGTGCTGGTAAAGCATTTAAAATTCCATCAAATACTGCTTGGAATTTTTCGTTATTTTTACCTTTTTCATATGCTTCTTCTGCATGTGCAATTAAATCTATTGCAGTCTGTCTTAATCCTTTTAGTTTTATATGACTATATAATTTTAATCCAGCTAATACTAACCCAACAATTACTACAATAGCAACTACTATAATACTTAAAGTTTCCATTATCTCACATCCTTAAATGTTATTATTCTATATTATTAAAAATTCTAAATTCATCTTTTAATGTATTTACTTCATTCTCTATGTCTAATATTCTTTCCTCAACCATAAGCCAGTGGGCATCCCCACTAGCCTTCCTCTTATTATAATCTGTTAGTTGTATTGCAGAAAAGAATAAATTATAGGCAAGTATACCCAATGTTAAGCATATTAAAAATATAACTTTTTTATCTTTCTTCATCTTATCCCCTCCTAAGCTGTCCTTTTCCACATATAACATGTGATATATGGTTGTAAATTATTATGAGCTAATCCTCCTCCTGTGTTTTGTGAAACAAAATTCATAGTATGAGAATGACTTCCACCACCTGGTTGTGTAAAAGGGTAAAATGAAGCATAATCATATCCACCATAATTAAAATAATCAATATATCCAGGACTTTCTTTATCGCTTAAATTAAATGGTACTCTATGAGTATGACTACCATCATAACTAGTTCCACCCTGAACCAAATGGCTATGTGTAGGAATTTCAGTAACATTTAACGTATGAGTTTTCTCTCCTCCCTCTTTCTCCGAAGAGTTAAACTCTGTTTGTTCTGTATCTACTCCAACAGGCACTCTACCAGGACCCCAAAGTTCCCAAGTTCCAAAGCCTAAATACGTTGATGGATTTGTGTTAGTTGTACTCATAATAATTTTACCTACAGGGTATTTTTTCTTATTATCTTCTAAAATTTTATTTGATACAATTTCATCTATATCTACATTTAATACTCCATTAGATATAGATAATCCTGTACCAACCTTAATTCCTCCCAATACGGTAGAAGATGCAATAGGAATAGTAGTTAAGTAACCACTATCATTTTGTAACTCGCTTACTTTTGTTGGTATACCTGTTACACTTAATGTCCCATCTCCACTTATTGATAAATTTGTTCCTACTTTAATTATACCAGCTGTTTCTGCTGTTGCTATTGGAACAGAAGTAATAAATCCAACGTCATTTGTCAATTCACTAAGCAATGTTGGTACTTTAGAAGCGGATAAAGTTCCATCTCCAGCAACTTGTAAGTTTGCTCCAACTTTAATTCCTCCTAACACACTAGAAGTGGCTACAGGTATCCTTGTTAAAAAGTTGCTATCATTTGTTAATTCACTAGTTTTACTTGGAATAGTTATACTAGATGAACCTAATGTTATCATTTGCCCAGAGATAGTAACATCTGTAATACCATATCCTGCTAAAGTAGTAGGTTTATCTGTTACATTTTCCCAAGCAACAGCATCCGCAACTCCACCACCAGTAACACTAAGAACACCTTGGTCACTAATTTGTAAACCTGCACCTATTTTAATACCTCCTAATGTTTCTACTGAGGCAATAGGTAACACATAATTTTCTAAGCTATCTAATTTAGTTTGATAAGCTTGAGTAAAGTCTCTTTCAGACAACCCTTTACCTTCTACTTTATCCACTTTACCATTAAATAAATCTTTTAATTTTAACCATAAATAAGATAGCCCATTATCATTAAGATATTTTTTTCTGCCATTTATATCCCTTCCTATTTATTCAAAATATTATTAATTTCTTGACTTGTTAAAGCTCTATTTTCTACTTCTTCTCCACTAATATCCATAGATGTAGATGGGTCAACTCTCTTTATTAAGCTATGAGATGTTGTAATACTATTAAATACATCATCTAATGTTAATGATGTCCCTCCCCCTTCTACTGCCTGTACTATAACAACTGATAATCCATCATATCCAGCATCTGGTAATATAATTTGTTCCTTATTAGTTGGAGTTACAATTTTTTGTTGTAACAATACAGGAGGTTGCATCTTAACCACTCCTCCAAGAGATGGCTGTACTCTAAATTTAGCATAATAAGTTTCCCATCTAAAGTCATCCTTTGTTGCCTGAATAGAAACTTTTAAGTCTCCTGCTACTGATGTATCTCGAGCAGATAAATTCCACTTTATTTTTATATAATTTCCTTGTATTGTTTTGTTTGTATCGTCAATAATAACTTGATATTGTTCTCCATTAGAATTCATAACTAATATTGCAAATGTTGCATCTTCTAGGTTAAATCCTTGTTCTGTTTCTAATGGAATTAAAAATTCTCTAAATGAAGAATTTAAATCTCCCTCTACTGCTAAAGTTTCTTGCCCTGATGGTATAATAATCTTTCTACACACTACATTAATTGATTTAGGTTCGCAACCTACATTGCAACCTTTACCTGATGTGCTTGGCAATGGTGCTGTATTACTGTTACAATTCATCACTAACACCTCCATCTAATGAAACTAAAGCTTCGATTTTAGGGAAATTTTTTGTCATACTTGTATTAATTTTATCTAAATCTAAATCATTTTTATTTAAATATTCAATACAAATAAAACCAATTACATTTCCCAAACTATCTTTTAATCCAGTACCATATTTAGCTTCAATATTTCTTGTAGATAAATATTGGTACATTGTCATATCTACATTCTTTAATTCTTCCGCATCTTTTATAACACAATATTTCTTACTTTCAATTTCATGACACCAATAAGCCAACAAAGACCTAAACACATCTTTAAATTCTCCCATCATTGAAGTAACACCTATATTGACAACTTCATTTGTCATACTCATTTTCAAAAAAGACCTACCAGTCATATCTTTATTTCCATTATGATATCTAACTATACAAACTCTGGAAGCATTGGTTTCTTTTAATATAACATTTATTATATCAGTTATTTGCTTCTCTATTTGTGCAATACTTTTACTTTCTTTTGGTGTTAAATGCTTTTTTGAAAGTCCTTGAATGATATCCTGTATCATAGAATTGTAATTTTCACTTAATTTGTTATTTCTTTCTCTTTCTGCCTTTCGGTCATCTTCATATTCTTTTTGTCTTTTATTTCTATCCTTTATATATAAAAAGAAAATAACTAAAATCGCTAAACCATTAAATAATAATTGTGCCAGTGCAGTTAAAGTTGCAACATCTAATCCAAACATATTCCCACCTCTTTAAAAAGTAAAAAAAACAGGAATTAGTAATAAACTAATCCCTGTCATATTTGTTGTTTGCTTATTGCACAATTTCTATAGGTACTTGTATGAATGACCTTCAATAGTCTTGAACAATACCTAGAATATGCACATAGTTCATTACTTTTGCTACATTTTAAAACAATCATTTTATTTGGTTGTTTTTCATAAAATGCATATTTGCATAAAGGATATTCTGTACAACCCATTATTCACCAATATTAACTGAAATAAGGTCTTGTAATCCTTGGTAAGTTACTTTAATAGTTGTTTCACCTTGTTTAATACCAGTAATCCTACCAGTAGCATCTACAGTTGCTGTTTCTTGGTCTGTACTTTCAAATGTTAATGCACTATTATCTAATTGAACATTAGAATATGGAGTACTTCTTACACCAATAACATTAGCTGTAGCTTCATGAACTCCTGCCATTGAGAATGTCATTACGTTTGGAGATGCTACAACACTTTCTACTGGAATAACAGCTGTATCCTCTGTATTAATATATTTTGCATCTGCATAATAACTTTCTCCACAATCTGTAGCATATTCTTGTGCTGTTCCACCAATACCAAATGTAGAAACTGCATCTGATGTTAATGTTAATGAAATACTACCATTAAATTTTAATCTAGGAATTATAATTTGAATATATCCTTCAATACCATCTTGACTTAAAACATGAACTCTCATAACTGCTTTTACAGTTAATGGTTGTGTTTTCGTATCAATTGTAATTTGGTCTACTTGTGCATTATATTGGTATACAACTTGTAAAGAACCACTAAATTCTGCCATTCCAATATCTACACTTTTCCCTGTTGGTGTAATTGATTTTACTGCACCATTTGGCATTCTTACATATACATTTCCTAGTGGAGTATCTGCTGTTTCTCCAACACCATTTGTAAAAGAAACACATTCATCAAATTTATAAACTCCTGATAAACCTGAAACAATTGGTGTTCCTGTTTGGAATGCTAAATATTCCATTTTAAATGTTGCACTTTCTAATTCTACTGTTACAGTTTTACTATGCTTAATATCGAATAATAATGCATTTAAATATCCTCCTCTTTGTTCAATACTTTGAACTTCTTGTGTTAAAGTAGAGTTTGTTAAAGCTAAACCTTCTCCAATATAAGCATCTGTTACAGGATTAAAGAATAATACATCAGCTACAGATACTAAAGCTAACCCTTTATCTATTGCCATATTTTATCTCTCCTTTTCATTAAATTTTTTCACCATCTTTTAATGACGCTATTAAAGAACTTCCTTCAACAACAATGTCATCAAATTTTCCTTTAGGTTCATAATGACTTATCCAATGTGGTATGTCTGATTTCATTTTTATCATTCCACTTAATTCTAATTGTTTATACATATAATAGTCATCTTTTTTCATAATAATATTTAAAAACCTATTAAAACGTCTTATTGTCATATTCTCCAACTCACTAGTATCTTTATGCAATGAAAAAGCTACTATTGTTATTAAATCTTCTGTAGTCATATCTTGACCATTCTTTTTTACTGCTCTTAATTTGTTTTTCATGTTATTTAAAAATTCTTCTGTTCTAGCATCATAATGTTGTGGTTTTATGTCATTTTGTAACATAATCAATTGTCTGATTTCTTCAAAATCTTCAGAACCTATCATGATATGAATATACATTTTTTCTTGTAATTCTACCATTTTATCACTAATCGTTCTCAATTCTTCTTTTGAGACTTTACTACTTTTACATTTTGTTAATAAACTATTTTTTAAAATAGTATATTCTTTATTCAATAATTCATAATTTTCTGACCTTTGATAAACCTTTATATATATTTTACCATCTTTTTTTAGTACATCAAAAGGCTGGTCTTCACCTAAAACTATATTCAATACACATATCAACATATCCCATTTCATCTTAAAATTATCTTCATTTAACATGGCTTTAGTATATATATATTCCAAATATGGTAATCTTAATAATTCTACGTTTTTTTCATTTAGCCTAGAAACATCTAAACAATCTTCAGCAGAACTAAATATAGAATAATAAGATACAGTTGCAGGATATAATAATAATTGCTTATATTTCAAAGGCTTATCAAAAGCCAAATTCATTTTATTGTCATAGCTTATATTCATTCTTAAATCCACACATCCATTGTTAATTGAAATCCTGAATAATTATTATTATAACTTACCTGAGATGCTCCTGCAAATCTATCTATTTCATTATTAATAAACATTTGAGATTTGGTTTTATCTAATTTTACACCATTTAATGCTTCTACTATGGTTTGCATAATAGCCACATCCCTCTTATCATTTTTAGACATATCTGTAGTAATCATCATTTCATTATTATTTACAATTACTTGAAAAATTATTCTTACTAAAGCATTAGTTCTTCCATAAGAACTAATATTATCTATAAATACTCTTACTTGAGATTTTGCTTGTATCATAGCATCTACAGTGTATTTTTGAAACAATACATTATATTGTTCTGTGTCAAATGAAGATTTACATATCATAGCTGCTTTTTCCTCATTTGTTAAGTCTGGTTCAGATAGTGGATTTTGTGAATATTTTAATAGTTTCCAAAAGTCAGGGGAATTTTCAAATAAATAATTAACTATCAAGGTAGGTAAATCTCTAGCTAACTTATAAGAATTATAAGCAGTTTTGTCAAAATCAAATTCATCACATGGAGAAAACATTACCAATTCCCCCCTAACCATATTGTTTTATTTATTTTATTCCCACTTGTATTATCAGTACACTCTATTATAAGTGGATTTATTTGATATTCTACTATATTTTCTATAGTAAAAGTGTTTCCATCTAATATATCTAAATGAAAATAATCTTTTGGAACACCACTTACTTCAATAGTAAATGTGTTCGTTTGCTTTATTCCGTTAACATAATTATATATATTAAACTCTACTGTTTTTCCTAACATTATTTCTTTTACATCAGGTAATAATACAATACCATTTAAATTACCAGAAGTTTCACCATCTTTAGGAGCACTATTAACAGCTATATTATCTTCAAAGTTATCTCCTGATAACTCAGGAGCTTTCATCATATATAACTCTATATAGTTTGGATTTAATTCCATAAATTTTTGTTTTACTCTGAAACCGACCTCATTAAATAAAAATCTATCATTTATTTCTATTTGAGAAGTATATTCATTTCTTTGTACAATTACAACAATATCTCCACCTGGCTCAACAACACCTTTATTACCCCACTTAAAATTAGTATAAGTCATGGCATCCTCAATTACACAAGGGTAACAGTTAATTTCTCCATCCTTATCTTTCCAACGTAAAGAATTATTGCATTGCAACATTCTCCCTTTTACATTATAAAGATATTGAGTATCTAATGAAATTAAAATCCAAGTAGATAATTCTTTATGGTTAAAATTCCAATGAATATAATCACCTATTTTAAACTCTACTGTATCATATGGATAAGATTGGAAATATTTATAACCTACTATCTTATCTTCATCATTACCTTCATAAATCCATGCATCATAAGGTTTGCTATAATCAAAGTTTTTATATACAACCCTATAATCAGTACTAGTATCAAAATTATTTTTAGTTAATTCTGTTATTTGACTATCCGTTTCAATATTATCATTTAAGTTATCATGTAATATTGAATTTATTCTTTGGACGCAATTGGTTTTGGTTGATACCTTAGTGGGTGTAAGCATACTGTTCTCGCCCCCAATCCTTTTAAACCTTTTGGTGCAGTACGATAAGAGTACATACTAATATCTCCTTCTACTTCTCTTTTATATCCTTGATATAAAGCAGTAATAGTTTTTAATTGTTCAGCCTGGGAGTGCATTTTTATACTACCACCATATACAGCAAAATTTAATATCTTACTACTAGTCATCTGTTCTTCATAATAAGGTATATTCATAGCTCGTGCTAAAATAGCTTTTTCGTCATAATTTAAATCAGCATTAAAATATCCAATTTCATAAACTGTAATATTAATAATTTCTCCTAATGCTGGAGTTACATTTTCTAAAGTAATAGTATTGTTTTCACTATCCCAAATATAGTCATTAACTGGTCTGGCTTCTTGACCACAATCCAATTGTAAAGTAATATAAAAATTTGGGCTATCTCCTACATTTGGAGCTGGGTCTAATTTAAAAATATTATTTTCTCCATCACCTGTAAAAGAATATTCTGTAAGAGAAAATGGAACTAAATCAAGCAAATTCTTTCTGCAATCATATTGAAAATATGGAATTGCTAACTGCAAATATTTCCAACATAAATCATATAACATATAAGATGGTTTATTAAGCAAACGTTGGTCTGATTTAATAACTGCATTAAGACAATATATTTCTTCAAAACTTGTTGCCATTTTTCCACCCCCTTACATTTTTATATTTATCCTCTATATTGTTCTAAAGCTTTTAAAGTATTAATTCCTCTATCAAATTCCATATTAAAATAATCTTCAATAGCTTTTCTTTTATAATAATCCCAATCTAAAGTATTTTTTCTTATCATATCACAAATCCTAAATACTATACAATTAACAATACTACTGTTTTTCTTGTGAGTTGTTATTTCATCTAAATCTCTAATAATATCATTAATATCTTCTTGTGTTAATATTTCTATTAAATTGTCATCTGATAAATCAATATGTTTTCTTATATTAAATAATGCATAATTTTCTGGTTCAGCAAAATAGCATAAACCATCTTCAAAAAGTTTTCTAATTGAATGTTGTCTGAAAAATCTTTTCATGTCAGAAACAGTTACAACTTGTTCTTCATTAAAACGTAGTCTAATTTCCCCTGCTGGGTCTTCAGGTGCTCCCCATCCAATCCCTTGTAATACTCTACAACCAATTATTACTTCGTCATCTTCTTGCTTTACAAAAACTTTTTGAGAAGGCACCTCAGCTTTAACTTTCATTAATTCTTCCATAGCTTTCTTCATTTCTTCTACTTGTTTTTTTAAAGCAATTACTTCTTGACTTTCCTCTGGTGCTTGTGTTTCATCCATTTTTTGTTTTTCTTCTTTTAATTCAATTTCTTCTTCTTTAGATTTAACATTATTTTTCTTGTTTGCCATTTTACATAGCTCCTTCCATAATAATCTATAATATAAACTATTGACATTCATTCTAAAATATATTATAATTAAAATGGGATAGATATCTATCCCACTTTAATTAAGCATTTACAGATTGAATACCATAATTAGCTTGTGTTGCAATAGCAGCATCAAAACTCATGAAATATTCATAGTTTTGTCTGTATTGTGAACCTTCTGTTGGCTCTTTAACTTTAACATGAACAAAGTTTTCTCTTACTAATTTAACTGGCTTGTCACCAACACTAGATAATAAGATAATTCTATCATTAGGAATTGCTCTTAATGTTTCTGCTGTAGCTGTTGTAAATGGTTGACTTAAATCTGTAAATTGGTCAATTACAACATTATCTACACCATATGCTCTTCCTAAGAAACCTTCTCTAATCATTTCATCTTGGCTTTGGAAACCATAGTTAGTAGTAGCTAAAACTCCAATTTTATTAAATGCAGGCAATGTTCCGTATGCTGTAACATCAGCTCCTCCATTTAACATTTTTAAATCTTCAATCATTTGAATATAATTAGCTGAATTCCATGCATTTTGATAGAATGGAGTTCCATTAATTGGTGTGATTGAATAAATTTCATCAACAATTAATCTTAATTGTGCATATAATAATGCAAATGCAACTCTAGCTAATTCTTTACCCATATCATAGTTATTAGCTAAAATTCTAATATAATCCATTGTTGTACCAATACTGTATGGTTTTGGTGTAATTGTTAAGCTCATTCTTGAATAACTATCTAAAAATGTTACATTTGTTGTATATGAAGTTCTTTGAGCAATTGGTAATCCTTTTGTTTCAATTTCATAAGTTTTACTATCTCCAACATCAACTTCGTCAACATTTGCTAATCTGAAAATTTGTTCAGGTCTGCTTTTTAAGATAATACTTTCTAATACATCAACAATGATAGAGTTATAAATTGTTGCAAATGTACTATTAGAAAATGCTCTAATTACATCACCATTAGTTTTAATTTCACTAATTCCTGCTTTATCTGCACAGAATGATAATAAAGCAATTTTAGCTTTTTCATTTAAATCATTATAGTTATCAATTTCTTTATCAACTAAAGCAAAACTCTTGTCTGCCATTCTACTTAATGCTCCATCATGATACATAGCATATTTACAAACTTTTTCTAAGTTTTCTTTAATTACTTTTACTTCATCATCTTTTGATGAAAAAGTTCTAATAATTTCTAATTCTTTCATCTACTTTTCACCTCTCCTTACGCTGTAGCATCTGTAGCTTTAGCTCTAACAACCATTGTTTGAGCAAAATCTGCTCCAGACATACCACCTAATCTGAAATATTTTGTTGCTTCAACTGTTAAATAGTTTTTAGCTGTAACTGCTGTACCTTTAGCTGAATATGTTAATTCATATTGACCATTCTTTGGAATTAAATTATCTCCTGGTACAACTGTAGCTGCTGTTACTGTATTATCACATGCATCTTCTGATATTTCAAATCTTACTTCTGGTAATAATCTATGAGCAGTAACAACATCTCCTTCATTAAATAAGTATTGAGTATAATCTGCATTACCATCTGGTCTTCTTCCATCTGCTAATGTTTCAAATCCTCCATCTAAAATAACTGCAATGTTTTCTTTTGTAGCATCTGCAACTTGTGTTGGTGCATAAACATCCCAATTTCCATATCCTAATGCTGCATCTAAAGTTTCAGCTACTACTACTTGACCTGCATGTAAAGTAACATCTGCTGGAACTCTAATTTTTGCTTGCATATATCCTGGATTTTCTGTAACTGTTCTTGCAATATAGTGTTTTGCCATAATTTATTTCACTCCTTTTCTTATTTTTTACCTGCAATACTTGCATGGCTATTTGAAATAATATCATCTAAGCTATTAATTTCGCTTTTTGAAAATTTTAATGTGTTTAATTCAAACATTGGATTAACTGAATATTGAATTTCTTTTTTTGCTTCTTCAGCATTTTTTACTTTTAATGCAAATTCTGCAACTTTAGCATTAATTTTTTCTTTCATTTCTGCCATAGTGCATTCTTTAATTGCATTTTTTAGTTCTTTTGCTTCGTCTTCTGACATACAATGTGCGAATTTATCCACTTCTGCTGCCATTTCTCTTTCTTCTTCTGCTCTTTTGTATTTCTTTAATTCATTTTCGATTTCAGCGTTTTTGATTTCTAAAGCATTAGCTTTTTTCTTCCAGTAGTCTTTGTCAGCATCAACATCATCTTCTAAGTCTTCTTCACCTTCGTCATCTTTTTCGATTTTGTTTTTCTTAACATCATCTTTAGCAAATCCAATATCATCACATTTATCAGAATTTTTTACTTCTTTTTTTTCTTTTTCTTTTACATCATCTTCTTGTGCATCAGCATCATCTCTGATTTTTTCAATGTCTTTATTGTCTTTGTCTAATTTGTTTTCAACTACTTCTTCTTTTTTGTCTTTATCTAATTCCTTTGCCATCTTTTTTTCACCACCTTCATCATTTTTATCTATGTCAAGTTTTTTATATAAACTTTTCACCTTATTAACAACAGCTGTTTCTCCATTTTTTTCAGCATAGGCTAAGGCACTCGCTAAACCATATCTGTTATAAACAGCTTTACCATCTTTAATTTCCATAATTGGATATTTAAGCTTAGAACTTGGAGCTTCCTCCCATCCTTCTTGGACATCTGCATAAACATCCTTAACTAAAGATTTATAATTTTTAGCTTCTAAAACCTTTTTTCTTAATTCTGTTTTATTAACTGACCCCCAGCTACTTTCTGATAATGCTTCTTTAGATTTATCAACAGTGATGGCTTCTTCTGTTCCGTAATCTTTTTTAGCAAAAACAACTGAAGTGAATTCTGAGAATGTTTTTTCTTCACTAGTTTCCTCATAAGTTCTATGAACATTTTTTTTATCATCCATTAAAACAGTAACTTTACCATCTTTTACTTCATAAGGAACTTTATAATATTCAGCAGTTTCATTATCTCTAATTATAGCAACCTTTTCATCACTATAAATTTCTTCTACATAATATTTTCTGCCTTCCCATTCTCCATCATGGTACTTGTACTTTTCTAAGTCTTTCCATAATTGTTCTTGAAGTTCATTATTACTTAGACTTTTCAACTGACTATCACCCACTCTTTCTTCTTTTAAATTGTTAATCCAACTTTCCATAACTTCTCCACCCAATATTTCAAAAGTTAAACTTTTATTTTTATCTTTTGAGTTTAAAAGTTTTTGGCTAATTTTATTAACTTTATTTTTATCTATATATGTTTCATTGGCTAAACCTTTAGCCATTGCAACCTCTTGAGTTGTACATCCCTTTCCAATACTTTTATATGATTTAAGACCTTCTTGTACTGCATTTTGTACTTCTTCTGGCACTTCATATTTCATATTGTTTTGAGAAAAAGTTAAATAATATTCATTTGCTTTTTTTACATCATCTTGGTCATAAGCAAATCTAAGTACTTCTAAATGACTTCCTTCAATACCTTCCATTATTCCTTCACCCAATAAGACACAACTTAATAATCTGAATTCATTAATATCTAATATACCAGTATTTTCATCTTGTACTCCATCAATAACTGCTAATTCAATACTAACCTTTACATCTCCCCTTCTTTTTAAAATATTCATTATTACAGGGAAATAATTTTTCCAAATTACTACCTTTGCACTTAAATAAGTTTTATCATTATCTCTTTCTAAAAATCTAAAAGTAGAACTTTCAGGAATTGTACCAAAAGCTATAAATTTATTCTTTTCACTTTCGGAACGAGCATGTTCCTTAAAATCTACAGATAAAGATGTATCAAATGAATTATCTAAAATACATAATAAAGGTTTATTATAAAAAGACTGTAAAGATTTTTGCACACATTCTTTTGTAATATTACATCTATTTCTATTTACACCTAAATGTAAGAAATCTACTTCAGCAATACTACAATATCCATCATTTTCTAATAATCTAAAATTATCAGAATTTAAACTAAATTGCAAATTAACTGTTTGTTCACTCATCTTTTACACTCCTTTCTATTTTAGTCATCATTATCCTCTTTATCATCATCTGTTAAATCATCATATTCTTGTTGTAATACATAGAATTGGTCTGCAAATCCATCAAATAAAGCTTTATGGTCTTCTCCATAAATTTGAGCTTTATCCCTTAATGTAATAGCTTGCTCCATAAAATGATTAAATCTTCTAAGCAAAGCTTTTAAATCAGCTTCAACATTTAAGTCTCCATTAACAGTTGCTGTATCAATCGCAGATTTTATTAATTCATATGTTTCGGTATGCTCATTAATATTTATATTAAAGAACTCTAACATAGAGCCATATACTCTAGTATCTCTTTTTGTTTCATAATATTTAGGTACTACATTATATCTTAATTCAATATCCGCTACAACATCTGCCAATAATGGATATAAATGTGCCAACCCATGATGGAAAACCTCATTAAAATGATTAAATGCCCATTCTACGTTAGAATATCCTAAAAAGTTATCCCAACTTCTGTTATGTTGGAAAAATCTTTGAATTAATAAGTTTAGTTTTTCTTGGGTTTCATCTGATATCAACATTTTATTATTTCACCACCCTTATATGATTTTATTGCTAGGTTTATTATTTGACCATTCTGTTAATAATAATGATAACTCTGGTGTCATAATAAATACCCACATTGTACGATTTTGCCTTTCTTTACTTAATTTATAAGAATAACTTGGCTTTAGTCCATGTTGTTCTAAAAATTTACAAAGATTAGGAGAACCACAAATATATTTTTTTACATTTTTTAGTTCATTCATATTATCTATAAACACTTATTTCACCTACCCTCTATTATCCTTGTACTCTCTGCTTTTTTCACCACTATCTTGCATATCTCCAATATCTTTTTGTGGTCTTCCACCTTCACTACCTGGTTTATTTGACATTGTATTCATTGATTGTAAAGGTTTCATTTTTGATTTCAAATCTAGTTTATTAGACCAATTAACAAAACTTTGAACCTCAAATGGCTCAAATCCAGTATTTGCCATTAAGTACTCTACAGGATAATTTGAACTTGTAACTAGTTTTAAGGCATTATCTATTTCCTTATCTTTATCCAATTTATTTCCAAAGAAAGACACTTTCCATTTAAACGTTTTTGTTTTTTGCATAATTATCCAATTTGCTAAATTTGCAAACTGAGAATACATATGAGTAGCAGAAAAATCAAATGATATTTGTGATGATATTTTTAGTTGTCCTGCATTCTTATTTTCTTTCCCAAACATTGCAGACCCCATACCTAAAGCACTAAATACATTATTATCTCCCAAATCTACTAATTTATCCATTGTATTAACTTGGTTTGCTGCAACTTCTTGAGCTTCAAATGGAGTAGCAAAAGCTACTATATTTTCTGGCATTTGTTCTTTTATCATACTAATTAATTCAGCAGCCTCATCATATGGTATCTGCATTTTATTAGTATTTTTGTCAATTGGTATCTTCATTGCAATTAATTTCCATAAATCTAATACAGATTTCTTTTTTAACAAATCTCTATAACTTAATACATCTAATGATGCACCCATTGCTCCTGTTAAAGGTGGTATCTTATAAGCTCTATTTGGATTAAATGTTAAACAAAAAGATTTTTCTGGTGGCAAATTATAATACTGAAATGGAGCCAATTTTTCTCCTGTATATCCTTCTTTTCTTTTTTTAACAAATTGTTCGTAAGCTGCTGTCAATTCTGGCAATATATCTGGCATTCCTACCATTCTATCAAAGAAAGTTAAATCTATAGCAAATAACCATCCATATGTCCATGGTGCTGTAATATAACAATAATCTGTAGGCAATTGTAAAAATGTAATTGTATCATCTGTTTCCTGAATAAAATAAAATCCAACACCATCTTCCATAACTTGTAAATCCATTTTTGGGAATTGATACTTTATGTTCATCTTTCTTAAAGTATTTAATGCTGTCATATAACTATTCATATACTCTTTCTTATCTATATAATCACTATTGTTAGCATCTGCTGGAGTTAATAAATAATTAAAAGACTTTTCTGTGTTCAAAAACCAGATTGCTCTTCCATACTGACCAACTGCACTTTCTAAATATTGACTTAAATGTCTAATATTCATATCATTATATTGTGGTGCCATTAACCATTTTTCAATCTCGTGTGAACTTGCCTTTTGTGGATTAAAAGTTATATCATTAAGATATTGTTCTGACAAAATTGGGTTATACTGTCCTTTATTACTTGAAATCTTAGTAATTAAGTCTAATTGTTGTAATTGTTTTGATAAATCAGCAGAATATGTTTTTACAAATTTTTCTAACGTTTCCATTTGTTCTGGGGTTGCCATTCTACCTGGATTTTGAGATTTTATGTTTCTTTTCTTTTTAGATTTGTTATTACTCACTTACTTACACCCCCATTATCTAAATAATTTATTTAATGAACTTACTCTTCTGCTTCCAAGACTGTTCATTTTTGCAATTGTCATAACCAAATCTTTATTATCTGTTTTTAATACATTATCATAGGTCATTGCCCACCATAATGCATACATTAAGCTAGAAAATCTATCTTTATCTATTTTATTTAAAACTTTTTCCACAGTAACCTCTCCATTAGTTAAATGTTTTAATTTTAAATTAGATATTTCTTCTACTAGAGCATTAGTTTGCTCAAATGGTACAAAAGCTTTAACTTCATCTATATCTGCTAAATTTATACCATTGTCTCTTCTTTCTTCTAATAACCTTAACTTTTGACCATCTACACAATCAATAAAATTAATAATAGCATAGCTATTTATTCTACCGTCTTTTTTAGTTTCATCTTTATTTTGTGAATTTAATGCAAATAATAATGGTTCTGCTTCTCTATATTCTGACCTTATATCTCCATTAACCGCATCCCAAGCATTGTATGTATCTCCTGTTTCTACATCAACATTAGGTTTAAGTAATTCATCTCTTAGACCACTACCCAAACCATTAGTATCAACAACTACAATTTTAGCATTGTATTGTTTTTGAACTTTTTTTACCAAACATGCCTGTGCAGTAAAATTTAATTGATTTGAAACTAAAAACATATTAATTAAATCTAACTGTCGAATTAGTCCATTAGAAGTATGATGCTCCTCTACTACACTAATTACTGTTTTGTTATTAGCATTATTAGCGGAACGAGCCACGTCTACTCCCAATATAATTTCTCTTTTGTTATCTATATTATCTAATATAGGTTCAGTTAATGTCCTAGTTTTTAATAATTTTTTTATATCTACTAATTGATTATCTACAGCTCCTACCCATTTCTCTTCATAATTTCTAGCAAAAGCTACTGAACCTGTATCTCTCTTTTTTTTTAATATCTGACTTTTATTAGAACCTCTACCCATCCAACATCCTAACATCCATCCTGACCCAAGCACTATCTCTCCCTTTAAGTCTACCATATCTTTATACATTTGTACACTTCGTGCCCATTCATCACTACCTCTAAATCCAGAAGTAGTAAAGAAGTTTATTTGTTGATTTAGTTCTAGTGGGTCAACAACTCCTAATTTACCTGAAGTTGTTCTACCTATTTCAACTATTGGTTTTAATGCATCTTCAAATGTAAAATTATCTATTAATGCACTTTCTTCTATTTGTATTCTATTCCTTCTTTGTCCCTTACTTGATTGTGCATTAGCTAATACATCTATTCGAGAACCATTAACAAAGCTTAATTCAAAATCGTCTTTAGCTATTCTTGGTTTTAACATTTCATTTTTTAATAATGGATATTGTCTAGTAATTTCATCATATTTATCTTTTAATAATTCTGCTGCATTTGCTTTGGTTTGTGCTGTTAAAGACATAGTTATTCCTGGATAAAGAACTGCTATAATAAACATAGAGATTACCTCTCCCCATGTTTTTCCCCATCCTCTAGGAAACACTCCATATATACTTACAAACCTACATATACATCTTAAAAATACTCGTTGGTCAAAATGTAAATTTATACCACCTGTCTTAGGTTTAATCAAATCTAAAAATAAATCAGGATACCAACGACACCAACTAATGAATTCTGTATATTGTTTAATATGGGAATTAAAAAAGTTTTGTTGACTAGTTGTTTTAGGTTTTACAGTAGAATTATCTAAAGCACTATAATTACTTTTAGGAGCATTAGACATTCTATTATGCCTATGTTCTGGTGTTTCAAAATTTTTAATATATGCCATTAATTATCACCTTCCTCATAGTATTCATCAGGCAACTTTATAAACTGTTTTACTTTGTCTCTATTGGACAATGTTGGGTCTCCATCAAAAATACCATAAGGGTCTCCTGTTTCAGTAATAAATGTTTCTCTCATTTTGTCATAAAACTTATAAACATCCTCATATTCTACCAAAGGTTTTCCTTCTAAATCTCTAGCATAATTAATATAATTCCATATACAAAAGTCTACAGCATCATTTGGTCTAAATTTAAATTTTGGCAATACAGGTATAATATCTACATTTTGTTCTACTGCTTGAGCTATCTCACCTATTGTGGTCAACCCTCCTTGTAAATCCGCTTTACTGAACTGATTAGGGTTAATTTTAGCTCTTTCAGCTTGTTTCATTGCTAATTCTCCCCAAGTCTTAGCCTCTGTAGATTTACCTTGTGCAACAGCCATTTCTTCTTTAACTTTATATCTAACATATGTTACTAATGCTTCTGTATGCATATTTGTTTGTTCAGTATAATTAGCACTTAAAAATTGATATTTGTTCCACATGTGAAAATACTCTTCATCAGTATACCCTGTGCCAAATAATGTTATTATTTCATTAGTAACTTCAAAATCTTCAAATTTTTCTATTTCTGTTTTTATGGGCTCTACATTTTTCACTTCTGTAAGTGGAGGTTTTATATTAGCAGATTTTTCATCCAACATATCTAAATCTCCATCCATCCATTTCTTATCCCTATATTGTTGTAAATTAATTAGTCTTAAATATGTACCTATTGCATTAGCTCCGCCTTTAGAAACAGCCTTTTCATACATGGAATGTATATAAGGTCTATCAATAGTTCTTAACATTCTCAAAGTCTTTTCTTTGTCTAATTGATTAAATTTATCGTTGCACATTTTCTTTATACAAGTTTTACAATATGGTAAAACCCCATTCAAATGCATCTCATTATAACTTATATAAAACTCTCTTCTTAACTTAAATTTTCCACAAGAAATACATTGTACTAATTCTTCATCTTCTTTTTTTACTGCTTTCTTTGTCTTCTTTACTGTTTTCCTTGCCATTCTATCATCCCTTCTATAATATAAAAATAGAGCCATATTTCATCAAATACAGCTCCGCAAAAGTTTAAAACTTTTTCCATCTATTAAAATATATAATTATAAGGATTTACAGTTTTCCCTGATATGATTATTTCAAAATGTAAATGAACTCCTGTAGAATTACCTGTAGACCCCATATATCCTATAGTATCTCCACACCCTACGTATTGTCCACTCTTTACTATTATTGAACTCATATGTGCATATCTAGTTTGGCTTCCATCACTATGTTTAATTAACACCATATTGCCATAACTTACATTTGAATGTTGAACTTTAATAACTGTTCCTGATTTAAATGCATATATATTATCTCCATATTTCCCAGCCAAATCTATACCAGTATGGAAATCTCCACGAGATGCTCTTTTCCCATAAGTAGAAGTTACTGTGTGAGATATAGTAGGGAAACATCTTGTTTTCTTTTTATATTTTAAAATATAATTTTCAATAGTATTATTAATATTAAATTCAGAAGATAAATTATCTTTATTTTCTTGAATAATCTCTTTTATTTCTACAGATACTCCTTCAGTATTTCTTAATAAATAATCTTTCTGGAATTCAGCCTTTTCAATATTATCAAAATATAATTTTTTTTCATGATTTATATTGAATTCATATATGGTATATTCTATTCTTTCTCTTCTAGTACCACCTCTTGAAGTTATATTTATATTTCTTTCGTCTTTTTCTTCTGATACAGAGGCAACCTCAACTGGCTGTTGTTCCTCTGATGAAATTTGAAAACACGAAATCTGATTTGAAGGAATATTAAATTTAAACATCCACATACTATTACATAATAATATTATTATACATAAAGCGACAGCCATAAATTTTTGAGCTATCTTCTTTATATTACAGTTCACTAAAACCAACTCCTAAGTTTATAACCTAATCAAATATTGACATTCTATTCCTTCTTCTGGTGATAATATAAATAAATTTTGAGAAGGATTACTTGTCTTTCTTATGTTATTTGCATAGGTATCTGTTCCAGACAAAGTTCCATTCATATATACATAAGTACCATGGACTTCATTTGCCTCAAAATGATGGCAATGTGCCATAAATATTCCATCATAAATTTTTTTAGTCATTAAACTTAAATTCTGAACAACTTCACCTATTTTATCTCTATGTCCATGTGTAAATCCATAATTTCTTCCATATATTTCTACAACACCAATTTCATTACTAAATGTATTTTGCATAATGTGAACATATTCAACATTGGCAAACTTAGCTTCTAAATACCATCTAATAAATAATGAAAAGTTATCATCATTACCATTTTCATCTTTATTAGGGAATACTCTTCCATGATTATCATTAATATCATAATAAAATACTTCTGCATAATTAGATAATACACTTATAAATTGGTATAAATATTCTGACACTTTTACAACTTGCTGCACAATATTTTCTCTATTTTCTATTCTTACAGTAGTATGTATAATTCCACTTAAATAATCACCAAGTCCCAACACATATATAGTTTTTACTTGATTTTTACAAATATATTCAATTACTTTCCCTAACAATTTATTAAGTCTTTCTTCAAATATTTCTGGATTATATACATTATTGAACTCATTTATATTTAAACCAAAATGAAAATCACTTAAAGTTAATATTGCACTTTTTTCTTCAGGCTCTTTTATTATGTAATCCTTATGAAGTTCTATTGCATTATCTTTCATAATATTAGCACATTCTATAGCCAAACTATATAAATCCTCTTTCCTTGCTTGAGTTCTTAATTTTCTATTTAGTGCAGCTCTTTCATCTGACAATTTAATTCTTTCTTTTTTTAATTCTTGTAACTGAACCTCAATTTCTTTTTGATATTCTATTGGCTCACTATTTAATCCTCTAGCCTTCATTTGTTTATATACAGAAATTCCACCAAATATAGTATCTTGTGATTTCCTTAAACTATCCTTATTTAAATCCAATCCTAATAATTCAGTAATATCAGCCCAATCTAAGTCGTCTGGTTTTTCTTCTTTTTTTATATCAATCAATCTCATTGCATAATCTAAGCTATCTTCATTTTCTTTTCTTAAATATTTTGAATTCATATAATCTTCCTTTCTATAATAAAATAGTTATTGCACCAGGGCTTCTAAAGTTTCCTGGTGACTACTATATGGAGCTCCCTGTAAGACTTGAACTTACTACGATAGTTTACAAGACTATTGTTTTGCCAGTTAAACTAAGGGAGCATAAGGGGTTTTCATCCTTTAATCTTCCAAAGAAAAATTACCTTTATCTTGGTCTGGGATGACCGACTTGAACAGTCACTAGAGCTTCCCAAAAGCCCTGTGCTAACCATTAAACACTAATCCCAGATATTATGGTAGCGGAGAATGGATTTGAACCATTGACCTTCTGGGTATGAACCAGACGAGCTACCACTGCTCTACTCCGCTATATCTCTATCCATAATATGGTAATGAGCAAGGGGCTGAAACCCCTTCTCTCCCAATAGGTGTAGAAGGTTTCTAAATCAAATTTTAATATTTGTAGCAGATAAAGCATTTGTTTTATTTATTTTTTTCGCACATTCTTTACAATACTTTACTCTATTATTAGTTTTTTTTACCAACCTTCCACAAACTTCACAATTTATAAAAATACCATCTAAGTATTCCTTTTCAAAATAATATATCATATCATAATCAGGAATTATTTCCAAGACAACATCTCCACTTTCTTTTACATAATTTACAACTGAACTCATACTTAATGTGGGAGTTATATATCCCTTTTTTGTTAGATAGTGCATTAAATCTAGTTTTTCTTGTTTTCTAGTATACATATTACATAATTTAAAAATATCATTATCTTTACACCCTACATAATATTTTTCACTTTTAACATTACTCATATAATACTTAGCTAGTACTAAATATACAAACATTAATTTCTGGCACTTAATATTTTCCTCTGATAAAATAACATCCATTTCTTCTTTATAAATTTTAATAGGGAGTGCTATTTTTAATATTCCCTTTTTACTTTTTTTTACTTTTTGGTCTATAGATTTATACATCTGTATTCTATTATAATCTCGAAAACACTTCTTTGAAATTCTATGAAGTTCCTCTTCTATATAAGCATCCGAATATCCTTCTTCTCTAAGATAATTTGCAACTAGTTGTAATTCAAAATTTTTATTTCTTATGGTTTGAGTTCCATTTTTAATTACTTCTTGAGCATGCTTTTTTTCATCAAAAATTATTGGCACTCTATATTCACCTCTTTATTTTTGTACTTCTTTCCCATATATTCAATATCTCCATCATTACTCAGTAAAGGTATAGTAAAGTGTTTGTTAGAATTATCATAAATATTTAATACTATTCCTTCTCCAAATAAATCCCAACAAAAATTCTTAGGAGATTTTGGATAAAGATAATAATTTACATACACTGCTAGATTTGCTAATCTTTGTATATCATCACTTATATAATCAAAATTTAAACTTGATAAATTCTCTTTAGATATAATATTGATATTTTCACCATCAAAATCAACATTATCATTAGATATATTATTAGATTGAGATTTGCTTTTTCTATAAGATTTATAAACTTTTTCCATTTCCTTTATCTGATTTTCAGTAATTTCTATATTTTTATTAAATATAATATTAAATATATAATCAGGAGATGGTTTTTTAGCATTTATTTTAATTTCTTTAACTCTTTTCTCCATATATCTACATATGTTATTCATGGGACAATTAGTTTCCAAAAATTGGTTAAATTTATTGTAATTATTTACTAAACATTCTTGTTCTTCTGTTTTATTATTTAATTTTAACAGTTCATCAATATGTATACCAAACTCTCTATAACACAAATAGTCATACTTGTTTTTGTGTTCATTATATTGAGATTTATATTTAGGATATAAATATTTCATAAAATATGGTCTTTTATCAATTAATAAACTATTATTAAATCTTATATCTTCTGCGGTAAACATTTCATTAGGGTTATCTGGATTTGTCCAATCTGTCCAATGCTTAGGAAAAGATTTAACAATTAAACCTTTTGCTTTATCAATTTCATTACCTTGTGCTACTCTGCATTCTTTTAATCTATGCATGATAGTATTATATTCAGGAGTGTTCTCTTTGTATAATGGTAACATAGCATATAATGTAGTACTACAGTTAGTAATATATCCTATTTTACTATCAAATGACAACAAGTCAGCTTTATATAAATCGTTTTTATTGATATACTTTTTCTCAGTGGGTTTCTTTGCATAGGTAATAGGATTACCAGAGATTACATTATTTATCATTGTACTATTATCTGTTGTAAATACTAAATCTCCATCAAAATCACTATCAGCATGAAGCATACAGTCTATTCCCCATACATTATATATAATACCACTATATAAATATTTATACCATTCATTTACCTTATCATTGTTTTGTAAATTTAATATATTAGCCTCACTTCTCCAAGTCAGAGGTGCTCTCATAGCAACTACTTTGTCTATTTTTCTATCATTCCAATATCTACTATAATGTTCAAATTCATTTAATAACCCTTTAACTTCCATTCCATATATATGCTCACATAAACCATATGGGTCAGATAGCATTGTTTGAAAATTACCATTAACTAATAGCTTGCCTATATAGCTTTCATTAATTTTAGTATTTAAATATCTAGCTAATTTAGTTTTAATATAGGTATCTCCTAACATATCTCTATTTAGAATTAAAGCTTTAACTATTGGTTCTAATGAATTAAACACATCCATAAAATCATCTAATTCCATTTCGTCCAATGGTTTATCACATAAACTTCCAAGCAAATATAATAAAGTATAATTACTATCCTGACTTATTATTTTATCTAACCACTCAACAGTAGGAGTACATAATTCCTCTATCTTATCAGATGTGTCTAAATTTAATACTTGTAAAAATTGATAATTTGTAAACACAGATGTTTTATCTTGTTTAGGGCTAAATTTTGTTACTCCCCATCTACCATCATTCTCTTCACAACATTTAAGATAATGTTCCCAGCTGTCATATCCTTTCCAAAGCTTAAATTGACTTTCTGTAATAATCATATCTATTTCATCTGTATTTACCTCATTACCATATAAATCCTTTATTATATTAGTATGTGCTACTTCCCTCGAAAATTTATGAAAATCAAACACACATACCATTCCTTTAACAAAATAATTCCTTATACAAAAAGAACAAGGAATATAATCTAATTCTAAATCTTTAGACCATTGCTCTGCTAATTCTGGAGAACATATTCCCATACCATCCCATAAATTAAATGTTAATTCTTTATCTTTCTCTTCTATAATATCATCTGGTTCTTTTTCGATTACCCAATCTACTGTTTTTGTCATTGTTATTTCTTTATCTGGTACTACACATACTCTTGGTTCGCTAACATTATAAGTTGCACTATTTGATAATGCATAATAGGCATTATATTTATTTTCTGTAATCTTAATTTCATTATGACCATTACATAAAATTTTATCTAATTCATCATAAATATCTTCTTGTACAAAAAATACTGTGTTTCTTCTGGCATTTCCTGCACCACATAATAATCTAACATATTTTTTACCATTTACTACTAATTTATGTTTTATTAAATGTTTATAATGAGAATGTTTTTCTATTACCACTGATATGTATTCAGGAATAAATAATAAGTTATCTATATCCTTATCAATTTGTAATATTCTTTGCTTATTTTCTATACAGTTTCTTCTTCTAGTTAATTTTCTCCTTTCCCTAAACAGGCTATTAATAAAATCAAAATCAATATCTTTACCTTTTATCTTTCTTATAGACCTTAATACTTGATTATCTCCTAATGAAATTAACTCTCCATTCTTTCTAGCAGTCTTCATTGTGATATTTATGTTATAATTATCTTTATATAGTCTACTAGAATTAAATTTTAATACATAAAATTGCTGAAGTTTTTGCACTATTTAATTCCTCCATTATCTATATAATTCTTCTTCAATAAGATGCTTCGTCTCTTCTTTAACCTTTGCTCTATTAAATTTGTTCTTCCTACGAATTTCATCTTCTTGAGTATTATTATATACTGGAATAGTAATTACATCATCTGTATCTAATTCTAAATCCACAGAACCAATTTTATCTAATTCTATATCTTTATCTCCTACCTTTAAAGATGCAATATCTATAGATAATTTAAATTCTTGCAATTTATTGTTTATTTCTTCTATAACCTCTGGTGGTTGTCTATGAAGCCATTCATGATTATAAGCAGCAATATTAGCCCCATTTTGTAAAGATACTTCTCCACCTAAATGTTTTTCCTTTATATGGTGATAAGTTATTTGTCTATTTAGCTTTTTATAACCTTTTATTTTCTTTTTAAGCTTTTGTTCTTCTTCTTCAGTAATTATTCTAATGCCAGCTCTCTCCATAAAGCACCCTTTACCATATCTTTGTTCTAGTAATCTTCTTCCAGTACTATTTTTCATTTATAATACCTCCTTATTCAATTAGAAATTTATAAACATCTAATTGACCCAATAAATACCAATAATTGTTCTCTTTTTTTATAAGGGAATGTACAATGATATGGTTATTTGTTTCATTTATTTTATTTTCTAATTCCCTTATTTTAACATAAATGTCACTCTGTGTCATCACCATCAATCCTTCTTTCAAGATTAAACATAATTTCTTGCATCTTATCTATTTTGACGGTATCACTTATTTGGCTTACACCATTTAGCATTGTAACCAAATAGTTCCATGCTTTTTCATAACTATATTTATTTGACAAATTTAAACACCTCACTACTTTCATATGCCACTGGTATATTTAATTTACTTGCTAATTCTATTTCCTTTTTCATTCCTTCACTTATACCATTACTATCAAACACATACACATTATCACATTCACTCAATAACCTTAAACCGAAGCTCATCCCAACTTCTCGTTCAATTTCATTATTATCATCTAAAAATCTAGTGAAATAGATATGTGGACAAACTGGAATTGCATCAAGTTTTAAAGCAATAAATCTACAATATTCTTTTGCTTTTTCAATATTGGTTTCTATATCTCCTCTTAAAGGAGAACATACATATATCTTTTTTATAGCTGTATCTTTATTATTATTATTATTATTATTATTATTTAAAGGATAATCATAAAAATCTAAATTAATATCATCTATCCACTCTTCTTTACTTACATATATATTTAAACATCCATCACAATTTACATCTATTTCATATACATAACACTCTAAAATAGACGAATTAATAGTATCTATAATTCTTTTTCTGGTATCATAAGAATAATCATATATCCCAAATTCAAAATATCTATCCTTATTATAAGTATCTCTATCTTCAGGATAATAAATACGAACTATTTTTGTACTCTCATTATTATCACTATCAGAATATCTAAAACTAAAAAATTCTAAAAAGTCTATTAATCTTATTTTTTTCATTAAAATCCCTCCAACTCATTATATATACCCACTACTTCTCTACTTAAATCTATAAGCTTTCTGTTGGTAACATGATAATCAAATACATATCTATCCAACGCTGTTTCACTAATATGTGATTTTTGTTCTAAAGACAATTTATTATCAAATGGAGTATTGTCTGCATTTACTCTGTCTATTCTAACTGTCACATAATCTATTCCACAACCCATCCATTTTGAAATTTCATTTGGAAATCTTGTATCTGGTATAAGTATATAATCATATAAATTTCCTAATCCTTTTACTATTTCTATTACACAATTCACCCAAGTATCAGGATTATTTTTCCTAAATATATCTGTACCAACTCTTTGTAAGAGAGTTCTACCTTCTAAGTCTTTTTCACCATTCCAATAAAAAAACTGTTTACATATAAACTTCAAGATATCTCCATACTTTAAGATTAATACTCTTTTATTTTCTAATTCTTCATAAGGTTCTGCATATTCTTTAAATAATCTGGCAAATGTATCTTTACCTGATTGTGCTTTCCCAGATATTAAAACAACTTTTGGCATATATCTCTTCCTTTCTATAATTTACATATTAACTGATTAATTATCTTTTATCTAATTTTACTCTAATACTAAATAATCCTTTAATTAGTATTTTCAGTCCCCAAATTACTATACCTAAGATAACTCCTTGAAAATATGTGAAAGTAGTTGCCATTCCCAATAAAAATAATATTCCATTCACTGTTCCCCAGCATATTAACCCTAAAAGTCCAAAACCTAATACTAACCCTAATATTACACCTAATATAATAATTAAAACTTTCATTTTATCCTCCTACCCACAAATAATATCAGCTTCATTTAAAATACATAAATCTTCAAATTCTCTCTGTCCTACCAACTTTCTTATTCTTTCATGTGCTTTTTCTTTATCACCATTATAACAATGCATTTTCATATGAAGTCCAATTAAATCAGCTATATAAAGAATTTTATCTACATCTTTTAATTCTTCTGTATGTTCATACATTATATACATATAAGCAGATACTTTCTCATGATTATAATAATGAGCTACTTCTGTTTTTTCTCCTTTACTATTAATAAATGTTTTAGTAATCTTTTTGCCAATGTCATGATATAAAGCTGCTCTTAATAAACATTCTAATCTTTCTATATCTCCTGCAAATTTAAATTGATAATTATCCATTATATATTTTACAACTGCCTGAATATGTCCTCCTATTGTTAGTAAATGATGAGGATTATCATGATTAATTGTTTCTAAATAATCTACAAATTTAAATATATCATAATCGTTCATCTCATCTTGTGTCCTTTTTATAATAATCTTATCCCATCCTTCTCTATATTGAGGAATATCAATATTAAAATACATTCGCTTAATTACTTCATATGGAACTTTTCTTTCCCTTAAATTATTTCTTTGTAAACATACATTAAAATCTGTTGCTACTAATATACAAATTTTTTCACATTTTATATTTTTTATTTTATTTAAAAATTGTATTCTTTTTTTAGCATTAATATTAGTTGCATCATATATACAATTTTTCCCCTCTTTTAATCCTTTTTCTATACGTTTATGAAGTTCATTAAACAATAAAGTATTATCGCCTTGAGTATTTTCATCACCCCATAATTCTTTCCTTAAAGCATCAGAAGAAAAAACCTCTCCATTCAATTCATTACTAATAGTTGATTTACCAGAACCAGGTAAACCTACTATCATATAAAACTTATTCATATTCTATCTCCTCTAATCTAAAAGTAACAATTTCTAATTCTCCTTCTTTATATCCCCAATATGGGCTCTCCATTTCTTCTATTTGACTTTCAGCATTTCTTTTGTAAGTAAAAAATGGATTAGAATGTCTTTTACTAATTAATTTTTTTGTTTTCTTTTCTCTTACAGCATAAAGCTTTTCATATGTTTTCATATCTTTCTATCCCTTCTATAATTTTTTTAGTAGTTAAATTATTCAAATATTCTTCATAATTTTTTATTTTATCATCATAAAGCATAAAACCCATTTCTTTATAATCTGGCATTCTTTTTATTAACTTAATAGCAAAATCTTTTCTATCTTTAGCTTTCTTTTTCAATTTTAGTATGCGTTCCTCTATTGTCTTTAATCTTTTTCTAAAATTCAAATATCTTCTTTCTATGTCTTTAAATACATTTTTATATTCAGGAAAATAAGATAAAAATTCTTCTTGCTCATTTTGTATAATTAAATCAAGTACCTTTACTGTATTTATGACATTATTATTAATTAACCTATGTGCATTAACATAAGCTGGAGATTTAACTTTTACTCTATGATAATTTTTATCTACTACAACATAACCTTCTTCATTGAAAGGTAACTTATTTGCTGTTTCTCTAATTTCTTCCTCAGTCTTTAATGGATATAGTTTTGGCTTTGTGACACCTATATCTTCTTCTAGCTCTTTTCCACTAATATTATTCCTAGTTCCTAAATGATATATTTTTGTTCTGGGATAATCTACTACAATTTTTGTATAAGGAGATACTAATTCAAACATATAAGTATAGTTTGGGTTCATTTTTTGAAAAGTTCTAAAATTAAAAACGGACATAAATAATTCTCCAAAAGTTTTATAAGGACATATATCAGTACCTAAATCACAAGCAAAAGCATCTATACATCCATTTGTAGATACATTCCATGTTTTTATTCCATTTTTTTCGTCACACCATAATTTAATTAATGAGCCATCTATTTTTTCCTGTACTTTTGCTGTATTCCAGTCTATTTTGTCTGCATAAGTTTCATCTATGTTAAAAAATTTAATAAAAGGGAAACATACTACCTTGTAACATTCTTCTTTTATTATAATTCCCCTAGCTTCTTTAACAATATCTAAAGAAAAATCAGAATGTATTTGGTCATATTTCAATAAAATATATCCATTATGCCTATTAACTTTTAAACAATATGGTTTTTTAGTTAGTAATTCTTCCCAGTTCTTATGATTTTTCATAAATTCTATAATTTTCAACTTCATAATTATTATACAACTCCTTAACTACATCTATACAATCATCTATATATTCATCATTTAATTGACAAAATGAACAACTTTGTATAAAAAACGGACAATTGTAGCAAGCATTAGAAATTTTGTCATCACACACATTATCACCCCACTATAATATCCTAATTAAGGAGTATTATAGTATTACTTGCCTAACTTAAATTCAAATCCTTTTAAATCATCTAGTTCTATATCAATCTTTTCACCTGAAAGTGTATCCTCTAAATTATGAAAATATTCTCGTAATTTATCTTCTGATTTATCTTTAACTGCGGTAGAAAGATTTCTTGACATTTCTTCACTTATATTTACTTGAACTACTCCGTCATTAAGATATATTATTAATTTTACAAAATCCATATATTTTATCCTCCTTCTTTGATTTATTATACCATATTTTATATTCAATGTCAATACTTATTCTAAAAATAATCTCGTATTATCTAATTTGTCATTGATATAGTCTACTACTGCTGGAATAAAATCCTCCATAATACTATCTTCATCAGTCATTTCTAATGAACCATATTCTTTAGTATAAATAGTCATCAATCCACAACCACATAAGATATCATATATTTCTTCTTTTTCTATAGTTACATAACTATCCATTATATATCATCCTTTCGATTTTAATTTATTTTTTTAAATTTATTATATGCTAATTTCATTTCCTGTGCTACTGTAGTAACAGTAAGCCCTCCAGTTAATGCTCCCAAACCACAACATGCTATGTTTCCATTCTTAGCTGTTAATAAACAATTTAAAAATATTTTAGATATACAATCTTTAGAAATAAATTTTGGGAATTCCATAGTAGGTGCATAAATAACATTTTTATATTTATTATTTCCATAAACTACTATATTATCTCCTACAGGTAAATATAATTTTTTATATTTTCTTATAATACCCCATTGTACCCTATCTTGTAATCTTGTTCCAAACAAATTTCTTACTGCTAAATCTATACCACCATTCATTATTCCATAACTATTACCTGCTGTTACTAAATAATCTACAGGTTGTAATTCATCAAGTTTTATATTTAATACCTTTACATCATTACAGTCTTTAAATTCTTTGTTCCAGGCATCACACATTTCTTTGTTCATATCAAATAAAATAATCATTTATTATCACCTCCATATATTTATTTTATTGAACTCGAAGCTTAACTACATTTAATTCCATATTATCTTCGAGTTTATTTTTTAATGCTAGTAAACTCAATGCTTCCTAGCATTATATCTTAAAAGATATTTATTTTATTAAATATCTTTTATTTCTATATTAGATAACTTACTAAAATCTACTATTATCCCATAAGGATTTCCTAATATACAATAAGCCGCAGTTTCTACACTGTACCCTATTTTACCTTCATAGTCTTTTTTATTCTTAGTAAAATGTACCTTATCACCTAAAAACATTGGAATGTTATTACTATCATTTCTTCCAATATAATAACCTATACTTTCAGGCTCAACTTCATAATCTCTTTGTTCAGTCAAATTCCAATCATAATTAACTTGAACTCTTATAAAATGCCTGATTTTCTCTCCATTATAAAAACAAACATATGGTGTATCTGTCCAATGCCAGCCATATATCCATTCCTTAGTTTCTTTGCAATATCCTTTACAATATCCAATTTTCATATAAGATGGTCTATTCATTATACCCATTCTCCTTTGCAAGTTCTTCTATAACAAATGTAACAATTGATTTCCCATAATTACAATGTCCTTTAAATATATCACATTCTTCTCTCATACAAGGAAAATATACACATTCTTTACAATACCTATCCATTATTTTTCTCCTTAAACATTTGTTGTGTTATTTTTTGACCTTCTTCTATTAAATTATATAAATCATAAATATCTATATCCTCTGTCAAAAATCTATCACCAACAAATCTAAAATCATATCCCATTTCAGTCATCATCCAATATCCAATTGTTCTACAATACATCTCTTCTTTTATAACAATCTCTAAAGTATCAGCCGCATTCATAAATGGGCTGTTCTCATGCCTTGTAAAATCAGTGCCTCTCAATTCTAAGTTTCCTATAGTTACTGTCTCATATAATTTGAAGTCCATATTCATTACTTCTTCTAAACTATAAATTTCTAAAAAGTCTAATTTATTAACAGTCCACTTTGCAATAAAATGTTCTCCGTCATATTCTATTTCATTTTTTCTGGATTTATTTGTATCAAAAAATAAAACATCTCCTTTTTTTATTTCACCATTTCTAATTTTTAAGATTACCTCTTCTATTCTCATATGAATTCCTCCAATATTTTATTTTTATAATAATATACATAATTGCATTATACAAAGAATAGGGAATAATAAATATCCCAAAACATAATGCTGCCAAACATGTTATTTTATCAAATATTTCTAATAAAAATATTAATACCTCCATAGCTCCTCCTTACAAATGTATTATGATTTATTAGATGGATTTTTAACAATAATACTATCAAACCCTTCTATATCATATCCTAATATATTTAAAATTTCTTCTAAATCTACTTCTAACTTTTTTTCTACTTTAGCAGTAGTAGCAAACCATAATCCTGACAATACAGTTCCATCTTCATCATAACTCGTACTTTCTATATTTTCTTCAATCTTATTTAAAATTTCACTTTTTTCTTTTAACCTGTCATATGTTTCTATGTTTAATACTACATATTCTTCACCATTTCTATTCATATAATCCATCATTTCTATCCATCTCCACTTTCTTCTCAACTTTTTTCTTTAAATATTTCATGCTTTCTTTATCTTTATCATTATATATTTTACATTCTTTGTCCAGTGTTAAATTATGATATTTCATAAATTTTAAATAACAATATAGCTTTTCTACTAATATATCAATTTCCATATTTTTTCCATAAATCTCACTAACACCATCCATATAAGCATCAAAATACTTTTGAGCATCTCTATCCAATTCATAATTGTCTTTCTTTATTCTTTTTATCTCATAGTTTTTTTTGCTTATTTCTGTTTGCATTTCAGATACTAAATCTAATACAATGCTAATATCTTCGTCCATTTCTTCCTGACTATATAATGTGGCAAACCATATATCATTTATTCCTCTTTTTAATCTGTCTAATGCAGATTGTTGTCTTTCTGTCATGATTTTAATCCTCCTCTTCTATATATTCTAAGGCTATATATTCGTCACTATTATCCCATTTCTCAGCCAAATCTGGTCTTAATGTTCTAATAACTTCCCATAAACCTACACCATAATCAGAACTATCATCAAAATATAGATAATTATTTGCTTTTGCATAAGCCTGCCTTATTATTTTGTTTTGTCTATCTACTTCTTTTATTATAGTTTCTTGTATATCAATCAAATCATCAGCCCTTAATATTTTGTCTTTATTATTTTTCTCATATTCTATCCAACTTCTCATTTCCTCTAAGGCTTTTTCTATATTCACAATTTTTTACCTCCCTATTTTATAATTAAACCCATATCAAAACACTTCCCTATACACTTGTCACATTGATAATCACATATAAAATCTTCCATAATTATACCTCTTTCTTAATGCAAATTTCTTCAACAATTTCTCTTTTCTTTTTATTCCATTGTTGTTCATCTACATATGTTATTTGATAATGGTTTGATAAAATAAAATCAGCCAATTTATCTACCCAATCTCTTAATTCTTTATTGTCTTCTACTTCTTTTTTATATAATTCATTAATATAACTAATCATGCCTGCTCCTTTCTATATACTATTGTCAAAATAACCTTCCATATGCTTAATCTCTTTGTTACAATTCATATAATCAATACGAACCCTATCCTTATCATAAAGCTCTAAATTGATATCAATTCCAATCACATATTTTATATCTGTATCTTCCAACATATTAATAATTAATTCTTTATCCATCATAACTCCTTTTTAAAACCTATTTCATTTTTTATTTTTCCATGTTTTTCTGGTTTATATTTTCTTGGAAATAATCCAATAAGTAAAATCTTTTCACATACTGGACATTTTATACATAAATCCATTTTCATATCAGGAAATAAATCACTATCGTCATACACTAATAAACTTTTACAATTTCTACAACGTTTTATATATTTTTGAGTTCCTGGATTTTTACCTAACTTTAATATATTCATTATTACCTCCAATCTTTATATGTCTTTTTCTATATCATCTATCAAAATCTTCAAACTTTCTTTTATATCGTCTATATTAAATTCTTCTCCGTTTATCCAATCCTTTATATCACAAATAATTTCATTTTTAGTTTGACCATAAGGATATTCTATACTATCCTCTCTATCAATTAACCAATCTGTAAAATCATCTTCTTCCATATATTAATCCTCCTTATTAAATATAATTTCATTTGTACATGGATTTTCCTCGTCTTCTTTTATTCTACGTTCTATTTCTTCAACAGTAATTTGATTTAAAATATTATCAATCTTTTTCTTTATTCGTTGTATCTTACTTTCATTTTTATCTAATTCAAGATTATTAGAAATATTTATGATGTCTACCGCATTAATCTCATGAACCTTAACTATTTTCATCATCTTTCCCTCCTCTATGTTCTATAAAAGTTTCATTAATCTCATCTATAAGCTCTTGTAAAAAAATTATTCTATCTTCATAGTAGTCTATAAGCATTAAATCATCTGGCTTACATCCTTTTATACATTCTTTATATTTATTTATTTTTTCTATTAATATATCTTTATGGATAGAATTATATATTTCATCTAATAAATCATCTAACATTTCTCCTATCTTAATTGCTCCAACTGGGTCATTTGTATGAAATACTATCCATTTAGATATATTTTCTACTTTCTCTCCATTAGACAACATTATATAACCTCCTTTTTAAATTTCCAATCTGCCATATAAAATAAAGTTGCTCCTCTTCCTTTCTGGGTAGGTGCCCAACAATATTCTCCAAGTTCATCTCTCTCCCATTCATCTGACCTTTTTATCCTATAATATCCTTCTTCTACTTCTCCTGCTAATTCTATGTTATCATCCATTAATTCTTCTTTTAATACTTTTAAAAAGTTATCTTTGTTATTTCCACATTCCTTAGCAGAAATAAATGCTTGATAATCTCCTGTTTCATTGTATTCATTATAAAGACTTATCATCTATTATATCCCTCCTATAATTTTCAAATGAACTTATTAAATAATCATATATTTCATTTAACTCCATTAAATCTTTTACTAAATCATTAGAATTTGAATAATTATTAGTAATGACTTTATGAATATAAAACTCAGTTTCTATACCTGTAAACACACAAACCTCTACAAACATTTTTTCATTATCTAAAAAATATCTTTTGCAACATGTTTGAGTAAAAGGATTATTACCTAAATATTCTTCATCCCAATCTAAATTATAACTATATCCCCAAAAATCATTTTCAAACTCTTGATACGTTATTTCTTTAGATATAATTGATTTATAAGTATCTAAATAAAACCAATTATCTGATATCCAATAACCATTTTCAACTATTTTTATTTTTCTTTTATTCATATAACCCTCCATTTATAAATATTTATGGATATAACCTCTTAAAGTCTTTTTAAACTTACCATCTTTATATTCCCATTCATCTATTATAATATTAACACTATTTACGGTAATTTTAGGCTTACCATTTCTTAATAGATTTTCTAATTCTTTAGGCAGATTTGTTATCTCTTTATCTCCTATAAAAATAGTATTTCCTATTAATTTAATATTTTTGCTTAAAACAGTACAATCACACATCTCTTTGCTCCTCTTTTATCTGTGTCTCTAAATACTTAACATATTTATTAAAAAATGAGAAGTTAATAAAGTTTATACAATAAAAATTATCTTCCATAAAATTATCATAAAACCACCAAATAGGATAAAAGATTAACTTTAATAATAAATAAGGTATATTAAAAATCAATTCTATAAAAGCTAACAACAACACAATAAGAAAATGTGTCCATCCTACTAATTTTCTAAACTCGTTTAAATCACTTAACATATCTTTATTTCCCTTCATATTGTTTATCTATTTCCATTATTTTTTCTATTAATGCCTCTGTATCATCATATAATATTACGTCATCTTCCTTTAAATCTACACAGTCACTATCCTTTACATATATTATTGTTTCATCTTCAGATATTAAGTAACTATCTATGATATCTGAAAAAATACAAACTTCTCCATTATTCTCATATACAATCCAAACTTTATCTCCTATATTATATTTTGTTTTTATATCCATCTTACTTTCATCTCCTAACATTTTTTCTTCTATTTTATCTAAAAGATAATTTATGCCCTCAGCACTTAAATTTCTTTCTCTCTGTGGTATGTTATTAAAACCAGCTTTAATATGGCTTATAACTTCTTTTATCCTTTCTTCTGAGATATACATTATTCTCCTCCTAATCCATTTAATAACATATTAATCAAAGACTTCTTTCCTAAATTCAACCAATATGCTCTACTTTCTTTGTTATATGCTTCATATGGCTCATTCTGCTTATCTATTTCTTTTTCCATTAACATTAATTGTTTTTTTGAAATAAAAATACTATCATTAAATGTATCTAATAGTTTTCTTAATGCCTTTCTTTCTTTTGTGTTGTTGATTTTTGTTTTCTCGAAAACTGTTTCTAATTCTTCTAAAAATACAGATAAGATACGTACACTTTTACTTAAAGAATATTCTTCCTCTTTTTCATATATAACAAATGTACTATTTGTTAAATCTTCTGTATCTAATACTCTTTCTAGCATTTCATCTTCTTTTCCTTTTTCTTCTCTCCAAATATGAAGTTGTCTGAATTCTCCTACTTTTGTATAAAATTTATATCTATATGATGAATTATTTTTGCCTTCATACTCTTTATATAATTTTGTCCCTGTAGCTATTTCATTATTTTTTAATGCCTTGATTAATTCATATCCACTATATCTTTTTACTTCTTTCATTAAATTCTTCTCTCCTTTTCATCATCTCTTCAAAATGGTCTTTATTTTGATTATGTTTATCTACTAGAAAAGTTCCAATACATATAAATAAAAAACCATATATTATTATACCTAATAACCATCCCCCTTTTAATAAAAAAGGTAATAATAATATAAATCCAATTATCCCTGACACTATAATAAATTTTACAATATTGCCTATTATACCCATGAAAAACCAGAAAATATTATCTAACATTTATATATCCCTCCTTATTTTGTTACTATTTTATTTAATATAAAATTAGTTTGATATTTTTCTCCTACTTTAATATACTGTGGTGTATATGAGATTAATTTCATGTCGGATAGTTTTTTTACTATCCCCCCTACCTTTTTCTCATTTCTACTGTCTCTGTTTTCTCCTCCATAATATCCTATTACTTTAGCTAATGTGTTATATCTAAAATAGGTAGGAATTCCTTTTTTTTGGTTAGTATCATATAATGAACTTAAATATATATATACTTTTATGATATTATTTATTTTGGTGTCATATAGTTCTTTTATTATATCTTTATATACATATCTCTTATATTTGTATTTCTTGCTGCTTATTTTATATTTGTACTCCCCATCTTTTTCTATATATCCATATTCCAATAACTTATCTATTTTTCTATAAAAGGTTCTATAATTTATACCTAACTCCTTATATGCCCCTCTTGGCTTTTGATTGATAGTTATATTTCCATCTATATTATCTCCATTTAACAATATCCAAACATATAATATATCTGAAACCTCTTTATTGGATATGAAATTTTCTTCACTAGGTATTAACAATGATGTCCTTTCTTTACTCACACACATACCACCACCTTTCTTATCCTTAATTAATACTTTATGTTTCTCTCTTAATTGCTTCTATATAATTATAACATATTTATTTTTCAAAGTCAATACTTTTTTAAAATTATATGCTAAACTTTGTATTTTTACACAACCAAACTTTGTACTTTTACACATTCAAACTTTGTACTTTTACACATTCAAACTTTGTATTTTTACACAATGAACTTTGTATTTTTACACAACTAAATATGTTATATAATATGTATATATAATATGTATATAAATATTTATAATATAATTGATTTATTTTAACATTTTAATCTATTTTTCTATATTTCTATTTTTTTGAAATTATTAGAAATTTTAGAGTGTTTTAGAAGTATTTTTAGAAGTTTCGTATGAATTATTAGAAATATCAAGGTTTTTAGAGATTTTTAATATCTTATTTTTTTATCGTTATTCTATATTTATTACTATAATTATTATTTTTACTGTTTCGCTTAATGCACTATTTTCACCGTTTTTACGATTTTTTATATCTGTTTTTTCGATTTTATAAATAATTTTATTTTTTGTGCTTGTATGCATTGGGAGAGTAAGGTTTTTTCGGTATTTCGGAGTTGGGTGTGGGAATGGATGTGCACGCGGAACACTTGTTCGATTTTTTGGGGTCTTGGTTGTTATTGTATCCCCCTTACTACCATAAATTTAAAACGTAACGGGGTTATTAATATTTATAAAATCACAATTTTATCAATAATTTTATAATATTTTAACTATTTTTAATTATTTTGTAAAATTTAACTTTTTGATTAAATTTTAAAAGGTTAAAAATTTTGATTTTAAAATTGGGGCTTGTTTATTTTTGGGGTAACTGCATTTTTAAAATATATGATATTATTGTAAAGTAAAACCCCCTTACACCCTAAAACAAAAGAACGTTTGTTCACTCATCTAATTACACAGCTATGAGCTATACGACAATATTTTAATAATATAAAATAAATAAAATAAAAAATAAATATAATAAATAAAACAAAAGAACGTTTGTTTGCTTATTTCTTTTTGTTCTTTGTGGAACATATAGAAAGAATAAAACAGAAATAAAAGTAAAAGTAATAAAAGCAAAATGAAATACAAAAGAGTTATACACATAAATTATATAACACCTAAAAAATAGCAAAAATAAAAAAATAGCGATTTTTTATATATAAAAAAAATATATATTAGAGGGCAAACACTTATACATATAAGCAAACATACAAGGTTTACATAAACAACGCACCAAAAACAAAAATAAAAGAAAATAAAAGTAAAATAATATAATTGTATATATGTATATAAAATCCTATTATATTTAAATTTAAGATAAATAAGAATACAAATAAATGTTTGTAAAAATAGATATATCAAACAAAGTTTTGATTTTTGTAATATAACTGTAATATAATTGTAATTATTTTGTAATTGACTTTTAGCGATATAGTGATATAATAAGTATAATGAAAAAAGAAAGGAGAAACAAAAAAATGTATATAATATTAAACAATTTTATTTTTGGAAAATATAAGGAATGTTTGCCAAAAATAAAAAAAATAGAAAATATTGATAGTAAACACAAAAAAATTACATTTTATAAATTATCTAATTTTGAAAAAACAGAAATAGAAAACTTGACAAACTATAAAATAAAAGAATAAAAAAAGAAGGATTTTTAAAAAATATGTAGAATAATATAATTGAAAGGAGTTGTAAAAAATGATTTTATTTTTAGAATTTTTGGCAAAAATGGGAATAATTTTTATTGAATTAATGGGGATTTTAATTTTGGGGTTATTAATACAAGGTCTTGTATATAATTTAAGCAACAAAAAAATAAATCTATATAAAATAATTAGTTATAATTTAATTGATAAATACATAAAATAATAAAAAGGTGGTGCTTATATTATGTTTACAATAAAATTATTAGACAAAAAAACAAATAAAAGTTTTGAAAAAAAATTTGATAGTTTTTATTTGTTCAATAAATTTTTAGCAAAAGTAAAATATAGTAAAAAGCTTGTAATTTTAAGCACAAGCAGACTTTAAACAGTAAATGACAAAAAATATTATACACAAGATGAATTAATAAAAAGAATTTTTGAAATTGTGAAATTAGAAAGAAAAGAGTTTGAATGTATAAAAATAAGAAAATTAAAATAAAAAAGGAGGTGCGAAAAAATGAAGGGGTTTAAGTATTTATTAATATTTATTTTTGGCTTTGTATTTTGTTATTTCTTAATTGTTTATAATTTAAAAATAAAAACAGCAGAAAAAACAGAAAAAGGGGAACTATTAACAATTTCATTTTTTGGGAATTGTTGGAATTATTACAACGAATACTAGTTTTGTAATATAATAGAAAGAAAGGAGCAAAAGAAAAATGGAAGAAAACACAATAAACGAAATGTTAAAAAATATTGATAATAGGATTTTTGACAATATAGAGAACGAAAAAGACGACGAAAAATATTATAATAATAATATTTATAATTATTAAAAAAAATACATATAAAAGGAGTAAAAACAAAAACCGAATTGAATGACTTTTTATGGTTTGAAAATTTTGAAAATTTATAAAAAATAAAAAAAATATGGAGGTAAAAAAATGTTAAAAGTAAAAAATTTCTATAACAAAAATCAATTTGTAATCGAGGAAGGGGAAAGAATAATTTTTCAATCTTATGAAAGTATTATCGCAATTTATGAAAGTAGAAGTCAATTATTAATTTTGGGGCGTGATTGGGATTATAGCAGAACGACTACAAAACATTTATACTTATTTATTAATGATTATGTATGCAATAAAGAAATTGAGGAAGTAAAAAACCGAACCAACAAAAGAGAATACATACAAAAATTAATTAATAATGGAATTATAAAATATGATGAAAATTTGGTATAAAAAATAGATAAAAGCTTTTAAAAGCAAGTAACAATTTTTTAAAAAAATTGTTGCTTGTTTTTTTTGTTTTGTATAAGCTATTTTTTATATAAAAAAATGGTTAATACAAAATAAAAAAATGCACATTGAAAATATTATAAAAATAACTATATTCAAATATAAGCGACATTTTGCGAATAGCTATATAATTATATAGCAATACAAAAATAAAGGGTTTAAAACTTAAATATGGACGTCTTAAAATGGAATATAAGACATTATAATTTTTATATAATATAAATATACATATACAAAAATAAAATGCTTATAAACTCAATATGACAAAAAGTAAAATGATATAAAAATATAGATTTTTAATAATATAGTTATAACAATTACAAACAACAGTTCGCAAAACATGAGTTCACTAGTATATATAAAGGTCAAAAACAAACAGAGGAAGGAAATATGTAACAGGAAAAGAAAAAATTGCCCCCAGCTCTACGGTAGAGAGGCACGAACCGTAACAAGAACTAAAAAAATCGCCCAGCAATTAAAATATTTTTAAAAAAAATAAAAAAAATATTGACAAAATTATTTTTTTATAGTATAATAAGAAAAAAAATAAAAGAAAGAGGGAATTTTATATGTGGAATGAAGAGTTTAAATATTTAGATAAAGAAAAATTACAAAAGCAAGAAAAAGAAGTTAGAAAAAGTATAGAAATTAGCAAATATATTAATGAATTTATTTTAGAGTTAGAGAAATTAGGAAATAAAAAAGTAACAAAAAAAATTGAAGATTTGGCAAAAGACTTTTTTCAAAAAAAAGATATAGAAGTAGAAAATATTTTTTATCAAAATGCAGATAGAAGTTATACAGGTGTAAATGAAAAATATAGAGATAGAACCTTAATAATCACATTTAACAATTATTATGGAAATTATGGAAACATAGAAATTATGCGAGGTTATGAAAATGATGTAATGGGTGGATTTTATAATAATCTTTTATATCTTAACCCTTGCTACCAAAAAGAAAATATAGAAGAAAGAGAAAATAGGGTAAATGTAGAATTTGAAAATGCTTATAAAAATATAGATTTATACAACAAAAAATTAGCAGAATTAGTAAAACTAAGAGATAGTTTTGGATTTTTAGCAAAATAAAAATTTTAGTAATTTTAAAAGTAGCAATTTCAAACGTAAAAGTAGTTTTTCAAAATTGAAATTGCACTTGAAAACCCACCCCATAAGTTGAAAACTAAGGGTATATAGGAGGAAATTATGAAGAATTTTTAAGAAGTATAATATTTTTTATATAAAAACTTGACAAGAAATTGAAATTATAGTAAAATAATATATATATCAAGGAAGGAGTGATAATATGAAATATCATAATCATGAAATAATTAAAACAAAGGCAGAAAATGATTGTAGAATGGAATATGAATATAATATATATATAAATCAAAAATATATAAATACAGCATATAGTTTAAACAATGCAAAAGAATATATAGATAGTAATTATGATAATAGTTATTTATGCTAATGGATATTTTAATTAGGGAGGAATTATAATGGAAGAATTAGGATTTAAAATAAAAATAACAAATAATAATAAAATTATATATATAAAAGTAGAAAAATATGATGGTAGATTTTTAGGAATGGAAGAAGATAAAAAAATAGTTATATTCAATAAAAATTCTAAAAGAGTTTTTTTAAAAAGAATAATAAAACAAGGTGGGAAAGAACACGACGAACCTTTTTGTGCAGATGTAAAACTATTAAATGCTATATTAGATTTTATAAAAAAAATGAATTAAAGAATATATAAAGGATAATATAAAAGGAGGGATAAAAAAAATGAGTGAGGAAGATATTGAAGAAATAGAAAACAGAATATACGAATTAGAACAATTAATAAGATATGAAGAAGAAAAACAAAAAGTATGTGGATATGGAAGTACAGACTTAGTTTATTTAGAAGAGCTAGAAACAGAATTAGAAGAATTATTGAATAAAATATATGAATAAAGAAGGTGTTAGTATGGATTTTGAAGAATTTGTAGAAAAAGAAACAAATAAAGAATTTATTATTGGAATAATTGTTAGTGTAGTCATAGCATTTATAATTGGAATAATAATAGCATTTTTTATCATAAATGACAAAAATAATTGTTTTGCATATACAGAAACAGAATATAAAAATGTATATGAATTTAGAGATACAACATGGTTTATTATAGATAGACAAAGTAATGAATATATATTTCAACCTTGTGAATTAGGCGACTGGGATTATGAATTAAAAAATGAAGAAGAACTAAAAAAAATTATGGCAACATATTTTATAAATAAATATGATATAGAAGAACATAGAGCTATACAAGAAGTAGAAAATATTTTAAAGGAGATAAAATAAAAATGGATATTAAAAGATATATAAAAGATTATATTTTAAGTTTGTTTGAAGCAGATTTATTAGGAGATATGAAATATTTAGAAAATGAATTAATTGCAAACGATTTCATTGCAAATGATGACAGCATTAAATATAAATGGAGTGAATTTAATACAGATGTCATGATATTAAGTATTGAAAATAAAGGCATAATAAAAGAATATAAAATAAATATAGAATTAGAAGAAATAAAAAAATAAAATATTTTACAAAAAAACTTGACAAGATATAAGAAAAGTAGTATAATAATATTAAATTAAGAAGGAGGTAAAAAATGAAAATATATGAAGTAACCGATACAAATGAATATACTTATATTTTTAGTGAGAATAACAGAAAAGAAATAAAACAAAGACAAGGTAGTGCATATATAGAATATTGGAATGGCAGAGAATTTAAACGAATGTATTTTGATAAGAATAAAAAAGCAATTAGAGAAAATTATTTATTATGTAAAGACATACAAATAATTAATGATTATTTTGGTGTAGGATATGACCTTGTAATATATATATTAAAAGATAGTAATAAATTATATTGTGAAAGTAGTAGGTGGCAAGGAGATAATCCTTTCAACAAACTATTATTATATATGGAAAATAAAGAGTTAATTATGAAACTAGATAAAGAATTTGGAGGGAAATAGATATGGAAATAAAAGTAAATATGAGAGAGATAAGAAAAATATTAGAAGAAGATTTTGATATAAATAGATTAAATAGTTGGAAAAATGATGTATCTAATAGCTTAGAGAAAATATATAATATAGAATTATGGAATGCATTATATCCAGACCAAGACATAATGAAATTTGACAAACTTTATACATTATTGAATAATATAAAATTCATTCAAGATAGAGAAATAAATAATTATGATATTTCAAATATTAATGAATTTGCTTATGATGGTTGCCATAAAATCTATTTAATTGAAGATGAGGAAGATAAAAAACAAGCTATTGAAACCGAATATATGATAATGAAAATAGAAGATTTGCCTAGAATTTGGGCAGAAAGTTGTTCATTAAGATTTATCAATAACTGGAAACTAACAAGGCAATATGTAGGGCAATTTGAAAAAGCTGAATTTAAAAATTTTTAAAATTTTTATTAAAAATATTGACAAGATTAAAGTTTTATGCTATACTATATTTATAAAAGGAGGTAACATATAATGAAGTGTAGTAATAATGTTTTAGAAATAATGGAAAGAGTATGTAAACCATTAGATACAGATAAAGATATGTATTGTGTAGACAATAGAAAATTAATTAAATATTTGCAAGATTATGAGGTAGATATTCCAACTGATATATACGAAAGGTATAAAAATGAATTCGGGAATGGTGTTTTACAGTATATGGAAATATTAAGCAATAAAAACATGAATGACTTTCCAGGAGATAATAGTTATAATCATAATGGAAATATTTATAGAGATATAGATTTTATGACGTGTGAAACAGAGAAAGGAACACAATTAGTGGCTATTCAAATGCATATTGGTGGAGATGTAAGAGGTAATTATACTGATTTCTTTTTACTAGAATTTGATTTTGACACACAATTTTATGAAGTATTAGATGATTTTTGTTTTAATGAAAATGGTTATATTTTAAATTATAATAATAAAGAATTATATATAACTCCATTGGTATTTAGTGAAGATTTAGATGTATATGATATAGAAAATCAAATAAACATATATACAATATATGGATTTAATAAAGAAGAAATTATAAATCAATTAAATATTTGTTATTTATACGAAAAAGAAAATATAGAAATAGCTAAGTATATAGTAGATAATATTGATAGTAAAGATATAAATTATAGTATAGATAAATTAAAACGTTATACAATAAAAGAATATGAACCAAAAAGAATAAAAGAAATAAAAAAAATAGCAGAAAAATATGCAAAAACACTTGACAAAAAAAATAATTAGGTGTATAATAATAAAAGTAAGGAGAAGAAAATTGGAAAAAGAATTAATTGATGAAATAAAAGACTTATTAACACGACATAAAGAAATTAAAAATATAGTAGCTTATACAGATTTGGAACTTAATTATGTAGTCAAATATACTTATGATAACGAAGAATATGTTGTTAGAATAGACTTATTAAATTAAAGGAGGTAATAAATATGAGTATGAGAGATTATGGTGTTAGAGAATATGGTTTTATTTTAAATGAAGAATTGTTTATAGAGTTATTACAAAGAAAAGAAAATGAAAAAAAGTTAAATGATTTATTAGAATGGCTAGAAATTGAAAATATAGAAAATATAGATAGTTTATGTCTTAGTGATATAGCACAAGAAATTGGATTTGAGATATACTCTCAATTTACAGGAGAAACATATAATCCAAAAGTAGCAATAGATGACTGTATTTATTTTCAAGATGAAAATATGTTTATAATGTATTTACAAAAAGATACTTTATTTGATAAATATGAAAATTGGGAAGAAGTCTATCAAGAAGTAAAAGACACACTTTTGAAATATGATATAATAGCAGATGATGACTTTATAAAGAAATATACTTGCCAAGTAGAAGGAAGTTATTGGGGATAAGGAGGTGATATATAATGAGCTTAGCAGACTTAGTAGTAGAATATAGTAAAAAGCTAGAAATAGACTTACAAGAAGAAGATGTTGCTAATATTGTAGAGAACATAAAGAAAAATACAGCAATAGAAAATCAAATAATATTAGAAATTCAAAACTATGCACAAACTATGGGTTTAAATGAAAAATAAAATAATCTTACTTTTTAAGTTCTTTTGAAAGAACAAAAGGGCAATATATAATATTAATAAAAATATTGCCCACCTCATTTTTAAATAAATTTTACATATTTTTTACAAAAAAACTTGACAAGATTAAAATAATATGCTATAATCATATTATAAAGATAAGGAGGAAATTGATATGAAATTAGAATTAATTAAAGAATTTATAGGAGATAATAAAAAAGAAGGAAAAGTGTTTTTTACAGGGTTAAAGGAGAAAACATTAGAACAAAAATTTCAATATATTAAAAATCATTATGTATATAATGTAATGAATAGTTGGAATAGATTACAAAGTATTGCAAATAATATAAAAATTTATAATTTAGAATTAACAAACGAGCAGATAGATAAATTTTTTGAATTGATAAGTATAGATGAAGAACTTTTATATGCTAATTTGCAGTTTTCAATAGAAGATTTTGAAGATATAACTAATACTAATATATTTTTTAATGGTAGAAGTAATGGATATTTAGTAATAGTTCCTAAGTTTGACCAATATAATAAAAGAATGAATATATTAGATTTATTCTTTGATGATAATATTTATGATTATGATACATTAAAAGAGTTTAAAAAAGAAAGTTTAGATACAGCTTATGGTAAAGATAATGAAGATATTAATAACAATTTAGAAGAATGTTACTATTTATTAAAATCCTTTGATTTATTATGTGATTTGTTGAGAGAAGAATTAATATATATGTTAAATAATGCTAAAATTAAAGAAAAAACAGAAGTAATAGAAAAAAATGTTAAATATATAGAGGTAGAATAATGATAAATGCAGTAAAAGTTGGTAATAATTGGGAAATAAGAAAAGATAAAAAGACAATAGAAATATTTACAATAGACCCATTTATTAAATGGGAAGATAAATTAAAAATAATTAATGAAAAAATAGAAAAGTATAAGGAGGTAGAATATGAAATTTAATAAAGATAAATTTTTAGAAGATTATAGTAAAATACAAGAATATTATAATAAATTACAATTTGATGATATAGAATATATTATTGAGTTTAGTTATATTTTAGGTACATTAGAAGAAAAAATAAAGAGATTAAATGATTTTATTATGCTTTCTATAAGTGGAATTGATACTTATAATGTATTTGTAATTTATTTATATAAAAAATTTACAAAAGAAAGTAATGTAGATTATATAGAATATATCACACATAATATAGAAGAAATTATAGATGATTTTATAAAAAAATATCAATAAGGAGGAATTAATTATGTTCAAATATAAAAGTTTTGGAGATTGTGAAAGAATAGTAGTATTAAGAGATTGTACAAATGAAGATACAATATATGGTTTTTTAAAATTAACACTTGATAGAAATACAGATACTTATAGAATTGAAGATATACAAGAAAGAATTTATGAATTAAAAGATGAAATAGGAGAGGACTATACCGTAGAAGATGTTATGGAAACAGTATTAACAGAATTTGATAATATTATTGAATTTATTGATATGGTAGAAGAAGATTTGGAAATTTAGGAGGTATAAAGATGAATGATATATACAAACTAGAAAAAGAAGAGATGTGGTTTGTTTTAAAGTGTTATAATGATTATATAATAGATTTTTACGAAACACAAGAAGATTATAATAGTGTACCAGTATGTATTAGTGAGTTTTATAATAATGAATATATGGAATTTTATCAATATTTTTTAGATTTATTATATAATGATTTGTCTTATATTATATTAGATAGCGAAAACAATATTAATGAAGATTTTTATATGTGGGAAAAAGGAACTAATATAAATATCATAAAAAATTGGTTAAAAAAAAGAAAAGAAAATTAAAAAAAACTTGACAAAATAAATTTTATATGTTAAAATAATATTATAGTTAAGGAGGTAATATAAATGAAAATTTATACAGTTATCCAAAGTGGAATTTGGGATTATGAAATAGAAGATACTACTATAAAAACATTCAAAAGTTTTGAAAAGGCATTAGAATATTATAAAGAATTAGTAGATATGGCAACAGCTGATTTGAGAGAATGGGCAAGTGATGATGAACTTATAGAAGATGAAATTCTTGATATTGAAAAAGAATATGCTAGTTTTGAGGGTTATAAAGAAGGATACTATGCAGAATTAAACTGTTGTATACGAATTGATAAACAAGAGATAGAATAAATTTTGAGGAGGGAGAAACAATGATGATAAATAGAGGAGATTTATATTATGCTAATTTAGGAGATGTTAATAGTACAAGTGTTCAAAATGGTATAAGACCAGTTCTAGTAATTTCAAATGATAAAGGGAATAAATATAGTCCGACTGTTATTGTTGCTCCTTTAACTTCAAAAATAAAAAGGGCTGATTTACCTATACATACAATACTAACAAAAGATGATGATAATGGATTAGAATTGAACTCAGTTGTGCTTTTAGAACAGCTAAGAACATTAGATAAAACACAAATATTGTATAAAATAGGGAAAATATGTAAAGAAGATTTACATAATGTAGATAACGCCTTAAAAATAAGTTTAAATTTAGCATAAAGTGCTTGACAGTATAAAATAAATATGATAAAATAAAAGGAGGTAATGAATTATGCATTATATTGATGAAGATAATAATGAAATTTTAACAGAAAAAGAAATTAGAAAATTAGATTTTAAGGAGAATTTAGGAGATTTAGTTGATAATCAAGAAAATATTATTGAAGGTATAATAAATATACAAAGTATATATGAATGTTTAGATGTTGCATTAAATGGCAATATAGAAGATGTAATTGATGACTTAAATAAATGTTGGGATTATAATATAAATAAAGTAAATGAATTTAAAAGTTTAGAAATAATTTTGCAAGAAAATTTTGGATTAAAGGATAATTTGTGCGAAGAAACTGGGAAATTTACTAAAAATGGCTATATAGCTTACGAAAAATTGATAAATCTTATACAAGATTTAGGAAATATTATTGATATAGATGTAAATAATATAGTAACACAATTAGATAAAATAGAATTCGATATATAAGGAGGGTATCATGAAAGATGTTAATAATAAACTTTTAAGTATAGAAGATATAAATGGGAATATAATTATGCAATTTAAAATTGATAATGATTATAATATAATTGATTTAATTAATTGTGAAATTGCAGACATAACTAGCAATACTATTAGGATACAGCAAGAAGAATATATTTTTTAATTTTGGAGGTAAAAATAATGAAAGCTAATAAAACGATAGAATGGTGTAGTGAATGTGGATTTGAGAGTGAAATTAATATTCAAGGTGGGTATTGTAAAAATTGTGGAGAATGGTTAAGACCATGTAGCACTTGTGATATGGATAATGTGGACTGTAATAATTGTCCATATTTGTCTATGGAAACAAGACAAAGGTTAAATAAAATACTAGGAACATTTATTGGAAGAAGATTTGATAGTACAGACGAAATAATAAATAGTATATGTATACAAGATGGTTTTTTTAGAGGACATTTAGTAGAAGATAATACAAATAAAGACCATATTAGTGATGATATTTTAATAGGAAGTGTGGAAACGGTAGATAATTTACAATTTGATATTCAATTATTCTATATTAAAGATAATTATAATAATTATTATATTACAGAAACAGAAGTTTTAGAAGAAATATAGAAAGGAGAAAATATGGGATATAGAGAAATTTTAGAAGAAAAAGCAAAAATAAGTTTTGATAAATTTATAGATTATATTCAAAACAATTCTAATTTAATTATAAATAATGATGAAGAAGAAAATAACAAAGTTATAGAAGTAATTTATTTTGACGAAAATAATGAGGATTTTATAGGAAGATATTATTTTGATGAAGATTATTGTTATAAAACAATGGAATAGGAGGTTGTTATGTTATTAAGAGATATGTATAAAGAATTAGAAGAATTAGGTGGATTTTCTACGAATTTAGAAGATTTAACAGAAGAACAAATAGATTTTTTAGAGGAAAATAACGAATATGATATTAACTTAGAGGAATTATTGGATATTATAGAAGATTATAGTTATAGTGAATTTGCTGAAATTTGTGCTATATATAGAGATGTTGAGGAATTGGCTTACCAAGAAATTTCTGATGTATATAATATTCCAGATACTATAATGCATTATATAGATTTAAAACAATTTGGAGAAGATTTATTGGATGATGAATTTTATTATGAGTTATCAAGTGGAGAGGTAGTTTGTATTAGTTTATAGCAGGAGGGTAAAAATGAAAGATATTGACAATAATGTAATAATAGATTATATATTAAAAAATAATGCAAATGTACGAGAAACAGCTAAACATTTTGGTGTAAGTAGACAAACAATATGTAATAGAGTAAATAAAACGAACAATAAAAAAGTAAAGTATATCTTAGAACAACATTTTAAGTATAAATCAAAATATAAATATCTAAAAATAAAAAATAATAAAGAGAATTAATTTTCTCTTTTACATATTGTTTTAAATAATTTTAAAGGAGGAATTGCATGGAAAATAAAAATAAGTTAATAGATTTATTTATTGCTAATAGTAATAAAATAATTGCTGAATTAGGAAAAGGAAAAGATGTTTGTATAAAAAAAAATAAAAATGGATATTCTTTTTATTCTACTGTAATAAAAAGAATAAGTAATAAAGAAAATTAAATAAAGTTTGCTAGAACTTAAAACTAGAAAATAGCAAGTGGGCTATAATATACTTAGATAGGTATATTATAGCTCTTTTTTATATACATATTAGATACATAAATTAAATCTAACATATTAATAGAACTTTGACAATTTAATACACACAGGACGCATGAGGATTAATTTTAAGACGTTTTTTAGATAAAGTAATATACTTATATACCTTACAAAAATATTCTCTTAAAACTTAAAATAAACGTCATACAACAATAATTATAATACTTATAATAACGTTTTAAAATCAATTTTAAAGAAAGTTACTTATAAGTAATATAGTTATACTAATAATATATAAAAATTAATATATGGCTAATCTCATACGTCCTAAGCATATTATAAATAATAATATGAATATTGTGTTTATATGCACCTAGAAGAATAAATGTTTGCGAAACAAATGTTTCAAGAAAAATATAGACATAAAAACAAGAATAAAACAAAAAAGGCGTAACATTAAATATAAAAATTCCCCAGCTATAACATCATATTTAAAAATCACTAGGTTAATTATAACGTAACATTTTTTTAAAAAATCCCCCAGAGAAAATATTGTTTATTTTTTTAAAAAACTGTTGACAAAATAAATTTTATATGTTAAAATGAGATAAATAAATAAAAGAAAGTTAATAAAGAAAGGATTGAATGGAATGGATTTTAAGATATTAGAGGAAAAAGATATAAATTTTGAGTTAGCTTCAAATCGAATTGCATTTTATTATAAAAAAGTATTTAATATAGAGGTTTTAAATTTATTTTATAAAAGAAATTTAAAAAAAACAAGTGATAAAAATGTTAAATTGTCTAATTATATAGAAGTATTGCCTATTGAAGTTTTTGATTTTTATATTCTAATTAAAGACAATAATAAAAAAATCTTCAAATATAAATTATTAAAAGCAACATATGATGGCAGAAAATATAGGGATAAAGAAAACAGATATATTGGTTTTTTGGAAAATCTATATTTTTTTGTAGATGAATATTTATGTAAATATTGCCGAAAACATTATTTAGGAAAACACAATACCAAACAGATTAATATGATATTAGAGAAAGATAAGGAAGTAAATGATGACTATCATAATTGGATTGTTAAAAATTATAATAAATAAATATTTAATAATAGTAATATAATTAGCAATTTTAAAAGTAGCATTTTAAAATGTAAAAGTAGATTTTCAAAAACCACTTTTGATTTGAAAACCCACCCCATAAGTTGAAAATATAGGAGGTATAAAATTGATTAATGAAAAAGAATATGATGAAGATAAAAAATTAAAATTAGAGGAAGATGTATTAGATTTTTTAGAACATTTAAAATCAGTAGAAAAAGAATATAAAAATGTATTAAAAAAATATTCTGTTGATTTTGGGAATAACAATAAAAAGGAACAAGATATTCTCCATTATATTGAATTTAAAGAGTTGAGTGCAGTTGGAGCATATAGATTAGTAAAAGAATTAAGCAAAGTAAGAAAAGACAGAAGGAAAGCAGAAGATACAGTACAGTTTTTAAATAGATTAGGTTCGGATTTTACTTTCAATAATGATAAAACTGTTGATGGGATTTTAAATTCTAAAAACAAAAAAATGAAGATTAGAACATATCACACTAAATATTATACAGAAAATACTTTAAATGATATTGTTAATAAAAAAAGAAAGGAGAGAATAAATGATATTAAGTAAAGAAGATTTTGAAAATATAGATAAATTTTTTAAAAATGATGATACAATGGACATTTATACTGCAATAGGTTCAAAAGTAATATTTGCTTTTCCAGATAACGGAATGACATATGAAAGGAAAATAGCTACTAAATATTTAAAATTAAATCATGAATATACTATAGAACGTATAGATGTAGGTGGATGGCATACTACTATATATTTAAAAGAATTTCCAGATATACCTTTTAATAGTGTACATTTTAGAAATAAAGGAGGTAAATAAAATGAAATTAGGAGACAGAATGAAAAGATATGAATTTGTTACACGTAATTATTTAACATGTAGAACCCCTGTCATTGTAAGAATAGATGGAAGAGCTTTTCATACTTTTACAAAAGGACTAGAAAAACCATATGACGGAGATTTTATGAGATTGATGCAAAATACTACGTTAGAGTTATGTAAAGAAATCCCTGGATGTAAATTAGGATATACTCAATCGGATGAGATATCTTTATTATTAACTGACTGGGATAATAATGATACACAAGCATGGTTCCAAAATAATTTATCTAAAATTATATCTATTACAGCAAGTTTAACTACACTAAAATTTAATAATATTTTAGAAGATAAATTACAATATAACGGATTTAGTTATAAATTTAATAATAAAAGATGGAAAGCTACATTTGACAGTAGAGCATTTAATATCCCAAAGGAAGAAGTCTGTAATTATTTTATTTGGAGGCAACAGGATGCGACACGTAACGCAATTCAGTCAGCAGGTCAGGCATATTTTTCACATTCTCAATTACAAAATAAAAACTGTAATGAAATACAGGAAATATTATGGAAAGAAAATAATATTAATTTTGACAAATATAGAACAGATTTTAAAAGGGGCAGTTGTGTAATCAAAAAAGATGGGAAATGGGATATAGATTTAGACATCCCTATATTCACTCAAGATAGAGATTATATAGATAAATTGTTAGGAGTTGAATAAATATGGATAATATGAACGATATAATAAAACAATATATTATTAAGACATTAGAATTACAACAAACAAGATTAAAATGTATTAATCTAGGATTTAATCCGAGTAAAGATGTTAAAGTAGAACTAGATTTAATTGATTTATCATTGAAAGAAATTGAAAGTAGGTGGAAATAATGACATTTAATGATGCTAAAATTTGGTTAGAAGTCTTTAATATAAAAATAAAAGAAAGCATAAAAAAAGGAGAGCTGCACTTTAAAATTGGTATTTTGAATAGTGTAAAGCTAAGTCAAGCTATTGATATTATATTAAATGAAATAAAGGAGGATTAATATGAACAATAAAATCAAAATTTATCTTAATCTGACTAATGGCATTGAGTTTTTATCTGATACTGATTTTAAAGAAAATTATAATTTTGTAAGAATACAAAGTTGTGCTTGTGAAAGACATTTATGGAATAAAATTTTATCTGATTTAGACTATAATTTTTTAATGGATGTTGCATTAGGATATACGGTAATAGTATGTGATGCAAGCCCTCATAAAATGTTCAGTAGAGCTTTATATCAAGGAGTAGAATTTATTAAATATGCTTTAAATAGGATATGGTTAAATAAAATGACTATTCCTTATGTAAAAGGAATAAGATGTGATAAATATTTTAACGAAGAATTTAATAAATTAGATAAATCTACACTAAAAAAAATAAAATATTTAAGAAAATTTTTAAATACTGACAAGATAGATATTATATGTATTAGTACTACTACAACCCATGATGGAGATTATAACTACTTTAAGAAATTATTAGTTGATAAATATAAGGAGGTATATTATGAATAAAGACTATTTTAAATTAGGAGAAGAAATCGAAAAGAAAATATATAATTATGATGACCAAGGAAATGAATATTGCAAAACTATTAAAGGTAAAGTATTTCAAATAACAAATCATTTTGTTGTAATTGATAATGGATTTTATAAAGAAGCTTTTAAATATTCAGAATTTCAGCCTGACACTCCATTTGAAACAAATGAAGCACCATATGACTTATCATTAGAAAGTTATTCTCAAGACATTATAAAAGAATGTATAGAAAAATTAAACAAAAATCAAAAAGGAACTGTTTTTAATTTAAATCAATTAAATCAAGTAATAAATTTATATTTTGAAGATAAAGATTACATTGTAGAAGAAGATAATAATATTTTTTATATAAGAAAAAAATAATAAAATATATTGACTTTCATCATAAAATTTGATATAATAAAGTAAAATTGTCTTAAATTTTATATTAATATAGGGATTGAAGTGGAGATAAGTGCTGCCACGCACCTTATAGGTCAAAAGAAATGCAGGAAAGGGCACACCTGCCAATAACCTATATTTAGTAGAAACTCTTATGCAAATAAAAATTTATTTATTAGAAAGGGGAATAAGAATGATATATTTCATTAGTGATACTCATTTTTATCATAAAAGTATTATTCCTTATTGTAAAAGACCTTACTCATCTATAGAAGAGATGAATAAGAAACTCATAGAAAACTGGAATTATACAGTCAATGATGATGATACTATATATTTTTTAGGAGATTTTTCTTTTGGCAATGCTGAGCAAAGTCATGCAATATGCAATCAATTAAAAGGTATAAAAGTTATTATTAGAGGTAATCATGACAGAGATAGAGGGAAACAATCTTGGGAAAATATAGGATTTGATTTAGTGTTAGATAGCCCCCAAAAGCTTTATTATGTAGACAGAAACCACAACTTTAAATATGTAATACTTTCTCATGAGCCTCAATATATTAAAGATAATGAATTCAATATCCATGGTCATATTCATGATGCATTATTAGAAAGTGAATACCCAGATATGAAATCTAATAATCATCTTTGTGTATGTGTGGAAAGAATTAATTATAAACCAATTTCTTTTGAAGATATACAAAAAGATTATTTAGAAAAATTTTTTATAGAAAAGGAAGGAAGATAATATGATTAAAACAGATATAACTGGAGAAACAATGATTTTTAAAAATAATAATGGATTTTATTCAACATCTATTTCAAAAAAGAAACAAGATGGAAGCTATGATAATGCTTATATTAATGTGTCATTTAGAAGTGGTGTAACATTAGACAATAAAACTTTAATTAATATTAAAAGTGGATGGTTAAGTTTTGATAAATATGAAAAAGAAGGGAAGACTAACACATATTTAAAAATATTTGTTAATGACTTTGATATCGTATCTAATTCTTCTCCAGCTAATTCAGCTGAAAAAGATACATTTGGATTTGCAAGTACAGATGATTTACCATTTTAATTAAATTAAAGGCAAATGGCTGGGCATTTGCCTAATAAATATAAAAGGAGGGTTATAGAATGAAAATAAAAACAATTTTATTAATGATTATTACTCTTGCGAGTGTATTTCTATCTATATATGTAAGCACTTTATATGCTGGATTTGTAGCTCCATATATTATTGGATTTACAACTCCTATTATTGTAAATGCTATATATACATTTGACATAAATAAATATAAAAATAAAAAATAGGAGGATGTTATGGATATTAAATTTATAGAGATAATGTCTTCTAGCTATGATGTATATAGAATAGATAAAAATAATATATGTGAATGTAATTGTATAATAAAAAATGCACCTGTTGATTGTAGTAGTTTAGAAGATAAAAAATCAGTAGACTTGCCATTAGTTGAAAGCCTATTACTGATTATAGATAATTATACAGAAATAAAAGATGAAAATGATATAACATTAGATGTTAATAAACAAGATATCTCTCAAATTCTTATCTGTAAAGAAGATGATACTGTAGTATTAGGATATGTAGATTTAACTACAGAAAACTATAATATGCACCAAACTAATTATATTGAAGGAAATAGATTATATATTACAATTGAAGATGAAATTTAATATTTTTTTTAATAAAAGCTTGACTTTTATCTCCATCTATGCTATACTATATACAGAAAGAGGGAAGAGATATGAGTAATATAGATGAAATTTTAAACAACTTTATTAATACAAAAAGAAGTGATGGTACAAGAAAAAGATATAAAGATAATCTTAAAGAATTATTTGAATTTAAATCAATTACAACACTAGATGATTTCAAAAAATTAAATATTGATGACTATTATGAATGGAAGAATTATCTATTAGACACTGGGATATCTGAAAATTCAATAAGACCAAAACTTAGTGCTGTTAGTAGTTTTTATACATTTTTGTTATCAAAATCTGAATTAGATTTTAACAAAAATATTATTGCTAGTAGTGATTTATTTAAAACAACAAAAAAAATAGTAAATCCACAACATACAACATATTTAACAGAAGATGAAATTATAGATTTTTTAAGGGAATGCAAAACACCTAGAGAAAAAGCCTTTTGTTCAATATTTTTAAATACAGGTATAAGAATTTCTGAATTAATAAATTTAACTTTAGACACTTTTACTGTATTTAAAGATGAAAATAATGAAGAAGTTTCTACTATTATTGTTACTAGAAAAGGTGGAAAAATGCAAGAAATATATTTTAATTCTTTTGTGACAAAATGTATAAAACAGTATTTAAAAACTAGGACTTCTACTAAATTAAATTATTTATTTGTATCTAATACAGGTAAAAAGATGTCTGCTCAAAGTATTGATACTACTATAAAAAAAATAAAGAATAAAGCAGGCATAACAAAACCAATTTCTGCACATAGTCTAAGAAGGACAGCAGCTACAGATATGTATAAACATGGATTTCAAATAGAAGAAATTCAAGATGTATTAGGTCATAGTAATCCTGGTACAACACAAATATATTTAAAAGAACTACAAAATAAATCTCGCAATGTATTTAGAAATTATAAAGTTGGTTTATAAGGAGAAAAGTTATGAATAAAATAAAAAATGGATTAATAGGATGCTTAATAATAGGTATAATATATATATTAATTTCTATTGTACCAAAATTCCTTAATTTCATGGAAACACAAAAAGATATTTTCCATATATTACCAGAAGGTCAGGTATTTATAATTAAAGAAAATAACATAAATCCAAACAAAGAAATTAATACAAGTCAAAATATACCTTTGCCATCTGATATAGCTAAAAAAATGCAAGAAGAACACGAAGATAAATTAAGAAAAGAGGCAGAAATCGCAGAAAAAGAAAGAATAAGACAAGAACAAATAAAACAAGAGCAAATACAAAAGCAAGAAGTAGCAAGAAAATCACAGCAAAATAATACAGTTGAAGTTACATCTCGTTCTTCATCATCACGAACAAATGATATAGGATATGTAGCATTTGTGGCGACAGGATATTGTCCTTGTGCTAAATGTTGTGGTAAAACTAATGGTATGACAGCTAGTGGTGTGAAAGCAAAAGCTGGAGTAACTGTTGCAATGCCAAACAAATACGAATTTGGAACTAAAATAAAAATAAAAGGAATGGGTACCTATATTGTTCAGGATAGAGGTGGGGCAATAAAAGGAAATAAAATAGATATATTTTTCAATACTCATCAAGAAGCTCTAAACTTTGGGAGGAGAACAGTATATATTAAAATATTATAAGGAGAAAAGAAATGAATGATAAAAATTTGTACTTTAAAGATAAAAAAGGAAAAATCATTTATAATAAATTATGTGTAGATTGCCCTTATTCTTGCAAGCAAAGTTTTAGGAGTATGATTATAACTTGTAAGCTTACTAAAGAGCAAAGAAAAAACAGAAAGGGGAAATAAAATGTATTATTTTGATTATGCTTCTACTTATCCTACAGACATAGAAATACTTGAACAATGTATTTTAAAAAGAGATGATGGTATATTTAATAATCCATCTTCTACTCATGAAGAAGGAATAAAGGCAGCAGATTTATTATCAAAAGCAAGACAAAAAATTGCTAATATTTTGCAGTGTTCTACGGATGAAATAATATTTACGAGCGGAGGCTCAGAAAGTGATAATACAGCACTTAAAGGTGTTATGTTAAAATATAAGCCAGAAGAAGCTGAATTAATTACCTCTACTATAGAGCACCCTGCTATTTTAGAAACTTGTAAGCAATTAGAAAGATTTGGATATACTATTCGCTATGTAAAACCTAATAATAAGGGTTATATTGGCATAGAAAATATAAAAAAACAAATTAATGATAAAACAAAACTTATAAGTATAATGGCAATTAATAACGAATTAGGAACTATGCAAGATATATATGAAATAGCTCATTTAGCTCATACAAAAGGAATACTATTTCACACAGATGCAGTTCAGGCATTAGGTAAAATAGATTTAAATTTAGATACAATTGACATGGCATCTTTTTCTGGGCATAAGGTAGGGGCATTAAAAGGTACTGGATTTTTGTATGTTAAAACTTATGTAGAATTGGAACCATTAATTTGTGGAGGTGGGCAAGAAAGTAATCTGCGAGCAGGAACAGAAAATATATTTGGAAACTATATGTTAGCGTTGTGTTTAGAAAAATATTATAATAATTGGACAAATTTTAATATCACATATATGAATAGCTTACAAGATAAAATAGTTCAGAAATTAAAAACTGCTTTCGGAGATAATATTATTATTAATTCTAATGCTCTAGGTATTGTTAATATTGCTTTTAAGAATATAAATAGTGAAACACTACAGTTAATGCTTTCTTGTAAAGGTGATATGGTTTCTGTTGCATCTGCATGTCATTCTAATTTTTCTGAACCATCATATGTATTAAAAGAAATAGGAGTTCCTAATGAATTTTTAAACGGTTCTTTAAGGATTAGTATTTCGCCTGATACAAAAGAATTTGAAGTGGATAATTTAATCAAAAATATTATATTGTATGCAAATCATTTAATAAAAATAGGAAAGGAGTAAAAATATGGAAACAAATAAAATTGAAAGTATAGACTTTGTACCAGAAAAAAAAGTAAAAGGGAAATTTAAGGCAAAATGTTTTCATTGTAAAGAAAAGGGAAAAATGACAACAGAAAAAGGAGTAGAATTTGAATTGCCATTTAGATATGTAGAAGTACCTAATAAGAGAGATTTAATGAAAGAATGTAAAGAATATATAAAAGAAAGTAAAGAAAAATATGGTAATGAAAGAGTTATAAAAAGAGCATTGATAAATTATTGTCCAAATTGTGGGCATACAATTAATATATGTTGTAAAGATTATGTGGATTTTTATAAACCAACAAAAAAAGAAAATAAAGAAAAAAAATAAAATACTATTGACTTTTGAATTAAAATATGCTATAATAAAGTAGATAAAGTATATGCTAATATTTTTATTTTTTAGGAGAGTGATTTTAATGTTAAGTTTTTTATTTAATCCATTTTTATGGAATAAAGATGTTTATAAATTTAATAGATTTGAGAAAGATATGAACCCATTCTCAGTTCATGAGAAAGGTAATAAAGTAATATTAGTGCATAATGTAGTTGGCATTAATAAAGAAGATTTAAAAGTAAAGATTATTAATGATAACAATATAAGTAAATTAGTTATTTCTGGAGAAACTAAAAATAAAGAAACAGAAAGTGATTATTCTATTCATTCTGAATTTGTATTAGATAAAAATAAAAAGATAAAGGATATTTCTTCAAAAACAGAGAATGGTTTATTATATATCACTATTGAGTATGAAAAACCAGAAGTAAAAGGAGATATTCAAACTATTAAAGTAGATTAGATTTTTATTTTAATTAGCATATACTTTATAAATAAATTTATAATTTATAGAAAGGAAGATAAAAATGGTAAGTAATTTAGAATTTTTAAGAGGAGAGTTAACAAAAGTACAAAAAAGTTTAGGGAATACTAAAGCAATGGATTATAAAAGATATGCAACATTATATCAAACATATGTAGGACTGGTAAATGCAGTAAATCAAACTGAGGCATTACAAAAACAAGCTATAGAAGAAGAGAAAAGAAAGCAAGAGGAACAAAAAATATTAAAAGAAGCTAATTTAGAGGCTAAGGCACAAGAAAAAAGTAAATAAAAGGTGATATTATTGAATACTTTTGATTTTATAGGGAGAATTTCTATCCCTTCAGATAGACAAAATTTTATAAAAAGAACTAATAATAATAAAAAATTTATTAAGTTATTAGTCAAACAAAATGAAAATAATTCAGGTTATGCATATATGTATGGAGATACATTATCTAGTGGTGCAATTTGTGTAGTATCTAATAGAACTAAAAGAAAATTTTTAGTGCCATTTGAAAAGAGATTTGATAAAGACATATTAAATTCAGTTTCTTATGTATCTAAATATTATATAGAATATAATCATAAGAAGATACAATTTATTTGGAAAGATGATTTTATGGATTATCTATATGAATTGATTAATTCTTTATCAGAAAATACTATATATAAAGTATCAGGAGATTATAGTATAAGTTATAATAATGGAAAACTTTATAATAATTTTAATATAAAAAGTGTAACAGTAGATAATTCATTAAGACCTGAATTGACATTAAAACTTGATTTATTTTATAATTATCAGTCTTTAGATGAAAGAGATAAAAGGAATAAATTTATATTAAATGCGTACATTCAACAATATGTTTATGCAAATAAAAGAATGGAATATTTTCCAATACAGGTACAATTTGTAACTAATAGATTTGATTTTAAAAATGCAACTCATATAGATTTAATAAAGCATAGAAAAGCAAATCTTCTTCCTGATAAATCAGAGGGATATGTAAAAGCTACGTGGGAAGCTCAATATGTAAGAGGAGCTCAATTAATATTGCCTCCTTTAGAAACATTACCAAAAGATATACAATTTGAAATTATAAATGCTGGTAGAGATATTAAGGAATATATGCATAATGTTATAGGAAAAGCAGAAGAATTTATATGTTTAACTAGACCAGATAATACTTTAAATAAAGATGGTAAGGCTTATATTTCTATAAGTTGTACAGACAATGAATTTAAAAGTCAAATTAATAGGCAATTTATAGAAGATAATTATGAAAGTATAGATAAAATAGCTAAATATGATGCAGAAAAAAATCCATTTAATTAAATTAGAAAGGAAGATTATATGAATATTTATGAAAAAGTTCAACTAGTAAAAAAAGAATTATCTGAGAGAGAACTAAAAAAATCTGGAGAAAATAAGTTTGCAGGATTTAAATATTATGAATTAGGAGATTTTATGCCCTCTATTATTGAATTATGTGAAAAGCATAAATTATTTACACAAGTTACATTTACAAATGAAGAGGGAATTTTAATTATAGTAGATGCTGAAGATGCAAATGCAGTAAAAACTGAAAATGGAGTATTAGATTATAATTGTATTAGATATACATCTCCAATGAGAGATTTAGAACTTAAAGGAGCTAATGCTATTCAAGCCTTAGGTGGAGTTCAAACTTATTTAAGAAGATATCTATATATGAATGCATTTGATATTGTTGAAGCTGATATGTTTGATAGTGTAGATTTTGAGAAGAAAAAAAGAGCCAAAAAGGAAAAAGGAGCATTAGAAGTATTAGTTGAAAAATCAAAAGAAGCATTTAAATCAGCTACAGATAAAACAAAAGAAGAGATTGCAAAAGAGATGAAAACTTTAGGATATACTAGTTTTGCAGATGTAGCTAAAAAACAAAACAAAAAAGACATTATTTCATTAGCTAATGTTTTAAATGTTGAAGTTCCTCAAGAATTAATGAATGAAGAAAAGCCAGTAGAGAAAAAAGGGAACAAATAGTTTCCCTTTTAATTTTTTAAAAAGGAGTTTTAAATGGAAGAGAATTTAATATTAAAGGCATATAGAGATAAAGAAAGACAATCTACAATTAATATAGACCTTAAAGCTCATACTTATGGATTTGAAATTTATAGAATTTGCTTAATGTTATTAGATAAACTAATTCATTTAAATCAAGAAATAGATATTTCTAATGATATTATTGATAATTTTTTTGATAGGATGAAAGAAGATTATAAAAAATACTATATAAAATAGGAGGTAAGCATGGCAAAAATAACTAAACTTGAGAAAAGTATATTGGATTTAAGACAAATAGAGGGATACACAATAGAAGAAACAATTAAAAAAGTCAAAATATCACGAAAAACATTTAAAGAAATTGTTTCTAATCTTTCTGAACAAGGACTTTATGATGAAGAAGAAATAAAAAAAGCCATGAAGAGAAAAAAACAAAGGGACTATTATCAAAAACATAAAAACCATAAAAAATTACCTTCTGAAGAAGAAGAATATAGGCAAAAATGTATAGATATTTTATGTACTAAATATTTTTGTTATAATGAAACTAAGCAATTTAATCCTATTTTAGTATCTAAATTAAATAATCTATATAAGCAAAGTTTTTCATATAAGATTATATATAATAGTATATTATATTCTATGAAGAATTTAGATTATGCTAATACTAAAGTTTTTAGTTCTGATTATCAAAAAATAAGTTATATGATGGCTATTATTAAAAATAATTTAAAAATAGTTTGGAAAAAAATGCAAAGACAGGAAGAAGCTTATGAAGGATTTACTAAGAAAATAAATGATGAGGAAATAATACATCAATTAAATAAAAATATAATTAGTAAACCATTACCTAAAAGAGATATGAGCAAATTTTTAGATTAGAGGAAGTGTAAAATGAGAAAATTAGATTTAACTAAAAACAGAGATGTATTAGAAGGTAACTTTGTTTTATCTTTATATAAAAATCCTATAGAATTATATGGAGACTTTCCTATAAACTCAGATACTGACCTTTTAACAAGTGATGGAAAATTTTATTATAATCTAGGATTTAATATGGTAAAAAAGGGTATTAAAACATTTGACGAAATTTCTATATTATCTTTTTTAAATGATTATCCTGAACTAAAATTAGAATATGAAGACAAAGGCGGATGGAAATCTATTGAAGATTATACTGATGTTTTAGATGAGAATAATATAGAGGCTTATTATAATGAATTAGTAAAAAACAATTTGTTGATAAAATTAGATAAAAAGGGATTTGATATTGCAACGAACATAAATGTTTTTTCTGAATTAAATACAGCAGATGAAGTAGTAGATTTTTTAGATGCCCAATTAAATTCTATTGCACTAAATATAACTCATGATTTAAAATTAGAGACATTAGAATATACAGAAAAAGATATTCAACGTAAACAAAGTGGAGAACAAATAGGATTACAATTTTCAAAAAGTTGTCCTCTTCTTAATAGCTTTTGTAATGGTATTCCACGAAAAGGACTTACTATGTTTGCAAGTTATACTAATGGCGGTAAAACAAGTTTTGTATTTGAGAATATTGTAATGCCATTAATAGACCAAGATATCAAAATATGTGTTATTAGTAATGAACAAGATAGTATTGTTTTTAAAGATTTATTATATTTACATGTATTGACAACAGATTTAGATTATTGGGATATAACTAGGACTAAATTAAAAGATTTAGATTTTAATGAGAAAGATTGGGAATATTTTAGAAAAGCAAATGAAATAATTAATACAAAATATAAGTCTAAAATATTATTTCAAAGAGTATATGATTATAGTATGAAAAATGTAAAAAGAACTATAAAAAAATTGGCAAGACAAGGTTTTGAATTATTTGTTTATGATACATTTAAGGTAGATGCAACTACAGATGTTGTTTGGCAATCTTTTTTAAATGACAGTAAAGAGTTGTTCCAAATATCATCTAAGGAAGGAGTGGCAATTATTACTCCAGTACAAATAGCCTTATCTACAAAAGGTAGGGTAAGATATTTAAATGAAGGAGTACTTTCTAACAGTAAACAAATATCTGAAATTTATGAAGAAATATTTATGTTTAGGGATATATGGAAAGACGAATTTTCAAATGGAGAAGAAGGGAAACGTATCATCCCATATAATTATAAGAAGGATATAGATGGATTTACAAATATAAGAGAAGAAATACCAATTACAGAAAATGAAGGAAAACATTACAAAATATTTTTCCATTGTAAGAGTAGGAATGGTGAAGCAGGTAGAACAGTAACATATGAATTTATTCCTAGATTTAATAAATGGAAGGAAATAGGTCTATGCCAAGTAGGCGAAGAGAATAGATTATAAAAAGGAGATGGAGGGATGTCAATTGAAACATTAACACATTATCTAAGCGATAATCCAAACGAGATAATTAAAATCTTAGAGTTAACTGATTTTCATGACATCTCTTTTTATGATGGAAAAAATGAAATAAGATGTGCTTATTATGAGGGAGGCAATCCTACTTCTGTTGCTATTAATTGTAATACTTTACAAACATATGTGTTTAGTAAAGGAATTGGAGGTAGTCTGTTTTATATTATTAGTATCCACAATAATTGGGATTTAAATAAAACTATAAAATTTGTTTTAGATACATTAAAAATAAAAGATATGGATAATATAAAAACACCTTATATATTTAATGGAGTATATAAAAAAGTAAAACATAAAAGAAATATTAAGGAAGATATCTTACCTAAATCTGTTTTAAACAATTATATATTTCACCCAAATATAAGGTTTTTAGAAGATAATATTTCCTTTAATACACAATATAAATTTAATATACATTATGATAATATAAGTCAAAGAATTATAGTGCCATGGTTTAATACTAAAGGAGACCTTGTAGGAATTACAGGTAGATATAATTTTGACAATATAGGAAACAACCCTAAATGGAAAACTTTAAAGAATTTTGCTAAAGGTAATTATTTATATGGTATTTATGAGAACCAAGAAGAAATAAAAAAAGCAGATTATGTTATAATAGGTGAAAGTGAGAAATTTGTGATGCAACTAGACAGTTATGGATATCATAATGGATTAGCTCTTGGTAACTGCACAATTACAGACAAGCAAGCCAGGATAATAAAATCTCTACCAGTAAAAAAAGTTATTATAGCATTAGATGAAGGTATAAGTGCAGAACATATTCTAGCTCAATGTGAGAAATTAAAAGGAGGTATATTTAATACTAATAAAGAGATATGGTGTATTTATGACGGTAATAATACTGTTCTTCCTAAAGGAAGTAAATCGTCTCCAACAGATTTTGGTAAAGAAAAGTTTGAATTATTGTTAAAGAATTATTGTTTTAGAAAGGAGTAAAAGATATGTATAACAAAGAATTATATTTTGCTATCAATAAAAACACAAAAGAAATTTTTAATACAGGATGGTGTGGATATAAAAATAAAGTGTCTTGGGTTGAACTAAGTCATTTAAAAGCTATATTTACTAGACATAACATAGATAAAAAAGATTATAATTTTTATAAAATATTTGTGGAAAATGGTGTTCCAATTTTAGATAAGGTGGAGATATTATAATGACAGATAAAGAAAAGTTTGAATTATTGTTAGAAAATAAAGAAGAGTATAGATGCTTTGTTGATAATGATAGTGTATGGTTTTGTAAAAAAGAAGATATAGAAAAATATAGTGATTATAATAATCCTCCTCCAGATATAGAATTTTCACAATTTGGATATGAATTACTTAATGAAATATTTAATGTTCTAGGAATAGAAAGTGAATTAGTATAGGAGAGGTGAAGATGGATATTAATAGTAAATTAGGAGAAAAAATATGGACTGGAACATGGATGATTTTACCACTTTATCCATGGAGCAGTGAAAAAAATACCACATGTGCTGCTGGAAATATATTTAGAAAAATGCAAGAATGTAATATAACATTTAAGGAATTATATGAAGCGATAAATAAATGGATTAAATTTAGGAACGAAGTATTTGGAAGAAATTGCGACAATACAGAAGTATATCTAATGAGAGGAAATAAAAGATTTGGTTTCTTTTTACATCCTAATAGCTCAGAATTTTCTTTGTATAATGATTTTAGCGAACATTTAGGATGTTTTGAGATTAATATAAATGATATACCAGATGATGACTTTATAGAATGGATAGAAAATATAACTTATGAATATATTAATGGGATTGTACATTGTTCTGATTGTAATAAATCATTAAAAGAAGAAGAAATTGCTGGACGATTTTTTGCGGGTATTTATTGCAAAGAATGTTGGGAAAAGGAATGGAAAGAAAGAGAGGCGAAAGAAACATATGACTAATTTTAATATGATAGAAGAAGCAATAAAAGAAAAATATAATGAAAAAGTATGCTCTGATTTAATAGATGAATTGAATGGTTTATATGAAAGAGATAGATTTTTATGTGCATTAGAAGCCGCAGGAGTAGATAATTGGAGCGGTTATGGCTATGCATATGAAATATTAGAAGAATGGGATGATGAAGATAAATATGAATAAGTTGGTTTGGAATGTATTAATATACGATTTTAATAATAAAAAAATTGTTCCTTATAATATTTTTTATGATGGTTTTTTACAAGAAATTATAGATGATGTTTATAAGGGTAAATCAATAAAAGAAGCAATAAAGAAATGGGCTAAATATCATTATTGGAGCAGAACAGAATATGAAATTCAAGTTGGAGGACTTTTTGATATACCAGAACATTTTAAAAAAATTGATATTTATGACCAAATAGAAATGAATTTAGATAACATAGCACAATATGTAGAAATCAAATTATTTAATTTAATGGAGGAAGAATAACTATGGTAATTAATTGCAATGATGATGAAATGATTTTAATTGGAGATAATCAACTAGAAGTTAGAATTAATGAAAAAGCATGTAAAGAAATTTCTGATAGATATCACGAATATTTTGAAGATAACGATTATATAGAAGAAAGTGACCATGTAGATGAGGCAACAGTTATGAAGGATATATATAATATTGTAAAAAAATATATTGATAAACACCCATTAGGAGTTACAGTTGGTGGGGAATATGTGGAATACAGTGATAATGCTCAAATTGATGCAGTAGAATTATTTGCTGATATTATGGAATATTATGCAGGATTGGAAGTGGAATAATGGATAATAACACAATTTTAGACTTATTACTATTTTTAAAAGATAAGGACTATGAAGTAGAAGAAAATAAAATTAAAGTATGGGTTAATTATAATGATTTAGATTATTTTACAGGAATTTTTGACTATGATTATTTTTGTAACTGTGATAAGCATGTTACTTTATTATACGACTGTGTTGCTTTTGATTTAGAAGAATTTTTATCTGATTATGATGATGAAGATAGCATGAATTATATTAGGAACAAATTAATAGAATGGAGTTTTTAGAATGGATGTTAATAATAAAGAAGATATAGAAAATGCTAAAGGACATTTGGAGTGGCTATTAAATATAGGAGCATTAGATGATGAGGACGAGCCATATATAAATTTAATTTTAGATTATATTAAAGACCTAGAAAACAAAATAAAGAAATATAAATATTCTGAAATACCATATCTTAAAGGATATATACAAGGGTTAGAAAAAGGAATAAAAGAAAATAAAGATAAAGATGAATTTTATAGAGTTTCTTGGAAAGAAAAACACTATCAAGATTATATGTATCCATTTGGATATGATTATACTAAAACTAGCTACTTAGACAATCAGACAAAAGAAAAATTTAATGAAAAATAAGGAGGTCAAAATGGAAATAAGCGAACAAATAAAAAAAATAAGGCAAAGTGGGAAAACTATTTATTCTATCAGTAGGTTAAATACGGTAGATAATTGTGGCTGGGAATATTGGCAAACTTATATGGAACATTTATTACCTAAAGATAATATATATAGTTTTACAGGAACACGCATACACAAATGTTTAGAAGATTTACAAAATGGAAAAAAATTAGATTTCCCAAATGAGATAAAAAAAATTCTAAAGGAAGCTACTCTATTAGATATTAATTTCCCTAATGATAGTATAGAAGAAAAATGGACAAAGGATATCATGTATTTTGCCACTCATTATAATCCACCACACTATAATAAAATAGAAACAGAAAAACAATTTTTAATTGAATTAGATGGAAATTACTTACAAGGTATTATAGATTTAGTAATATATAATGAAGATGGAAGTATCTCTATTAGAGATTATAAAACAAGTAGTAAATTTTCAAATACTGACTTAGAAGAAAAAGGAAGACAGCTAATATTATATGGAATAGCAATGGAAAACTTAGGATTTGTTATTAGAGATTTAGCTTGGGAAATGTTGAAATATGTAGAAATAAGTTACAAATTAAAAAATGGTAAAACACGAACCACTATAGCAGAAAAAGGCTTTATTGTAGAAAAACTAAAATCAGATATTATAAGAGAACTAAAATCATTGAAAAAATACAGTGATTTAGAAATAGAAAATATGGTAGATATAGCAATTGATAATAACTCTTTAGATAATATGCCTGAAAATATACAAAAAAAATATACAATAAAAGATTATATTTGTTATTATGAATATACTGAGGAAAGAAAAAAAGAAACTCGAAATTTCATCAAAGCTAAAATCGAGGAAATAGAACAATTTAAAGATGATATATCTTGGTGGGAACCTAAAGAAATAACACCATATACTTCATTTTATTGTGCAAATTTGTGTAACCACAGAGATAACTGTGAGTATTTTCAAGACTTTAAAGAAATACAAGAAATGCTAAACGAAGAAGATGAAGATACAATAGAAGATGAAGCAGAAAAAGAATTATTAAAATTTTTATAAAACACTTGACAAATTAATTATATTGTAGTATAATAAAGAAGAGGTGATAAAGTGCTAAGAAAAATAAGTACAATGAAAGAATTAGAAGAGATATTCAATGAGGCTTTAAAAGAACATGCACAGAGTGTAGCTGTAGAATTAACTATTCCAGGACAAAAAGATACAGAGTTTATTGTTAATAGATATAGAAGCATAAAGAATAAGTTAAATTATTATAAAAGAGCTTACAATGAAAGTTTAATACATAATAAGGTATCTTCTATAAAAATTTTATCAGCTGGATGGGGAGATGCTGATTTATGGTATTGATATAAAATAGATTGATAGGAGGAATTATGTTTGTTAATTTTGGATTTGAAGATATTGCAATAGAAGAATGTATTATAGAAATAAAAATAGGTAATAAAATACAAAAACAAAAAATTCGAGCAATTCCAGATATAATACAAATGCAATTTGAACAACTTTTACAACAAGCTGCAAATGCAAAACAACCAATTAAAATAAAGTTAATAAAAGAAGAAATTATTTGGAACCAACTTGAAAAACAATCCAAGACTTTAGAAAATTATATTCAGTTTGCTAATAAAATGTATATGGAGGCTTTTCCTGAAGAATTTAAGGAGGAATAATATGATAAAAATAATAAAAGGAATTAATGGTAAGGATGGGTTTGAAAAAGAAGTAAATGATTTTATGCAAAAACATGTTTATACTGAATTAAAAAATGTTCAATGTATATATAGAGAAAGTGCAAGACAAATGATTTATATTGCTATTATTGAATATGCAGAAGAAAAGAATACAACTTTGATTTCTAAAGATAAGTTGGAAGAATTACAAGAAAAAGCTTGGATGTATGAGGGGTTGCAATGAAATTAATATTTTTGGATATAGATGGTGTTTTAAATAACATGAATTATACTATTTATACTTTTGAAATGTTAGGTAGAGACAGAGCCTATGAAATAATGCATAAGGATTTAGATATTTTTGACCCAATTAGTTTAAATTTATTATGTAAGTTAATAGAACATTTTAAAGATGATATAAAAGTTGTTTTATCCAGTACTTGGAGGTTAAATCAAAAAGGGATAAATAAAGTCAAAGAAAAAATATTCAATAATTTAGGATATGAAATACCTTTTGACATTACAAAAAGACATAAAGATATGATAAGAGGTTATGAAATTGAGCAATATTTATTTGATAATAATTTATTAACTGAAAATTATGTTATAATAGATGATGATACTTATGATATTACTGGTAACAAATATAAAGGAAAGTTAAATTTTACAGAACACATGGTAGAATGTAAGCATGATACAGGATTTCAAGGTAAAGAATATTTACAAGCTTTAAAGGTTTTAAAAGGGGAGGGGGATTAATATGACAACATATGTTCCATATCATGTCCACACAGAAATGAGTTTATTAGATAGTTGCACTAATTTTAAGGATTATGTTGACTTTTGTGCGGATAATAATATAAAGGCAATAGCATTTACAGAACATGGATATATATATAGACATTTTGAAAAAAGACAATATTGCAAAAAAAAGGGTATAAAATATTTGCATGGTTGTGAAATATATTTAACAAAATCTTTAGAAGAAAAGATGAGAGATAATTATCATACTATACTAATAGCCAAAGATATGGAAGGATTTAAAGAATTAAACAAATTAGTCAGTAAATCAACTGATAAAACACATTTTTATTACAATCCTAGATTGTCATTTGATGAATTCTTAAATATATCTGACCATATTTTCAAGATATCAGCCTGTTTAAAATCTCCATTGGCTGATAAAAATAATATTTCACCAGATATTTATGATAAATTATGTAAAAAATATGACTATTATGAAATACAATATCATAATGACCCAGAAAAATTGCAATATAATTATAATCAATTCTTATATAAATTATCACAACAATATAATAAACCATTAATTGCAGCAGGAGATAGTCATTCAGTATCAAAGTATAAAGCAGAATGCAGGAATATATTATTAAAAGCTAAAAGAAAATCTTATGGAAATGAAGATACTTTTGATTTAGTTATAAAAAATTACGAAGATTTTTTAAGTGCATTTAAATCTCAAAATGCCTTACCTTTAAACGTATATATAGAGGCTATAAATAATACTAATATTATGGCTTCTCAATGTGAAGATATAGAGGATGATTATAGTATAAAATATCCTATTGTTTCTAATAATGATGAAAAAGATTTACAAAATCTAATTAATATTAAATATAAAGAGAAATTAAAAAAAGGAATTATAAAATCAAATCCTAAATATATTGAAAATATCAGAGAAGAATTTAGAGTATTTAAAAAAATTAATATGTTAGGATTTATGTTGGGAATGGCTCAAATATCTCAATGGTGCGAAGAAAATAATATTCCTAGAGGATTTGGTAGAGGAAGCTGTTGTGGTTCAGTAATTGCTTATATAATTGATATTATAGATGTAGACCCAATTAAGTGGGGAACTATATTTTCCAGATTTTGCAATGAATACAGAACAGAAGTAGGAGATATAGATTTGGATTTTGCACCAAACGACAGAGAAAAGGTTTATAATTATATTATGGATAGATTTGGACATGATAAGACTGCTTATATATTAAGCATTGGTACTATTTCAGAAAAAGGGACAATAGATGAAATAGGCAGAGCTTTAGATATACCTTTACAAGAAGTTAAAGATATAAAAGATTTATATAATAAATCTCCAGATGAAGCAAAACAAAAATATCCTAATGTATTTTATTATTTTGATGGATTACTTAATACTGCCATATCTCAAGGGTTCCATCCAGCTGGAGTTGTAGCTAGTCCTATTACTCTAATAGATAATTATGGAGTATTTCAAGACAGAGATGATAAAACAATAATTAATTTAGACATGGAAGAAGTTCATGATTGTGGGTTAGTTAAATATGATATTTTAGGATTAAAAAACGTAGGTATTATTCAAGATGTATATAAAATGCTTAATAAACCATATCCTAAAAGTTATCAAATTGATTGGAATGATAAGAATGTATGGGAAGATATTAAGATTAGTCCTGTTGGGATTTTTCAATTTGAAAGTTCATTTGCTTATAATTCAATGAAATCCTTTAATGTAAGTAGTATTGATGATTTAACTCTCGTAAATGCTTGTATTAGACCTTCAGGAACTAGTTATAGAGATGCAGTATTTGCACACCAAAAACATTCTAATCCTTCTAAATTAATTGATGATGTTCTATCTAATAGTTATGGGTATTTAGTATATCAAGAACAAACTATAGCTTTTTTACAACAAGCTTGTGGATTAAGTGGAGGTGAAGCTGATAATGTTCGTAGAGCCATAGGAAGAAAACAAAAAGACAGATTAGATGCTGCAATGCCTCAAATATTGGAAGGATATTGTAATAATTCTGATAAACCAAGAGATATAGCTGAACAAGAAGTAAAAGAATTTTTACAAGTTATAGAAGATAGTGCTAGTTATCAGTTTGGATATAATCATTCTACAGCTTATTCTATGATAGGGTATTTATGTGCATATTTAAGATATTATTATCCTGCACAATTTATTACAGCATTCTTAAATTCCGCAGCTAATGATGATGATATAAAAAATGGGACACAACTAGCTAAATTAAAAAATATTCCTATTATTTCTCCTACTTTTAGACATTCGACTAATAACTATTCTTGTGATAATAATACAATTTATAAGGGTACATCTAGTATAAAAGGACTTAGTAAGACTATTGGTGATAAGTTATACTCCTTAAAAGATAAAAAATATAAAAGCTTTTTAGATTTATTAATAGATTGTAAAGAAAATAATATTGGTATAGCTGATATTACAGTACTTGCAAAATTAGACTATTTTAAAGAGTTTGGAAAAATAAAAAAGATACTTAAATGTATTGATTTATATAATGAATTATATGGTAAAAAAATAATAAAGAAAGATAAACAATATAGTGTTAAAATTTTATATCTTAAAGAATATTGTGTTAAAGAAACAGAAAAACAATTCACAGGATTTAATAGTTACGATTGTTTAGTTTCCTTATTTAATAAACTGGAAAATAATGATATCACAATTAATGAGAAAGTAAATTTTCAACTTCAATATTATGGATATATAGATATTGTTGATGTTTCAGAAAGCCCAGATTTGTGGGTAGTTACTTCATGTGAAGATAGAGGAAAAAATAAAATTGTAGATTTATATAGAATATTTGATGGTATAAAAAAACAAGTAAAAGTTCGTGGGAAAGTATTTGATATGAAACCTATTAATAAAAGCAATGTGTTAAAAATTGATACTTTTAACAGAGAAGGAAGATGGTTTAAGAACGGAGAAACTCAAGAATGGGAAAAATCTACTACAGAATTTGAAGATATATTAAATAATTATGATATACAAGAGGTAAAAAATAATGAATATATTAATTAGAAGAAAAAAAATAAAAAAATATTTAGATAATTGTATTATGTTTTGGAGAAATAAAAGAGATAAAGAAAATTCTAAAATTGCACTCTATTATATAGATGCTTATCAATCTATAAGAAGTTCAATTTTTGGGAAAACATTGGACTAAATAACCATGGTACATCATAATTTTAAAAAAGGGCAAAAGGTTTATTGCATTTTAAAAAATAATACAATTATAATAGATAAATATAATAAAAGTACAGGACATTATTTATTTTTGGAAAATTATAAAATACCATGGTGTCAATTACGTAGCAGTACAATTTATAAAAATATATAATAATTTCTTGACTTTTATTATAAAATGTGATATACTATAAATAATTTAAGGGAGAAAATTATGGATTTTATAGGGAAGATAGAAAATATATGTTTGCCTGAAAACAATGAAGTTGTCATATCTTTGTCAACTAATAACACTAGTATATTGGAAGAATTAGAAAATATAAAAAATAAAGATAAAGAAATAAATATTGAGATAAAAAGAATATATAATCGTAGAAGTTTGGATGCTAATGCATACTTTCATTTTTTAGTTAACAAACTAGCGAGATATTTTAATATATCAGACGAAGAAATGAAAATTAAAATGAACTTACAATATGGTACAATTGCTAAAGATAATAATGGTAATAGTATTGGAGTTAAAATTCCTATAACAGCAAATATTAAGAATTTTTATAAATATGCAAAATGGTTTGGGGAATGCACAGAAGGTGGTGTAAAATTCAACAAATACTTATTTTATAAACAAACCCATACACTAAATACAAAGGAAATGTCTGATTTAATTGAAGGTGTTGTACAAGAATGCCAAGAATATGGAATTCCCACAAAAACAAAAGACGAAATAAAAGATATGATTTTAAGTTGGAAACCGAAAGAAGGAGAATAGATATGTATAATAATCTTAAACTTTTACAAAAGTTATTAGATAAAATAAAAAACACACCTGACGAATGTATCAATAGGGCTATAGAAACGCTAGAAAGAGAGAAATTTAATGAAGCATTGGTAAATCAATATCCATGGTTACAAATTAGAAATGTATGGACTAACAAAAAAGTAGATGATAATTTTGAATTTACTTGGCTTGATGATTTACCTGAAGGCTGGAGAAAAAAATTTGGGATGAAAATGGTTAAAGAATTAGATAAAATTCTAAAGAAGGCTAATTACCAAGATAAATATCAGATAGTACAAATAAAAGAAAAATGGGGATTTTTACACTGGTATGATAATGGGGTTCCTAATTCGATATATAATAAATATAATAAATGGCTAAAAAAATATGAAAATTTAAGTAAACGTACTTGTATTATATGTGGAAAGCCAGGGAAATTAACAAATAATGGTTGGATTATGCCTTTATGCTCTTATTGTAAAAAGAAAGGATTATAATAATGAATTGCATTTATTTAAGAGTTAGAAGCAAAAATTATCAAAAATATTTCTATTGTTCTAATTCTCAAATAAAGAATAAAATTTCTCCACAAAAGTGCCATGATTGTAATTTAAAAGAATATAAGACCCCAAAAGCGATTTCAAATAAAAAGAAAGCAAGAACTATTGCAACCAGTATACCTTATTCAGTAAAAGAAATAGTATGGGAAAGAGACAACCATAAGTGTATATTATGTCATAAATATGTTCCTATAGAATGTGCATGTTGTCATTTCATACCTAGAAGTCAAGGCGGCTTAGGTATTCCAGAAAATATATTTACTGCATGTAATAATTGTCATACAGAACAAGATAATGGATTGAATACCTTAGAACTAGAAGCTAAAGTAGAGAAACATCTACAAAAATGTTATGGGTTAAATTGGAAAAAAGATAATTTGGTTTATAAAAAAGGAGGTAGATAATATGTATCAAGAATGGATGGAAGGTGTTCCTATTTTAGTGCCTGGATGCTATGAACATAATATTGAACAGTTAAAAAAAGCTAAACACTATTATATTAAACACAATGATTTCAAAACAGCCAATTCTTTTCAACAAAGTATTAATGAAGAACAATACAAGTTAGATAAACAGAATAATAAACCTAATAAATTTAAACAAATATTAAATATTATATTTAATTAAAGGAGGGATTATATGAAATTATCAGAACAACTATTACAAGATTTTAAAAAATATTTAATTAATAAAGAAATAATAAAGAAAAATACAATACAAATGTTAAGAGCAGAGATATTAAATATATCTAAAGAAAAACATAGAGACTTAAATGATACTGAAATATTGCAATTAATATCTAAACAAATCAAACAAAAAAAAGATGCGATAGAAGAATTCAAGAAAGCGGATAGAGAAGATTTAGTTAATCAAACAGAAGAAGAAATATTAACTTTAAATATTTATATGCCAGAGCCACTTTCTATTGAAGAATTAAAATCTATAATTGCCGAAACTATGTCTGAATTAAATATTTATCACTTAAATGAAATGGGTACTCTAATCAGAGAAGTTAAATCTCAAGTAGGTGTTAGAGCAGATGGTAAAACTATTAGCCAATTAGTAAAGGAGGTATTAGTATAATGAATTTTATAAAATTGATTGGTATAATTATAGCTCTTTTAATATTATTATGTTGGCTAACTGGAATTGTTTGGTTGATATGCTTAGCTATGGTACTTGGAAATATAGTTGCTATTATATTAACAATTGTTCTAATTCTATTGTTAGTAATAAATGTTATTTTATATTATAAGGAGAAAACTAGTGATGAGTAAAAAATTATGGAAGTTTTGTATAACATATAAAATTAAAGGTCTGGAAAAAAGATGGTTTAATAGATATAAAAAAATAGAAGAAACAGATATAGAAGATGGATTTAAAGTATGTAGTTCTCTTGAAGAATTGATGCAAAATTTATTAATAGCAAAAAAAGCAGAAATTATCAGGGATATAAATGAAGGATATTATCAATTTATACCTTATTCAAAAGGATTTTTTGAGATTATAAGATTAAATGAACTTTTAGATATATCAATAGATAAATTTGATTATAGAGAAGCAACATTTAAAGAAGCTATAAAATTATTATCTCCAACTGAGATAATAGAAATATATGGAGAAAACTTATATAATAAAATAAAGGAGATAAATGATGAGAGATAGAATTTTATTATGGAACGACGATAATCATGAACCATCAGTATGGATTAATAAACACTTCATGGGTAGTGATTTTATAACTGTTATAGAAAGTGCTTTGAATGAAAAATCGAATTCTGAAAATAGCTCAGAAATATTAGAAATATATCCTTGGGACTTTGAAGTAGATGATGAAAGTTTAGAAGATGGAGAAGCAGACATTTTATTTGATTGGTTTCAAGATTGCCCTGATATTACTGATAAACAATGGGAATATATTTTTAATAGAGAGTGGAGAAAATTAGGAAAAACACTATAAAGGAGAACAAATATGGAATATAAAGGATGGAAAATTCCAGAAAAATTATATATATATGCTGAAAAAAAGAATAGACGATATAACTATCCTCAGGCAATGATAGCTAGTAGTAATAAACCTGAGGCTATTGATACAGCTAAGAGATGGGCTTCTGGAAAATATTATAATTATACAGAAGATGATTATATAGAATATATTATAGATAATAAAGATATTAAATTAGAAATATTAGATAGTGCAAAAGGGTCAAGTCAAGGTGGAAAACTATCTTTTTGGAATTGTTTATTATCTAAAGATGATATGAAAGTAGTAGTTGGAATTGGTTCTGATTTGTTATTAGAGTTATTGAAAAGTTCTACATTTATTAATGGTAAATGCGAAGACAAATTAATAATGGCAAGGATTGGTCAACATTGGGGAGCTTTACATGAAAAAATGGAACAATACAAAGAAGCGATACGTGATATACAATTAAGTCAGAAAATAGAAGGAGCAAAAAAAACTAGTAAATGGGATAAAGGATACGAATATTATACTAAAACCACTAGTGAAGTATATTTATATAATCTATATGTATGGAGAGCTCTTGAATTTTTAGGTAATGATTGGTGGGGAAGTTCTCAAAAATATCAGTTGGTGGAATTTTCCAAACCTAAAATCATAAAAGTTACTGAATGGAGTAGTTGGGTTAAGAACAAAAACATAAAAACTTTATCTCAACTTATGGAAAATGGTGGTGGTAGATATACTAGTGAATATTATAAGGAATATTTAAAACTACAACCAAAAATAAAAGGAGATAAAATTTTAGATATTGATTTATCTCCAGAAGAGATAGATAAAAAAATAAAAGAAAACAGAGAAAATGTTGAAAAAGATTATTTTGAGAATAAAGCTAATTGGTTTAGTTATTTAATTGGATGTTATGGAGTAAGTGCTACTTTAGAAGGTAAACCAGAATTACCTGATAGAATACTAGAGGAAATAAAAAAGAGAGGGGTAAAAATTATAAATGAATAAAAGTGAGTTATTTTCATTTGAGTTAAATTTAATAAAAAATATTGAAATTAAAAATTTTGTTAGTTATATGTTAGATAAGGAAACACCAGATTATTTCTTTTCTGTAGCTGCTTCTAGCACAGGGAAATATCATCCTAATTATGCTCTAGGAGAAGGAGGGTTGGTTAGACATACTAAAGCTGCTACAAGAATAGCTTATGAATTATTTAGGACTGACCTTTATCCATATAATCAAGACAGACAAGATTTGATATTGGCTTCTTTGATTTTACATGATACTAGAAAGCATGGAAATGCTGGGTCAAGATATACAGTTGTAGAACATCCATTACTAGCAGCTGATGCAGTAAGAAATTCAACTGGAGTTTTAGATAAAGGAATGAAGGAAATAATTGCAATGAATATTGAAACACATATGGGTAACTTTAATAAAGATTATAAAACAGGGAAAGAAGTATTGCCAAAACCACAAACAGGTATGCAAAAATTTGTTCATCAATGCGATTACTTAGCTTCAAGAAAATGTTTAGAGTTTAATTTTGATGTAGAGTTGTCTAATTAAAAAAAATAAATAAAATAATATAAAAATATTGACATTTGTTATAAAATTTGATATAATAAATATATTGGGAATTATCTCTTATAGACCTAAAATAATATAAGGGAGTTGAGCATATGCAAGTAAAAAAAAGAGATGGAAAAATTGTTGACTTTAATAGTAACAAAATTATAGAAGCAATTTCAGGAGCTAATCAAGACGTAAAAGGTAGAGAAAAAGCTAGCATAGCAAATAAAAAAGAAATTGCAAAATATATTAAATCTTTAGATAAAGATATAATAACAGTAGAAGAAATTCAGGATATTGTAGAAAAGAAACTTATGGAACTTGGCAAATTTGAATTAGCTAAACAATATATAGTGTATAGAGAAAAAAGGTCTATAGTTAGAGCTATTAATACTACAGATGAAGAAGTAAAGGAACTTATAGGAGGCAATAGTGATTATTGGAATAATGAAAATTCTAATAAAAATGCTAAAGTAGTTACTACACAAAGAGATTATTTGGCTGGTATTACCAGTACAGATATTAGTAGAAGATTATTATTACCAAAAGAAGTTGTAAAAGCACATGATGAGGGAATTATTCATTTTCATGATATGGATTATTTTGGTCAAAATGCTCTTCACAATTGCGAATTAATTAACTTAGATGACATGTTACAAAACGGAACAGTAATAAATGGAGTTATGATAGAAAGACCGCATAGATTTTTGACAGCTGCAACAATTGCAACACAAATAATTTTAGCAGTTACGTCATCAAGCTATGGTGGAGCTACAGTTTCTCTTACACATTTAGCACCATTTGTTAGGGACAGTTATAATAAATACTTTGAAGAAGTTAGTAAAGAATTTGATAACATAGAAATATTAGGTGATTTAAGCATAGAAGAATATGATAATAAAATTAAGGAAATTGCAATGCAAAGAACTAAAAAAGAAATAGAAGCAGGAGTACAAACATTTAATTATCAAGTAAACTCTATGACTAATACAAACGGACAAGCACCATTTTTATCTGTTAATATGTATTTAGGCGAAACAGATGAATACAAAGAAGAATTAGCAATGATAATAGAAGAATTCTTGAAACAAAGAATATTAGGATTTAAAAATGAAAAAGGAGTATATATTACTCCAGCATTTCCAAAACTTTTATATGTATTAGAAGAAGATAACATTCATGAAGATAGTAAATATTGGTATTTAACTGAACTTGCTGCTAAATGTACAGCAAAAAGAATGGTTCCAGATTATATTTCTGAAAAAGTTATGCTTGAATTAAAGAAAAATCAATGGGGAGAAGGAGATTGTTATCCTTGCATAAATAAAAACTGTGCCTAATAATAGTAATATTATTAGAAAACCTACTTAAACGGGGAAAATCCTAAAAAGGACAACCAACCGTGCTAAATTTTACTTGAAACAATTAGGAGGACTAATATGTGGAAAGATATTCCTAATTGGGAGAAATTATATGAAGTAAATGAAAATGGAGAAGTTAGGAACAAAAAGACACAAAAATTAATTACTGGTTTTATAAATAATGGTGGATATTCAAGAGTATGTCTATATAACAAAGAATTTAAACAGAAGTTTTATAGGCATAGACTTGTAGCAGAATTATTTGTACCAAATCCTAATAATTTGCCAGAAGTTAATCATATAGATGGAAATAAACAAAATAATAATAAAGAAAATTTAGAATGGTGTTCTCGTATTCATAATGAAAGAGAAGCACATAGATTAAAAATAAAAGAATATAAACCTTTTGAAGTAATATTTAACAATAATATTAAAAAAGAATATGAATTTATAGTAGACCTAGCAAAAGAAATTATAGTAACAAAACGTACTGTGCAGAATTGGTTACAAAAAAAGAATAAAGGATATTTAAAAAAAGGGATAATATATATAAATTATGTTTCAAGTAAATAAAAGCCTAACGACTAGCGAAAACAATTATTGGAGAAACCTCAATAAGGGAATGAGTAGCGTAAGACCAAGTGGTCTGAAATGGTAGGATGCTTATTATGGTAAAAGTAATAAGTATATGATATAGTCTAAACTATATAGTAATATATAGCAGTTTAATAAACGCAACAAGCTTAACGAACTTGTTGGAATATATTGGGGATGCAGAAGTTTTCTAACTCCTTGGAAAACAGAGGGAAATATATCAAAAGCTAAAAATTATGTAGAAGGCAAAGGTAAATATTATGGAAGATTTAACCAAGGTGTTGTTACTATTAATTTAGTGGATGTAGCATTATCATCAGGGGGAGATATAGATGAATTCTGGAAAATATTTGACGAAAGATTGGAATTATGCCATAAGGCATTACAAATAAGGCATGAAAGATTAAGCAATGTAACAAGTGATGTAGCACCTATTTTATGGCAACATGGAGCATTAGCAAGACTAGAAAAAGGTGAGAGTATTCATAAATTATTGCATCATGGATATTCTACAATTTCACTTGGATATGCAGGTTTATATGAATGTGTTAAATATATGACAGGTCATTCACATACAGATAATGGAGAAGGGAAAGAATTTGGTTTAAAAGTAATGCAGAAGCTAAATGATAAATGTAGTGAATGGCAAATAGAAGAAGATATAGATTATTCTGTTTATGGTACTCCAATAGAAAGTACTACTTATAAATTTGCTAAATGCTTAAAAAATAGATTTGGTGAGATTAGAGGAATAACGGATAAAGATTATATTACTAATTCTTACCATGTTCCTGTATTTGAAGAAATAGATGCATTTTCTAAATTAAAATTAGAAAGTGAATTTCAAAAGTTAAGTCCTGGTGGAGCAATTAGTTATATTGAATGCCCTGATTTGACAAACAATACAGATGCAGTAATTGAAGTTATCAAATTTATTTATGATAATATAATGTACGCAGAACTAAATACAAAATCTGATTATTGCCAAGTTTGTGGATATGATGGAGAAATTTTAATAGACGATAATATGGAATGGTATTGTCCAAACTGTGGGAATAGAGACCATGATAAAATGAATGTGGCTCGTAGAACCTGTGGTTATATTGGAAGTAACTTTTGGAACAAAGGCAGAACACAAGAAATAAAAGAAAGAGTGCTACATTTAGATAATAAAGATTATGAAGGGGAATAATATTAATGAATTATAAAAAATTCTTAGAATTACAAAAAAAAGAATTTAATTTTTTGGATACCTTACCATTAGAAAAATATATAATCCCAGGCAATATGATAAATATCTCTGTTATAATGGATTGTATAGAAGAAGATTATGGTAAATTATACGAAGAAGATTTTATATTTAATTGTATAGACAGAGAAGAGTTTTCTGAATATTTAAAAAATAGATACAATATATCAATTATAGAACAAACTGAAATTTTTATAGTCAGCTAAGGAGGAATTATGAGATATAATAAAATTAGAAAAATGGATATATCTAATGGCAAAGGTGTCAGGGTTTCTTTATTTGTGCAAGGATGTGAGTTTCATTGCGAGGGATGTTTTAATCCTGAAACGTGGGATTTTAGTAAGGGGAAAATCTTTACAACAGAAGATATGAACAATATTATAAAATTAGCTAAAAAAGATTATATAAAGGGTTTATCCATATTGGGTGGTGAACCCTTACATCCTAATAATATAGAAAGTGTCGCTATGATTGCTGAGTATTTTAAATATGTCTATCCAACTAAAGATATATGGTTATGGACAGGATATAAATATGAAGATATAATTAAAAGAACCGACACTCATAATGTATTAGATTATATAGATGTTTTAATAGATGGTCAATTTGAAAAAGATAAGAAAAATCTTAAATTAAAATGGGCAGGTTCTGAAAATCAAAGATGTATTGATGTGGGAAGAAGCCTCCGAGAAAATAAAATAGTTTTAAAAGAAAAAATGTTATAATTTTTATAAAACTATATTGACATTCAACCTAAAATATGGTATACTATATTTAGGTTGAAATGCACTTGTAGCCAAGTTGGTCTAAGGCGGCAGACTGCAAATCTGTTATTCGTAAGTTCAAATCTTACCAAGTGCTCCATTTATGCCTATGTGATGGAATAGGAATACATGTTGGTCTTAGAAGCCAAATTTTGCAGGTTCAAGTCCTGCCATAGGCACCATAGAACAAAAAAAGGAGTGAATAACATGTCAAATTTAGAATATAGATTAAAATATAAAGACCCACAAACAGGAGAAGTAAAACAGCTAAGTGGGGGGGGGTAGACATAAAAAAACTTAAACAAGAAATCTTACAGGCTGATAATCC